TGGTTTAGACCTCCTGACTTTCGTATACTTGGACTTCTTTCGCAAGCTCTGCTGCTAGTTCACCTTCATAGGTAAAATCAATTGGCTGATTTAGAGCAAGGCTGAAGATACCCATAATGGATTTTGCATCAACAACATATCTTCCAGATACAAGTGTTGCATCTCCTGGATATTTGCTGACAGTTACGACAAACGCTTTTACTTTATCAACGTTGTCAAGAATGATTTGTTTTTGTAGTTTCATTGTTTTGTTCTCCTTTGCATAATTTATATTTTGCAACAATAGCCACATGTGCCATTGGTACATTCGAAATATTCTTCCCATCCAGCTCCCATGTAATCATATTTTTGGAACTGAGGAAGCATAATTGATCCGCAGCGTGGACAAGTTAATATTCTCTCATCCACTGCTGCGCATTGAGCATCCCATGCCCAATTTTCTTCTCTGTATTGTAGATCGTCGTCCATATTAGTTTTTACCTGTACTTCCAAAACCACCACGACTTTTGCCACTTAGCTCTTTAACAGTTTCGAAATGAATTTCTGGCTGTTTTTTCATAATACGGAATTGGCAGATACGATCATTTTTATGAATAACTGTATCTTCCATAGCAATTGCTGGATATTTCCAACAGTCCTGTGGCCCACTGTAAGAGTTATCAACGATCCCAATCGAGTTACATTGCATAATCTTAAAATTCTTATATGTACTGCTTCTAGGTGCAATGTGCGCTTCATATCCATCAGGAAGTTTCATTCCAACGCCAAGAGAAATAAGTCTAAATTCACCTTTTTTGAGATGTACGTCTTCTGCAGCTCTTAGGTCAATCCAATCACCATTTTGAATAGGTACGATTGGTTCGATATCTGCAAAGTATTTAATTTTAATTGTTTCTGTATCCATAGAATTATTCTCCTCTTCTTTTGTTTTCTTTAAGACTTTTTGGTTCACCATAGTTTTTATGATACGATTAATTTTTCTATCAATCTCTTTTACAATCTTGTTATTACCATATTCTCTGTTGTAATAAGGAACATAAAGTTGATTGTGGTCTGAGTCGAACACTTGATAGAATACGTCCTGTTCCTCAAGATCAATATATAGACGAAACTCAATCGTATTTTTATATACACTCCTCCGATAACAGCCAAAAGAGAATCCATTCTTTCTGAGCTTATTATTGGAGAGATCTGCTACCAATTGATAATTGTTTAAGTCAAGCATATAGATACCTCCTTACTTAGATACTTGAGAAAATCATCCCATTGTTCCTCAGAATGGATAAATTCTTTACCCTTAAGCATCTTTTTACGCATTAGTTTTTTAATTGGCTCAGACTTATATTGTTTCATTTTCTGCATACGCTCAAAGATATAATTGGATGTAGCACGAGATATGATAAGAAATTTATCTTTTGGTACATCTTTTACAACCTGTTTATACTGTTCCAGATCCGATTCTGGGATTTCATATTTTTGTTTTGGAAGATTTCTGGTTGAGAATGGAGAAATATCTGCTCCATGCATGGATGCTTTAAGAAGTGTTGCAATGTAAGAAATGTCTCTTGGATGAAAATGAAATTCAATTTCTTCATCATTTTCCATGATATGTTTTACTGTTCCTTCAGACAAGAGTTGAGGATAAAGTTCTTCGTATGGGATTTTATCTTCAATTTGAAGTTTATCTAACGCAATTGTTCTGAGAATGTTATGACCTCTTCCAATTGACGGAATGTATGCAACAAGGTCATTTCTGCCATAGTAATATATTTGATTACCATATTGACACTTGATATAGATATCATCTGTATCAAGATTTCCTTTATCGTCTCGTGGAAAATCATTTGTATCATGATCCAGATTAGCCATTAGACGATATGTACCTTTGTATTTCATTAGTGGACTTGGCGTAATATCACCTCCTAATATTCTTCGTACAGTGTTTCGCTGCTAACTGGGATTTTATTCTTTTCAGCTTGTTTAACTGCTTTAAGAGCTTCTTTTCGATCAAAGAAAATCGTCTTGCCAATATTATCATAGCTGAAAAGATATGTTATTTTAGTACGTTTTTCCATGCCACAGAACCATCTATTTTCTTCATCAATAGTACGAATTTTAAGCTCGTATACATCGTATAAGCCTAATGTTGGCATAATTCTGGCGTAGTATAAAATGTCGTTTTTATGTAGTTGTTGTGTCATTTGTTATAGGAATTCCTCCGTTCTATCTTGCCATGTTCCATCATTTTGTTTTTCCCAGATTTTTTGATTTTTGCTTCCGCGAAACGCGATAGAAAGATCTTTTTGATCTTTAAGAAATTTTCCATCGATTATGTAATCGAGATATTTTAAGATTGGATAATTAGAAACGTCCTTAAACGAATATCCTGTCCATAGCCAAATTTGCTTATCAGGATATGCTTCTTTACATTTTTTTGCAAGTGTCATAATATCATTCACATTTTGTTGACAAAGTGGTTCACCGCCAAGAATACTGATACGTTTAATATATTCTCTTCCTGCCAATGAAAGAAAATGTTCGATTTGTTTTTCACCAAACTCTTTTCCGCCAGAAAAATCCCAAGCTATAGAATTAAAGCATCCTTCGCAATGGGGTGATGGACACCCCTGTGCGAAAAATGAAATTCCAACTTGTTTACCATTTACAACATCACAATCTAAAACTTCTGCATAATTCATAAGTTAAAGCTCCTTTTTTGTACCTGAATGTTTAGTTCTTAACTCTACTTCTTGCTGTTTCCCGATATTGAATGCAGTCTTGTAGTCTCCTGTGAGATAGCCTGTTACTCTTCTTAATCTTCGAATATTTGTACAACCGCATACAGGGCATTCATTTCCAATTTCTCCTGTATGCCCGCAGTTTGTACACATATCATTTGGAACATTAACTGCAAAATACGGAATATCATGATCCATTGCGTAATTTACGATATCTTCCAATGCTTCAAGATTATGGTCTACTGTAGATTCGAGTTCGACATATGTAATACAACCTGCAGAGCTGTATCCTGTTAATTGAGATTCAATATCAATTTTCTCAAATGGATTTACTTTTTCCCATACTGGAACATGCATTGAATTTGTAAAGAACTCTTTATCAGAAACATTTTTAATAACACCATATTTGTCCTTGAATTTCTTCAGTGCGGTGTGACATAAATTTTCTGATGGGGAGAAATATACGCCAAAATTAAGCTTATATTGCTGTTTAAATTCATTGCATCTCGTTTTAAATAGCGATTCAATTCTTTTCGCAAGTTCCATGCCTCTACTTGTAGTCTGATTGCGACCGATTAAAATTTGAAGTGCTTCAGCAAGTCCTAATTGTCCGACTGCTAAAGTTCCATGTTTTAATGCTGATCGAATACCTTCTTCTGGAATATAACCTTCCATTACGCCATTTTCGTACATAAATTTAGCAGAATCTGGTGATTGTGAACAAATCCATTCAAATCTTTCAAGTAGCATATCTTTTGCTTCATGAATTTTTCTATCAAGAATACTCATAAATTCTTCTACTACAATTTCATTTTTACACCAATCATATTTTGATACAGTAATAAAATTTTTAGATTCTTCTGGAATCTTATCCCATACTAAATCAATTGCTTCCATTGCTAGTGTTGGCAAAATAATTGTTACAGGACAAATATTTCCTCTTCCATCTTTAGTTTGCCCCATTCCATTAATGTCCCATCCATTAGCAGTACGACATCCCATTGTTGAAAAATATGTTTTTGGATCATTTACATCATATCCAGCGTTACCAGACCAATCAACATTAGCATAGTTTGGATATAAACGCTTTGCTGTCGATTTAAGTGCAAGTTGGAATAAATCATAATTAGGGTCGCCTGGTTTACGGTTTACACCTTTCATACATTGAAAAATCCCACATGGGAAAATAGACGTCTTATGTAACTTACCAATTCCTTTGATAGACACATCGAGAATAGCTTTTGTCACCATACGTCCTTCAGGCTCAGTACATGTTCCGTAATTAATTGACGTAAATGGTAACTGATTTCCTGATCTACTTTGTAATGTATTTAAATTATGATACATACCTTCTGCTGCCTGATAAACTTCTTTCTTGGTCATGTCAAGAGCGTATGTATATGCTTTATTATTTTCTTTCCACCAGCTTGAATCAATAGATTGTTCTTCTGTAAAGCATTCAGGGTCATTAATAATATCATAGACATATTGTTGAATATACTGCTCATCTTTTGCTTCAACGTATCTAAGGCCATCTACATAATGTTTATAAAAACTTTTCCTTACGTATGGAACCATTGTCCAATCTAAATGAGTAGATGATACTCCACCAAACTCTTGTAGGCTTTGTAGCTGAAAAATAACAGCTAGGAGCTGAAATGCTGTATTAATTGATTGTGCTGGTCTTACATCTGTTTGGCGAGTATTAAATCCATTTTTTAATAATTTATCAAACGGAATACTTAAACAGTTGTGCATTCCAGTTGCATAAGAATTTAAATCGTGGATATAAACCTCATTATTTAAATGATTTTCTCGTGCCATCTTGGACATACAATTGTCTAGTGCATATTTCTTTAACACAACATCGCTGGCTTCCCCAACTCTTCCACCAAAAGATTTTTCGTCGATATTGGCATTTTGGTTTTGGACGTTTGTTGCCATAAGTTTTTCCGTGATATCTTTCATTAATTGTGTTTTATTCTCACGGATTCTTGTACGGTCATTTCGATATAAAATGAAAGCTTTTGCTACATCTTTTCGACGACTCTGCATAAGTTTTTCTTCAACCATATCCTGAATTTCTTCTACAGAAAGTTCTTCTTTTTCTTGATTGGCAATATACGAAGCGATATCAGAAGATTTGTTTTTGGATTCTTGTGTAATTTCACCATCAACTTCTTCAAATGCTTTTAATACTGCATTTTTGATCTTATCTCTATCAAAAACAACACTTCGCCCATCACGTTTTACTACCTTCATTCCTTAGACTCCTCCTCTTCTTTCGCGTATCTACAATGAATACCATCACAGTCTTGTGCTGATTGTTCATCCGCCATTTTTGATACTATGCATAATGATGTGACAAAAATTCCAACACCACTGCCTATCACCATTCCGATAAGAAAACTCAATACATTCATAACAAATTTCTCCTTTAGCGCTTGATATATCCTTGACCACCATCTCTGCATTTAATACAGATATGGCTACAAGGCGATTCACTGTAATTTGATTGTATTGTTACAGCTTCAATGATATATTCTCTGTCTTGTCCTTCGATTTCTACAGTAATAAAATCATCTCCAATTTGTTTTAGTGTACGGCATAGCTCGCCGCTTGTTCCAATATACAATGTCTAATTTTTTTCCTTTCATAATAATAAATGTGCAATATCCGTCCAATTCATTAACCTCTTTCCAGCCCAATCTTGATTCCAACTATAAATGTCTCCAAAACAATATTTTTCTTGAGCATTACTTGTTTCTAACATGTGTACTGAATCATCAATAAGAATGCCATCGCTCATATCTATATGTGATTTATCTTTGTATTTTTTCATATTTACGCTAATAAATTCACAGTTAAAAAGATACCGATTAATCCATCCTTTTTTCTGTTTAAGATTAGGTGAATAACCCATGCTGACAATTTTTACGTTATAAACTTCACCAATCTTATCAATAATTTCATGTGCTCCTGGCATAAATTCTACCTCTTCAAAGAACCGAGGAGTATTGAAATACGTATCAATATATTCTTTCGATGCACATGTTAATTCTTTAAAATCATAAGAATCGATTTCCCACCAATTTACATGATGAAACCTCTTATAATATTCAAAATCTTCGTTATACATGGACACAATCGTTTTGATCGTGTCCACTAAGGTATTATCAAAGTCAATATAGATCGTTTTAATATCTGGTCTATACATTGTTTTTGTTCCAATCCTTTCGAATAATGTTTATCATTTTTTCTACAGAAGTTTCCAATGATCCGTCATTGAGAATACGATAATCAATTAGATTAGATTTTTCAAAATTGCTGAACGAATCATTTTCTGCAGCATAATTCCGTTTCCAAGAATCATAGTCACCACGTTTCTTTGCACGTTCTTCTGCAGTTGTATATGGGGTTGTAATATAGATAGATACCAAGCGAATATCCATATCTCGGGTTTTGAGTTTAAGTGTATATAATCCGACTGGATCAATGATATAGAAATTAGAATTTAAGATTTGCTCTTTTGTTGCAAAACTGCAATATCCAACTCGATCTGTATATGCCACCATGTTTGGTTTATATTTTTCAACGTCATCAGGTGAAATAAAAATATGATCTGAATTATCAACTGTTTCGCCTGGTCGCATAGATCTTGTTGTATAAGACTTAAGAACCGTCATATTTAATTTCTTAGCAGCTTCTTTGGCAATAGAGGATTTGCCAGAAGAAGTTCTACCAAGGATACAATATAGTGTGTGCAAAAGGAATCACTCCTCTCGTTTTGGTTTTCTTCCACATGATTTTGTTTCATCGCAATATCCCATCACTTCACATTTTGGCTTAAATAGTTCATCCACAATCCATACCCATTGTTCAGAATAATCTTTTAATGCATTCTCAATAGCAGGAAATAGTTCTTGTCTAAATTCCCAATATGCACGACTACATTTTCTTACATGGCTCATATCCATCAGATTTCTGAGATTACGTTTTTCTACACATTTTGTCGTCATACCAAGTGGAAGAAGATTTGCTGCATCCTCATTTGGTACCCCCATATTTTGAAGCTTGACGAGTGAATCTCTAAGCTGACGAGTAGTTGCGTTAAATTCAACCAAAGCATCTGTATCTTTTTTGACTGATTTTGGTACAATAATATCAAAGTCTTTATAATTGATATATCTAGTAGATGCCTGTAAATATGGTGTCATACCGCCGACATGACGATAATATTCGCGCATAACCCTCGCAGAAAATCCATCAATAATCATATGAACATCTACAAATTCAAGTGTTCTTCCATGTCCTGATTTAATACAATCAATACCTCGTTTGATATTTTTTTCTTCGTTTGTAATATCAGCATTCCAACAAATGCCAGCCCTTCTGCCAATTAGTGCAAGCGGATCTTTTGGTGTTTCTGGTAAAATTGTAATTGTTCCCATTTTTATACCTCCCATAATTTCATATCATTGTTAAAACTTTCAAGAACCTTTTCATCATCTGTTAAAATCTCTACATACGCAGGTGCGTCAATCGCAACGCTTAGTACGCCCATCAGAGATTTAGCATCAAGAACAAGTCTTCCGTGAATATAATTGATATCCCAATCTTTATATTCTCCACATTTAGCTACGAATAAGCTTGCATTGTTTACTGTTTTAAGACAGATTTTAATTTTGCGATCATTCATATTTTTCACCTTCTTTCTTAGCTGATGTATTCTAGGAATTCATCTTCACTCATAATTTTTACACCAAGGCTCTTTGCTTTCGTATTTTTACTTGACGTAGAATTAACATCATTATTGATCAATGCAGTAACCTTTTTCGAAATCGAACCAGATACTTTTCCACCCAATGATTCAATCTTCTCTTTAAGCACATCTCGATTTTCGAAATGTTTTAAACTACCGGTAACAACAAATGTTTGTCCCGTTAAATCTTTTCCACTGTTTATACTGAGAGATACTTTCTTTGGTGTTTCAAATGTAAATTCTTTGCCAAGCTCCCACACGTTACTACATTCTCTATTGAAATATTCATCAAGTGAATCAGTAATAGAATCTCCAATTCCAGGAATAGATGAAAAGAATTTCGCGCCTGTACGTGTCATATCACGCATAAAATTTTCGAACTGATAAGCTTCAGCTTTTGCAATAGCTTTGCTTGCTGTTTTACCAACAAGAGGAATAGAAAGCGCATAAATAAAACGATCAAACGTTGTATTTCTACTTTTTTCAATTGAATCAAATAGTTTGGAAACTGATTTCGAACCGAAACCATCAAGCGTTTTCATTTGTTTTTCGTACTTGGTGAGATAATAGATGTCTTGGATAGAATTTAACCATCCTAAAGAAATGAATTTTTGAATTGTTGCTTCAGATAAACCATCAATATTTAGAGCATTTCTACTAACTGCATGAGTTAGTTTACCAAGTAATTTACCCTTACATTCAGGGTTTGTACACCATAGAACTTCTGAATCGTTTTCTTTAATGATTTTGGTTGGTTCGCCGCATATTGGACATTTATCAGGAATATGAATAAAAGATTTTTCCATATCCTTTTCAAATCCATCTGAAATGAACTCTTCTGCCCAACGCAATTGGGGAATTATAAGATTGGCTTTAAATACGCCAATTCTTTGTCCTCTGAATGGACGAGGCATTAGTTCTCGCATGACAGAAATATTATGTAAAGAAGCTCTCTCTACAGTACTCCCTTCAGTTTCCACAGGTTCAAATACTGCAGTCGGTGTTAGAATGCCCGTCTTACCCATTGTGAATTCGATATCTTTCAATGTAGTTTCTACGGAATCGTTTTTTACTTTAAATGCGATACCATTCCTGTTGTGGTGTTCTGTACTACCAAGAGACTTACCGTATTCTACATCTTCAAATTTAAATACAACCCCATCTTGTGGAAGGTGCTTTTCTGCAGCAAGACTAATAAAATTATCAATTTTACATTGTAGCTCTTCATTTTGATAATACTTTAAACCTAATACTTCACACGGAACAATGCTAAACCCTAGCTTCCCTGCTTCAAGTAATCTGAAATAAAAACTATCATGTGCTTCATAATCGTTATTACTAATTGCTAGAATAGGATCAACTTCTTCTACCACTTCCCAGGCATACCAACTTAGTTTTCTGTCTTTGACGACCGATGTATCCAAACTTGAAAGTGTTCCTGCAGTAAGATTACGGCTATTTTTATATTCTCCGTTTTTATTGATCTCTTCAAAGTCATCAAGCTTGATTAAAGCTTCACCATCGATAACATATTTGCCCTTTTTATTAATACGTAGTGGAACATTCATAAACTGTTTTACATGCTGTAAAATATCATTTCCTTCTGTACCATTGCCACGAGATTCCGCCCCGATTAATTCACCATCTTGGTAAATCAATCTACAACTAATGCCATCAAGTTTAATAGAAGCTACAATATCGTGTCCTGCTGCAAATTTTTTGATTTCTTCTACAGAGTGGCATTTGTCAAGACTTAACATAGGAGTCTCATGTTTTACTTTGATAAGTGATTTTAGTACTGCTCCACCAACTCTATTGACTGGGCTGTTCGGAAATACTGTATTTGCTTCTTCTTCCAATTGCTTTAATTCAAGCAACTTTGAATCAAATTCGGCGTCACTCATAAGTGTTGTTCCTGATCCATAATAAGAATCTGATGCCCTATTCAGATCATGAATCAGTTCTTTCATTCGTTCGATTTCGTCCATTTCTCACTCTCCTCTTTACAAAATTCTTCCATATATTCTAGAATTTGATCATCTTCTACATAGAACAAATCTGGTTCTTTAAGACTGCACCACATTTTGAAGTTCCACCAGAATTCACCTACTCGCATATGAGGAAGATATTCCATATGTAATCTAATTACTTCATCATAAAAATTATATAATCTATTTGGATCTCTCATATTTTCTTTCCTCTCGACTATTCTGTGATTTCTACAAATGTATTTGTTTCTGGTTCATACTTATATGGAAGACCATTTGGCGCAAAATATGGTGATGGTGTTGTTGAAGCTCGACCATATCCAATTGATCCATTCCAAAAATACACGATTTTTGTTGTACTATCATAATATAAATATCTACCAATGTTAATTAAATTATCGGTTCCAAGAGATTTTACTGTTACAGTATCGTTCGTTTTTACATTTGCTTGTGCTGATTCTACTCTACATCCTGAAAATGATAGTAAAATACTGACACACAAAAATATTAGTAATTTGTTTTTCATGGTTTTACCTCTTATAAAAACTGCTTTTTAACATGCCTTCTTTAATTAATTCATAAACAATCTGAACCTCCCACGACTAAAGTCGCAGGGTTCTCGGTCAATAACTCCATTGAGTTAAGTATCACCGAGCTATCCCCGTAGTTCCTACGGTTCTTATATTATTTAGACATTTAAAAGCCTTAAACCTTCATTAAGAATATTAATCGCAGCGTTTATATCTCTGTCATGAATAGTTCCACATTCAGGACATGTCCAACACCTGATATCTTCAGATTTTTTACCACTTCTAAATCCGCAACAATGACAAATCTGAGATGATGGGAAATATCTGTCTACAACAGATAATGTTCTTCCATACCACTGAGATTTATATGTAAGCATTCTACGAAATTCTGACCAAGATACATCTCCTACTCGCTTATTACGAATGGAAGTATCTGTTTCTTTCATAGATTTAACATCTAAATCTTCAATACAAATTACATCATATTTTTTTATAATGTCAGTTGTTAATTTCTGTAAAAAATCTTTTCTTTGATTAGAAATATGTTTTTGAAGATTTGCAACTTTTATTCGTGCTTTATTCCAACGATTACTACCAATTGTTTTTCTTGATAACTCACGTTGCAATTTCACAAGTTTCTTTTCTGACTTTTCATAAAATCGAGGATTTTCAATTTTTATTCCATCAGACATAATTGCAAAATCTACTAAGCCTAAGTCAATTCCAATATTCTGATTGGTTTTCTGATATTGTGGAAAATCTACATCAGTACAACATAAAGAACAATAGTAGTGTCCATTTGGTTCCTGTGAGATAGTGGCGTTTAAGATTCTTCCTTGCGGAATTTGTCTATCTCGGATTTTAATCAAACCAAGCTTTGGCAACTTAATATGTTTGTTCTGAAAAGAAATGTTGTTGTTTGTACAACTGGTTCTATATGACTTGTATCTGTTCTTTTTACTCTTGAACTTTGGATAACCAGCATACTCTTTGAAAAACTTCTGATACGCCATATCTAAATCTTTTAATGATTTCTGTAAAGAGTCTTTATCAGGTTCTTTTAACCAGACTAATTCTTGCTTTAATTTCGTAAGCAGTTTACTTGTATCGTTGTAAGATAAAGATGTTTTATCTTTCCCATATTCTGATTTTCTTTTATCTAAGAAATAGTTGTATACAAATCGGCAGCATCCGAATGTTTTCTGGATTAATTCTTGCTGTTTTTTATTCGGATATATTCGATACTTAAATGCTTTTTCCAAAATATCACCACCTTTCTACCAGTAAAACCTAGAACAAAGCACAACCTTGAGCTTTAAACGACTCTACCTGCCTGTTCCAATCTTCTTGTGTCCAATTAAATTCTTTCATTAAACATTTTTTACAATAGAATTTATTAACTTGTCTTCCATGTATTTTTAAGTTCATTGAAAGAACTTCCTTATGTTTTATTCTCTTATCACACCCACAACATTTCTTATTAAAATATTGCAGCGCAATTTGTTTATCTATTCCTGTATGCTCTACAAATTCATCAATAACTTCTTGCGTTGGCTCGCTTCTAAACACACCACCATTCCATGCTTGAGTAAGATACTCTTCGAGTGTACAGTTCATAATCAGCCATTTCTGATTGTTAATAAAATCTTCTCTTAGAATATCTCTCCATCTTTTATATGCTTTTGGATACCAATATTTATCAAGAATCCATGTTGACTTCGCATAATACGGACAAGCACAATGGCATCCAACTCTCGAATATCCTTTTTTATATTTTGAATTGACTTCAATATCTCTCCAAAATGTATAAAGCCAAACATCTAACTCTGTCCACTTTCTAATAGGAAGTATTCCTTGCCAACATGTGTCTCCCCATTCGGAAGTATTAACCCATTCATCTTGATAATTGCTTCTTGTGTTTGATTCTTCATTTCTCATTCCCATAAAAATTAAATACGGATGCTTATTATCAAGCTGAAAAACCATAACTCCAACTTTAAAAATCCTACAACAGAATCTTGAAAATCTTGACGGAATCATAGAATCAGATTTTACATATTGATAAAATCCTTTGTCTGGATTCATAATTTCGCAATTCGGAAATCGTTTAACCATCTTATATGTATCAGCACAGTCAAGTGATGTATTATTGAATATTGCTTTTGTGTTTGGATATAGTTTTCGAACTAAATGACATGTAACCATAGAATCTTTACCCATAGAAACAGGTATTATTGGAGTATATGCATTATAGTCTTTGATCTTCTCACGTATCAGATATAAGGATTCATGCTCAAGTTCTATCAATTGATTCTCTTTGATGCTAACCATCGTATTCCAATCTATTATGTCAACTTCAGATGGATCTTCATAAGATTTTAATTTTAGAATTTCTACTTTTTCTAGGTTATCTGATACTTTAACTCTGTAAAATTTATGTTCTACAAGTTGACTATCAAAGCCTTTTATAATCTGTTTATCAAGCCAAAAGAATCCTTCTTTTAAATAAAGTAATTCTTCTCCAGAAGTGTCTCTTAAAAATTTGATATATTCATTGAATATTGGATTCAATTGTAATCTTCCTTTAACTTTTGGATTTTACCAATTAGTTAAAGGAGTCTATCTTATGCTTAGAAACAAATTATTTTAGGTCATGGTGTAAGATTTTACGTTTTAACCTTATGTCACTATGCTGCTTGGGTAATACAAGCCATCTCGCTATACAACCCTGATTACAGGGATTTGATTACAATTGAAAAATATTTATTATTCAAGTTCTAAATAAAGTTTTCCGAAATAAACTGCGTCAAGAATTTCTACGTTTGATGCTATTCTTTCCGGATATTTTTCATTAAGTTCTTTTATATAATTCATGAATTCCTGATCGACAGAATCCCAGGCATTCTTATCTAAGAACATATACTTTACTGCTTCTTTTGGATTTCCACGAGCAGTTGTATACTTATATTTAATCTTCCAAGTTGGAATAGGAATTACTTCACTTGCAATCTGTTTTGGGTGGCAGTTTTTAACTTCATCCATTTCACTGTCATCGTACTTACAAACTGCTTGTAATTCAGATATTTTCATTTTGACTCTCACCTCCTGATTATTTATTCTCTACTTCGACAAAAATCAAATGAAAAATTAATTTCATGATTAGAAGCACATTCATTTCTGTACTTCATGAGAGCATTCTTATTCCTCATATGTAGGATTGCGGTATGTTCCTGAGTATTATATTCTGTATATACAGGTTCAACTCATACGTTCATCGGTTGACTGACGCTTTAATTCCAGCCTTCACCTTTACCTTTTCACCATCTCAGGCTTTCAGTTCTTTTCACCGCATTTATCTTTTTATTCTCCATTAAAATATGGAGTATATCTTCTACAGAAAAGATTGCAACATCTTTCCTTATATACAAACTTATCATTCTCTAATACACATTCTCTAACCATAGGCTTTCCGCACATCGGACATTTCTTTGTGGTTCCACTATTTTTATTATCAATCTTTACTTCATATTCAACCAATTCTTCAATGTTCAAATCTCATACTCCTTGCTTTAATCTAATGAAAATTCAATTTCATAACTAGATGTTTGCAACCATCTAATACTTTATTCTCTTGTTCCAATTGGAATTTTTGAGCAGAAACGCTCTAAGAAATTGTTTTAAAATAATTATTAACATCATTTTCTACATCACGAATTGAATTAGCAAATACAGACATAACAATTGAATGACAAAATTCGTCCGAAATTCTTACAAGCTCACAAAATGAATCCAACGAAATATTATCTGCATTTGTTATATATCCAAATGATTTTGTGATTGGAAAATATTGTACATAAAACTTCATTTTAATTACCTCGTATCAAAGATTGTAATTACAATAATTAAATATGGTGTACCCTATAATCAGATGAACATTATTTGATATCTCCATTCATCTTTGCATTGAAGAGGGCTTTCAGATATTCTTGTGGATTATCTTTTGTAGCCTGGAATCCTCTTTTCTGTCTCTGAATATCATCTAGTACAAGCTTATATCTTGGACTATTACTTACTTCATTTCTATATTTTTGTACTTCTTCACGAGTTATAATTTTTTTATCCACTAGAATTCGTAACACTGCTTGTACATCAACCGATACTTTCATAATAGCTTCCTGTATCTGTAATCCATGTAAAGCTTCGTCTGGTTTATAATAAGAATCATTGCTTACCGCCAATATTTTCACCTCCAAAATTTCTACCCATTTTTATCACCACAATTTACTTGCTAAATTCTTACTATATATTTTATTTTTTAATCTGTAATATCTTGGATTATCTTCTTCTAAATGTTCCAAAACAGAATTTAAACAATGTTTAAGTTTTTTGTCATTGACAGTCATATCAGAAGTATTAATTTGCCATGTTACACCAACTTTTGAAAAACATATATAGATATTAAAATACCAATTGTATTTTCCAAACTCATCCACACAGTCTTTTTTGTACTCATATACTTTCTTCTTATATAAGATTTTTGCCAACTTAATTCTCCTTTGTATACTTTTCTTTTACTGGCAAAAGCCATTTTAATCCCGAAAATGGAATATGATATAATTCACCTTTTTCTTCGTTGTACAAATCAAGATTACCAGAATTATAATTTAATAATGTTCCAACAATATTTTCTTCACATCCTTTATAAACTTCGAAAGTAACTTTATACTTTTTGTTTAAGGCGTTTGCGAAGCAATTATATTTTTGAAATTTCATTCGTGCTATTTTTCCTCTTTATTTAAATCCAAGTTTTTTAATGCTATAAAATCAATCTCTTTATGTGGCCAAGCTTTAATTAGTTTTTCATTAACATGTTTGCAGCCATCACATTTCCATTTCCATACAAGATCTTTCTCTGGATATCCAAAACTGACATAAGTATCTTTATATTCTTTACCACAGTGATCACACTTTAAATATGTAATAATCTGACTCACACGCTTATTCCCCCTTTTGCTTTAGTCATATTATGAATCATTTCTAATGCACTTCTAGAATCTTCACTAATATCATTTTGATAAGCAGCATTCTCAATTAATGTTTCAACACATTGTTTTGTAACATAGACAAGATTATAATTATTAATCCTACGCACTGTATCTACGTCTTTATCTCCGCATGGCATCGTATAACCAATCAGACGAGATAATACTTCGCAAATAACTTCTTTATCCATTTATTTCTCCTACAAACATATTTTTATCTCCCAAATGAAGATCTTTACAATCAACAAAATTTTTAGAAGGATCGATCAATCCTGCCAGTGTATACTGCTCCCAACCCTTTTCCATAGTTTTGTATACGATATCGAAAAATACCGGATTGCAAATAATACGTTTTTTCCTCTGCATTTTTCTTTTCTTGCCACATCGCTTAAGAGGAAACCCAAGTCTTTTTAATGTATTATTATTGAAAATATATAAGAGCTGATCATCCGAAAATTCTTCGCTGTCATATAGTTCTTTTGTTAATTTATTTTGATAAAAATGCCGTTTGATATAATCATGTTTGGAGAGATTATCGCGTGGAAGAATCTTTAGTTGTTGAAATTCTGTAAATTTATTTATAGCTATTTACCTCCAGTTGAAAAACATATTTCATGCTATTTGCTCATATACAAACTACCATCAGCCTTTAATCTTGGAGTTATTGCAGTACCAATCCCTTTCTGATAAAGTTCACCAGACACGACAATATAATTTACTCCTGTCTCTTCGTCTACAAGCTGATAAGTTTCCATCTTTCCATTCTGATTCTCAAACCATATTTTTAATGGTTTATCTTGTTTTGCTTCGACAGAAGTTCCACATGCCCCAAAAATAAATCCACATACAAGAAATCCTGCTGCAAATAAAATTCTTTTCAAATTTCTTTTCATTCTTACCTCATTTCTACATCGCCAAATTGCATTGTATTATCACAAAAAGTTTTCATTCCACAATACGTTCCGCACAAACCATTTGATTGAACACCTGTTAATCCGTCACAAGAAAGTCCTATTATGTTTACTAATTCGCCAATTGTATCTTCATTCATAAACAAATATGGTTTATATCCGTTCTCAAGTTTATAAGTGTGAATCTTTTCATTTAGTTTCATAAAATCTAATTTTTTAGTTGTAATTGTAAATTTATCTGGTTTCATAGTTTTACTCACCTCGTTTCTGTTTTTACAAAAAATAAACGAATGATACCAAATAATGCAAAACTTGATCAGTTACATATGATATTTTTTGATATCTCGCCTTTAGCGGATCAATAATACAGTGTGTCAAAAAAACAACTCCAAGCTGCCAGGTTAATCCAAAGGCAAGGTAAAATGGTAAACAATACAACGCACAATGTACGAACAAATGATACCAATTACTTCCTTTGGTCTTTGCAATAAAATCATTTTGTAAAACATAATCACCAACCAAGTGACAAAATACTAACAAAATTAATTTATTCATATATATTTATTCTCCTTAAATTCTCTAAATGAAAGAGTGATTTCAACGCTTTCTAATATCTGCCGACGGAGTTCTCTTAGTAATATTTTTTGCAACACGTTCCTCAAGAACATAATCTGTAATTGGTTTCAACAGGTCACACATGTCTACATTGCACTCAGATCTATATTTACTACAAAACCAATCGCTACCACATTCCGTTCTTGACAAAGGACATTCACTTACACATCTAGACATTTCATCTATAATAAGTTTCATGATTCATCACCTCTAATCTTTCTCTCCAAAATATATCCATACTCATTAATCACTTCTTTTAATAGTCTTTCACTCTCTTTTCGTGCTTTAATACTATTAATAACTGATAATTTATTCTCCAACCCATACAGGTTCTTCATTTCTATTTCTGTGTCATTAAAATCAAGTTGGAGATTTAAGATTTTATTTGCGATAGATTTCAGATTGTCATTATATTTGTTGATAGCAATTGTTAGTTCTTTTGAATATTCCATTATTAATACCTCACAAAATCTGGGTCGTACTCAAATGCAAAGCAACATCCATCACTTATATTTACAAGTTCACCAATATCTAAAGAACATATTGCTTTTCCTGTAGTTTCTTCATTACATTCGCAATACCAACACCATTTACAAGTATATCTGTCCTCTGGTATATTCTTCATTACTTCCAAATCCTTTCATATTCATCAATCCAATTCTGTGAAGAAAAAGTATTATGTCTGCGAATTTCACTTTGTATTTCTTTCCACAGAATACAATAATCTTTCATAATTTTATTTCTTACAAAAGCAGCATATCTATTACTTTCTGAACGTATATCGTTACAATACAAAAATGCTTCTGTTGGATCATATCTGCTTCTCACATCAGTTAATGATCTATCATATTTTTCCGTCATTCCCATATATAGACAAGCTAATCTGTATTGTAAATTAAAACTAGGCATTACTTAACTTTCTTCCACATATAGGACAATAATTTATTTTTAATGATTTACTTCTCCATTTTTTTGGGATAAAGCCGTCAGGTCTTTCAATATCAAGTCTGTATTCAAATTCCCCATTTGAAGAACTACCCTCGTACATATTTATTTCTTTTAGCTTTGGTTCTGCCATAAAGTCACTACAGAATTCACATGTACCAATATCAAATTGGTACGTACTATCTACAGAACTTCCATACATAAACTCATCACATTGTTCACCTGGTCTTGGACAGTTTGTATTTTCCGCATTCATTTTCTTCCCTTCTTTAAAATTATTTTCAAAAATTATATTTATATAATCTGTAATAAAATCAATTATTCGCATTAATAGATAAACTTCCCAACATATACAGTCGTTCATGATAACATCTGCTGGCGTTGAAAATCTTACCCCGTCACCATGTTTACTTGCCCACTCCAGAGTCCCATTCTTATAATGAAATTCAATCGTTGCTATTGTACCAATTACATGTATTACAAAAAATATAATTAATAGTTTGTCCAATTTATTCTCCTTATGAAACTCACAATTCTTCTATTAGTTCTTCTAAGATACTCCTTAACTCCGGATTATTTACTACAACAACATCAAAATTGAATGGAAAAATTCTTTGTATTCCAATTTCTCCACTGTCTTTACAGTAGATAACACCTGCCACTCCCACCATACCTTGTTCCATATATTTCTGTGATAATTCTTTATCAGAGATTTTGTCGGTTTTAAACCAATAATCTTTAAATTTGTTTGGACTATTTAATCTAATAAATTTAAAATTTGTTTTATCCATACTATACTCTCTTTCTATTGTGCCATTAATTCATAAATGATCGTATTTATCAAATATTACAACTCTTACTTTTTCGCCATCGTCCGTATCGATTATTTGCAACATTGAATCAAATGCACCAAGATATTCAGTTAATATCTCCTCTATTTCATATTCGTTTAATATCTCTCTAACTTTTACTGCCATATATTCACCTCACGAAACGGACGTTTCATTAACTTTTTACTCTACAAATACGCTCATATTTGGCGTAAATTTTTCCGTTTTGTTCGTTAGAATACTTTTTTACAAACTCTTTCATTTTCTCGTTAATATCTTCCTTATTTACGTCAATTTCATAAGCATATATACATGTTTCGTCATCGTACACTTCTTTCATAATCTTAATAAGATCTACAATTTCAGTCTCTATTTCTTTCTTCTTGTAGTCTTTGAGAACTTCAATTACTTTGTCAGGATGTTCTCTCATGAATTTTCTGCAAGCAAATCCTGTTTCATTGTTTTCTTCGTCCAATTTACACTTCTCGCAAACCAGAGATCCGCACATCTTACTATACAAAATGATTGCTTCTTCTGCTGTCAATTCATCCTCTGCCAATCCTTCAAACATTTCATCTGTCCAGCAGAAAGCATCTTCTTTAATTTCATAGTAATCATCATGAACGAATGTAATTGTTGCAATATTTTTCTTTATCATTTCATCAAGTACGCTGTAGCCGTCATACAGTTCCGATAATGTTAAGTCACTTCTGATTTTCACTCTATCTCCAATTTTATATTTCATCATTCTTTTTCTCCTCCTTTGTTATCTCACGTTTTTTCATTTTCATCTTCCAACAGTTCAGGATTGTCATAAATATTGCCAATGACTTCCCAATCCTCACTTACCCAGCATTCCATCAACTCTGTGTTCCCATCAGATATTCCTACAACATAAGACAATGGATTTTTATGCGTGTAAGTCATAAAAGAACAATTCGCAAAAATAATCTCTGCATAATAGTTATATTCCCCATCATAGCAGAATGGATATTGAAATCCTCTTAATATATCTCCCTCGAAGATTTTCTTACCATTCTTATCTGTTAATCCTGTGTACTGGCAAACTGTATTCGGGTCAACATCATAAAACCCAATGCCTTCAATATCCCATTCGTCACAAGCCATTCCATTATACTCGGCAATCACCAAATCACCGACAAAAACGTGCCTAGGTTTTTGATAACCATCGTCAAACAAATATCCATCTACCCATTCACCATTATCGACACGTTTCCCTCTAAAAAGTATTTCTCTATTCATAATCTTCTACTGTCTCCATTTTTTCAGTTCCTCAATAAATCAAGATTCCTTAATTATCTTTCATGAATTTCTCTAGATGTGAACACACTTAATTAAGATACTTTATACTTCCCTATAATTAAATTTGACGATATCCATAGAATCATCCATCCCTTTTTGACTAAGTAGATCGAGAAGATTAGTTCCAAAATGATCATCTTGAATGAAAATCTGTTTTACACCATATCTGGAACACATTTCTATAATAATCTCTGCTGCAGCGTCTGTTTTAGAACACCATTTTGAATATACGATTTCAGCTTGTGGTGCAGAAACTGCAATTTGAATATCATTTTTATTCATATTAACATAAAGTGTATTATCCATATTTGTGCCAAGCTTTTTACGATTTTCAATGCGTTTCAATCTTTCGCGCTCTTTTGGCGAAAATACATCATCAATAATTGTATCTTCTAAATCTTCCAGACACTGTTTAAACCATCTTGGATCGTCACCTGCTACAGGATTATATGTTCGCAATTTCTGAATAATCTCTAATGCTTTATTTTCTAATTCTTTATTCATCTTTTAGTTTCTTCCTTTCAATTTTTCTATAATATGTGGGTATGGATTTTCACCATACATAGCTACTCACACCCTTCTGCCTAATCAGACCCAGTATCATCAGCTATTCCACTGTTTCAGATACCGACGGAATTGAACCGTTAGAGCAACCTATCTGTCATTAGCGTCTACATATTCCGCCACCACACATTATTTATTTTAATTCATAACATGAACAAAATATTCTTGGTAAATACTCGACAAACCAATCTTCTATAATTTTATCTTTCGCTTTGCATACATAGTAGTCTAGTGTATACATGTCCTTTGGCATTACAAGCACATTATATTTACAGTATTTACATCGTCTATGTCTTTTTCTATAGTCAATAATTTTCTTTTCCATAACGATATCTCATTCTTTCGTCAGTTCTCTTCCGCACCATGGGCAATAGTTGATATATTCTTTGTCATGAAAAAAATCTTCATTATAACTATCCCATATCATCGTTTCGATATCCAAATAATATTCATTAGTCAGTGGATCAATAAAAATTCGATTGTCATCAGATTCATAGTTACAATATCTGCACATTACATAATCACTTCCTTATAATAGTCTAATAATTTGTTCATATAAGCAAATATCTTTGTCATTAATAGCTTTATTAATATGCATATGCCCAAACAAATGTCTTTTATATTTTGTCGTAACTTTTATATCTTCTAGATAATTTGTAAGGACATCTGGTTCATATAAATTATTACCACTCATAAGATATAATTCTGACGTCGAAGGACTGTGGGTGATAATAAAATCGACCATATTGTTATTCTCTTTTAATACATTGATTCCATGCTGCATTTCCTCATCAGTTGGCAATTCCTCTTCCCACCAAGATAAATCCTTAACACGATACATATATTTACCTTGTTTATCAAGTTTCTTTGCTTTTTCCTGCCAATTAGAATCATTGTAATCAAGAATGCCATCTTGAATATCATGGCTGCTTGCCCCACCAAAAGCGAAGAACTTTGTTTCATCAATTGTAAATACTTCTCCCCGTATAAGATGTAATACATGGGTTCTTATCTCATGTACTTTGCCACCATGCCATTCTTTTATAGGATAAGTTGAAAGTCTTTTGTGATTTTCATGATTCCCATCTACAAATACTGTTGTAAACGGTTTTTTGTTAAGCCAATCTAACCAGTACTTTTCTTGTTTACTTTCCTTATCTCTATTCCAAACAAGACCGAAATCTCCAAGAATAATAACTACATTTTCATCTTTGTTATTAAAAAAATCCTTTTGTTCGTAGAAACTATTTTTACTTAACCTGGTAGGATCTCCATGTATATCACCAGTCACATATACTGCCATAGCTCATCAGCCTTCCATCTTTTATCATCCTTACAAATTATTCTTTATCTTCTCTTGCTCTCCATGCTTCCAGAACTGTCAATAATCTTTGTCCTTTTTTAGTTAACCAGCATCCACCAATACTACTCCCATGTGTTGTAAAATTTTTGTCATCAAGAATATACATCATGAATTGTAACAGACCATATTGAATGTCGTTATTATAATCAAGCAAAAGATCATTTTTGTATCTATCAATAACCTCCTGATAATCAATTTTTGATATTACAAATTCGTTTCGTATATTTAGATATCTTCTTATCGTCTCATATGTAAATTCTGGATTTCCACATCCGCATAGACCCAATTCTTCGTGCATGTAAAAATCTAGCAGTGGATCGATAAGACTTTCTTCGTACCATTCTTCTCTATATCCCTTTATGACATCGTTGTTATATGCGATATTAGATTCTGGATAATTGTCTACAATGTATTCCGCTATTTCACTTAACTTCATATTTTTATTCTCCTACCACGCAATTTTATATTCTGTTTCGTTATACTGTGTTGAAGATGTAATTTTGTATCCTAGTTCTTTCAGGTAAGCAATTGTGGCTGATGAAATGTTAGTTTCATAAATCCAACAACTGTACTCACCCTTACGCATTGCTGCCTCGATTTCAGGCACAATAGACGCTAATTCGGCATCTATTTGCTCTTTGTATGCTTTGTTCGAGATATTTCTTGCTTCTTGTGCTGTAAACATATATTCTCCTATTTAAATAAATTCTTTAAGTAATATTCAAAGTATCCTCTGATAAATAATCCAGAATATTTATTGTCTGGCATAAAGAAAATTGGAATATTGTACTTAAACCATATAGAATGCAGCGAAGCCCAAAATGATTTCTTATTATATTGAGTATCATAATTTCCAGATGCAATATCGGCATAAGAACCATTTTCAATCAACAGTACTTTATTCTCTGGTGCCAAACATAGTTCCTTCTCAAATCTATCTCTGCCATTTGTCAAATTACCACTAATTTCCTCCAGACTGCCCTTGCGCTCCACAACAATCTTTTTATCAAAATATAATGGTCTTGGAATAGAAAGCTTTTCATTCTGTTCAAGCATAAAACTATAATCACCATATGCCAGTGCTTTCTTTTTATATTTGATATCTTTTCTATCGAAATAATCAGTGATGTGAGAGAACGATTTTTCCCTCGTATCGATCAGAATAACGATGGAGGAGATTAGTTCCTCCATCTCTTTATCTGTATATTTGTAATTGCTAAATATCTTGAACCACCTCCTCTACATTATTTTTTACTGTGAATTTTCCAAGCCAAAATTCGAATTTATCCGGAACTTCCTTATATATTTTCTTTCCTGTTTTGGGATCGACCTCTCCTGTTGGTTCTTTTTTATTTTTCTTTTCCAGGGAAATTATGTATAGAATTGAACCAAGTTCGAATGGATTACGATTATATTGACTTGTCCACATTTTGACTGTTCGTGTTTTTCCACTATAGATTTCAAATAACTTAACATTCACAATAGATTTTTTGATGTCTAATTCAGAAACATAATATAAACGTCTATTCACTTCTGGATCTGAACCACTCACAATTCCAATAATTTCCCTCTGATTGTCAAGTCTTTCTTTTAAAGTTATTTTTTTGTATGGTATTTTAGAAATTAATTCACATAAGATTTTTTCAGAATCAAGTTTATTAAACTGTTTTGCTGTCTCATTTCCATATTGAGCAAGTATAACAAATGAGATATTATTTTTCTCTGCCTTATCCTTTGAAATTTGTTTTGCGCCTTTTAACAAATCATATAATTTTGCAGTCTCAAGCAATGTATTCACATCACCATACTTCTTAAAATAATTAATTCTAATAAGTTTATTGACTATAGTTTTATTGATTGAATTTAGAAACAGCACATCAAGTACATCAGTAAATGTTTTATATTCCGATGTTCCCAATTCATAAAGAGTGTTAACGACTCCTTCACCAAACCCTTTTACACTTGATAAATTAGGATATATAATCATATTCTTTTCATTGATTGTAACTTTTCTATTGTCTGCTCCAAATTCATAATCTCCTAGTTTATATCCCCAAAATTTAATTGCTTCTTTCACAAGAGCATCAATTTTATCTTTTTTATTCTTCTCTTGATAATGATTAATTGCTACTTCATAAAAAATCTTAGTATGATGAGCTTTAAACCATGCTTGATAAGCAGAATCACCACCCATGCTATAAGCATGAGGAGAGTTGAAGGCGTACAGTCCAGAAGACTCAATTACATTCCAAACATTATTAAAATTATCTGTTTTACCAATCTCTTTTTCCCAACCTTTAATTAATCGCTCTTGTAATTCTTTTAACATTTCAGGATGCAGCCTATATTTTTTCTTTGAAATATTTTTAATAACACCATATGTTTCTGTCATCCTTAATTGTAAGAAGGATAGTACTTTCATAATTGATTCCTGATAAAGCATGAAATGAGCTGTATCAGATAACAAATCATCAATCTTTTTTTCTCCAGTTGTATATGGTTCACGATTTAAAAAAGTACTAAGTAGTGAAGCAAAGCCTGGTCGAATTGCTGCAATAAAACTACTTAATTCTGCAAGGTTCTGCGGTTTATATTTTTTTACTCGATTGGTAGTAGCTTCTTTTTCGCATTGATTTATGCAACATGTAATACCATTTGCATAAATGTCCCATGTCTTTTCATCTCCATCAATCATATGTCTCAGTTCTTCAAACGTAGGAACTTCCTTACCAATACTATGAAAAAATTTATACGTAAGATATACACTATCTACAATAAGAAAATCCTCTTTTACATACCCAAATTCATCAAGATAACCACCTTCAATAGCAGCGCATATAGTTCTTTTCCCAGTCGATTCTGAAACAGCACTAATTAACCCTACTTCTCTTCGAATGTCTCCATCAAAAATGAAATGTCCACAAGCATGTACTTTTAAATTGATTGTGATTCCCTGATATTCGTTGCTTTGTTTAAATAAGTCTAAATACTCTTCTGGAATATAATCTTCAACATGAATATCTTCTTTTTCGTCATCATCCGCATATTTCAATGCTTTATTATATTCATCCAGATATTTAGAGATTTGATTTGCATCTTCTGGGCGTACATCATTTGCTCCCGCATATAACTGCCATGCAGCTTTTTCTTTTAATTTTTCTATCGCCATTAATGGATAACATCCATGCTCACCGAGTAATTTTCTCGCTGCTCTTACAAAAGGCTCTTGTGTGGCAACGTTCATGTCAATATCAGGCATTTGTCCTGCAAGAACACGTTCTTTCGTTAAAAATCGTTCCGGATAAATTGGAATGTCGGCGTTAAAACGGTCTACAGTAGTAAGTCCCAACAGTTTGTTTGTAATAAATGATGCAGCACTACCTCTTGAGGTAGTAGTTAAAATTCCTCCTTCGTTATTAACTGCATCATCTATAATTGATTTGCTCGTCAAAAAGTAATCGACTACGCCAGCTTCCATAACCTGTTTTGCTTCATAACGAATGCCATCAGCCTTTTCTTTAGACTTATCCTTTTCTTTTGCATAAGCCCTATTTAAAATATCTTTATAAATTTTGCATTTTTCTTTATAGGTTTTATCTTTATAAACACTTGGTATTTTAAATTTTCTATCTAAAACAATTACTTCGCATTCCGATACAAAAACATTGGTGTTCATAATCGCCCTAAATATTTCCTCTTTATTTAGAACTCCCTGTTCTATAAACCTTTTTATAACCGTCTGAGTATCTGGATAATCAAGATACCATCCCTTTTCGTCTGGATAATTGATGTTCTTATATTTTAGAATCTGATCACGTTTAATAGAATTTTCTTCTTTAACATAATGACTATCAAGGCCACAGATGATTTGAATATTATGTTCTTTTGCAATTTTCAATATTCTTTTATTGAGTTCTTTTTGCTTATCGGTATTGTGATATTGAACTTCAAGAAAAAAATTATCTCCAAAATACTTATGGACTTTCAGCCAAACTTCTTCAGCATCTTCATAGTTCCACCCTGCTAAACATGCAGACGTAATGATCACATTGTCTTTTGGGATGTTAAATAATAGTTCTAAATCAATGCGTGGTTTATAGTAATATCCATCAATGTTTGCCATAGATAAAGCAAAATTAATATCTCGACGTCCCTCTGCGTTTTTTGCTGCTATGATCATATGACAATTTGCTCTGTCTTTTTCTTTTCTATCTTTTACCCAGTAAACTTCCGAAGAATGAATATATTTAAGATGTTCTTTTTCAGCAACTTTATATACTTGAAATTGATTCCCCTGTGATCCATGCTCTCCTGAGTATAAACACTTTGCACCAAATTCATGTATTCTTTCCGCATATGTTTCTATAGATTCCGCACAGTCCGGTGTTGATGTGTTACTAAAATCTTTGTGACAATGATAGTTCTCTAAATATAAATTCTTTTCATATTCTTCTGGTGAATAAGGGAATTCAAATGTCAATGTAGGAATAATTTTTTTTATCAACTCAATATTAGAAATTTTAATCCACCTCCGAAAGTACATCGCATACTGCTTTTAGTACAAATTTTCTACCTAAAAATCCACTATCCAGACTACATACGGCTTCGAATTCATCATTCATAGTGCTATGATCCTCCATATTATCAAATGAACCGTCGAAGTTCCATTTGATAATCTGCAAGTAATCATTCGGTTTTAGAACTAAATGCTTATAATCACTCATCTGACCAATTTCGTAATCACAAATATTATCCATATAAGCTCTTACTGGTTTAAAATTTGTGCCAGAAATACGATCAATCTTTTTGATATTCTCTACTAATCGTCTGGTAATATCTTCGACATCAATTTGAATATCAATGTCAATTGTTGGTTCTTTAAACTCTGGAAGGTTTGTCTCGACATAAGACAAGAAATTGTTAAGATCTGATTTTTTGATTTGAATACCTGATGCAAGTTCATGCCCATCTGCTTTTGCATAACCACTATCATTGCAGATTTTTCGGAAATCATCAACACCTACGGCTCTCATAGAACCTGCATATTTTGATCCGACATCTTTCAACACTAAGATCGGCTTTTGATACTTTTCTAGTAGCTTATTTCCTAATAAACCAGCAATACCATATTGTGTATCAATATATACAGTGATTACCTTTTGATCCTTTTGTTTCTCACATTGTTCATAAACATTCGGCAGTAAACGCTCCACTTCTTGATTTTGTTCTTCCTTACATTTCTTTAATGCTTTTACATAGGCAAGCACTTGTTTGTTATTATCTTCTAGAAATGCATTCATAGCAGTTTCATTTTCACCCATACGGTTCGCTGCATTTACAATTGGAGCAATACTAAATGCAATTGCCGTACTATTGAATTCAAATCCGCCGACAATCTTCTTAACTGCTGGATTATAAATCTTCTTAAGTCCTTTCGATACGATATAACGGTTTTCCATAACTGTCATATCCATCATATCTCCAACTAGACCACATGCCGCAAGATCTACTAATTCATCTGCATAATCTGTAAGAAATTGTTCATCCAAATATTTACAGAATTTCCATACCACTCCTGCGCCAGATAATTGCGAATTATCATAATCTCTTTGAGAAGAAATAAGAATTGTATATTTATCATATGGAATTTCCCGTTTAATTGCATGATGGTCTAAAATAAGTACATCGATTCCTGCTTCTGACAATTCTTTATACTGAATTTCGTCTTCGTCTAAACTATCTACAACAATCAATAAATCTAAAGATGCAAACTGCTGTAAATTTTGTCCTTTTAGTCCATGCTGCTTACCATCATCAATATATGTAAAAATGTCGTCGGTGAAATGTCTCAAATATCGCGTCATAATCGTTCCTGCAGTGATTCCATCCGTATCTGTATCAAACAAAATACCAATGTTTTCGTTTTCTTCAATTGCCCGATTAATACGTATATATGCTTCATCAATCCTATATAAAGAATCCAGTGGAAGCAAATCTTCTTCTGTCGGATTTAGAAAATGTTTCGCATCTTGAATTCCTCTTTGTTTAAGAATCGTATCAAATACTTCATCCTCATACATTCCTCTACAATCGTTTAAAATATTATAATTCTTCTTCGTCCTTATCATCTCCTAATATTAAAATTTCGTTGTTTATGATATACTCAAATTTTTCTTTACCCATATCGGTTGCAGAAACCTTTGGAGCATAATATGATTTTGTCCAGTCCCAATATCCAATTTCAAATTCTGCAAACTTAGAATAATGATGTAAAACTTCTACGTTTCTCTTTATATTGTCTAATTCATATCCTTGGTCATGAAGAAAAATCACCTTTGTTGGATGTAATTCCACAAGCAACCGTGCTTGTTGTACACTTAAGCTTCCACTCATAAGTGCTACCGCATTCCTATATCCATACGAATAACATTGCATGACAAATTTTTCTGCTTCTCCTACAAAAACAGTATTTTCAACAAGATATTGATAATTTTGAGTATAACCAAATAATGTAGTGCTGCAGCGCCCAGGATAAGAATAAAAATATTTCAGTGCACCATCTGAAATCTCATAATTGAAACGTTCCTTAACCCCAATAAGCTGTCCATATTCATTTCTGATGGGAATAACAATTCCTTGTGATTCGACATCATATCTTATTCCAAAATACTGCTGTGCATCTAACGATATATGATCTTTCAAAAATCGAATATTGGGATAGAATTGAAATTTATCTAATATTTTTTCGTCATATATTTTCGATTGAATAGTGTTTCTTTGTCTAATCTTTTCATAAAATCCTCCAAAGATTCCTTTTCTCTGAAAGTGTCCAATATAATCTTGTATATGTAACACATTTTTTATTTCATTTAAGACATCTACAAATTCTACTTTTCTTTGATTGGTGATATATGAAAAGATATCAGTTTGAATATTTCGAGCATAATCATGTACGTACAGCCAATTATTATTTTCAAGCTTAATTACAATACTTTTTTTCGAAGATTCCTCATCTCGCCCAAATTGCATGTATGTAGGCCGAATGACTATATTACAGTATCCAAAATGTTCCAATACCTCTTTTAGTTTTTCTGGATTATTTAATAGCTCTTTTTTAATATCTTCTAACATATATCACCACCAAGTTATTTTTTATCTTATTTCTCCATGTTTTGGACGGCATTGTGCCACTTCTCTGAAGATAGAATGATCGCCTGAAAACTTTAAAAGATACGCAATACCAGTATCACTGGAGTTATTACCATTCCGAGTTTTTTCTACAAATAACATTCTCCATACTGCATTTGGATCTGCTTTATATTCCTCTTCAATCCATTTATCATTAATCTTTTTCAGTCTAAATGGATGGCAATAATATTTACTTTTTTCATCAAGTTCTTCAGCATAAACAGTTCGCATAAGGAACAAATTCTCAAGAATTTCTTTCGTCTGCTTGGCATTACTAAGGCAACTGGCATCCAGGAATAATTTTCCTTTCATATATTCTGCCAACTGAACTGATGCCAACATGATTAAATTATATTTTTTTGCCAACTTATCTAACTCTCTACTGTCTCTAACTAAAGACAAATCTTGTCTGGAGGATGAAAAATCGCTCTCCTGGATTTTAAACGTATCGTATAGAACTGTATCATATCCAAATTTAAGAACATTCTCGCGTACTTTCTTCTTAACAACTGCCATGTCTGCATCGTTCATAGCAATGAACTTTACGCGACCCTTATAATTCTTTCTCCAGAATGCTTGCACATCTTTTAATTGCTCACGACTTTCCTTGTTTATATCACCAACAGACATTTTCTTTTTCGTGAGTTTAAAATATCTGTTCCTCTTGCCAAGGAGCCAAACCATAAATTTGATTTTAAATTTTTTAATATTTTCTTCGTTGGAAATAATAAGAATTTTCCGATCATAATATAGAAGAGCCATAAGAACTGTAATCCACCAAGTGGATTTTCCTGCGCTACTGAATCCTCCCATCATTGTGAGAGTTCCTTCTAACAATCCCATTATTTGCCTAGATAAAAAAGGAAAACAATTGATTTCTTCTCCGTTTTTATCATATCCTGCTATATCAAAAGGTACACCATTTTCTTCACCTTCTGCACATGATTCAATAAATTCGTCATCGAAATCTATTTCTTCTTCTTCCAGGATCTTGCTCGAATATCCGGTACCATAAGTGCTTATTCTTGCCTCATACCAATCCGTTACCTCTTCAGCAGTCATCTTTCGAAATAATTTAAGAGGAATAACTTTCTTATCCTTGATATTAATCTCTTTTAAAAGATTAAATCCATCATCGCACATGCGAAGCATAACATTTTCTCGATACAAGATATCAATGTATGTATCAAAATTCTGTGTATTGATAATGTCCATCTGATGCTGAATCGAATCCCATCCACCACAATCCTCATATCGATCAATGACTTCTTGTTTTGAATTTGACAGAATAGTTATTTCATCAAGAGAGTAGAATCCTTTTTTTCGTAAATCTTTCAGTAATGAAAAATAAAACCGACCATCAACAGTGATAAAATCGTCCTTCTCGAATGTCGTATCATCCAAAAGAAGCATATCCTTAAAGAAACAGCTTACGACGTTTCCTTCATATTCGATTCGTCCTTTTAATAGCTGCGCAGGATACTTTTCTTTGACACCTGTAATAAATTCAGCTATATTACTCACCTACCTGTTCTTCAATATCAGATAAACTTCTTTTCTTCTGTCGTCGTTTATAATGACCATCCGGTATATCAACTTCCACCTGTTTAGGTGCTTCTTTTTCTTTTACTTTAAAATCTGCGATACCATTTTTGATCATTGCAGAAAAATATCTGATTTTAGCGTATTCACTCGAATAATCTCTTTGCTGAATGACAGATGTCATGTAATCTTTATTCTCTTCTAAATATGCTAAAATCCGATCATAAGAATAAGATCCAAGTATAAAACTTAACTCTTTGAATAATGCGGTATTAATTACTTTATAACCAAAAATCTCATTAATACACTCGTATGTATCATCTCTTATTTTTCTGTCATGCAATACAGTTAGATATTCTGCTTCATTGCAGTAGTAGATGTTTTTACCATCCACTACCACTTTGAAAGCATCTTTTCTATCTATCTTGTTATCGCAATATCTGCATTTAACAAGCATACCTGATACTCCTTAGTTCATCATATCGTAAATTCGTTTCAGTCCATTTTCATCTACGTCATTGAGTTTCCCATATTCTGCAATAACTTTTCTGACGTTTGCTTTCTTATCTTTATCAGTACACTCTTTGAACATTGTACGAATTACTGCAGCGAGATCATCCGGATAATCAGAAGTTTCTGTCGCGGTTTCTTCTTGTGCTATTGTCTCCTCTACTGGAATATCGTCAATATCCTCATCTTCTTCAATCGGTTCCGGATCAGGTTCTACTTTCGCAATAGACTCCGCATTGTTTACAGTAACTTCTACCGATTTTTTCTTCTTCGAATTTTTAATTGCGTCTTTTAATGCTCTCAACAGTTCATTTGCATCCAGTGGAATTTCTGGTTCAATCTCAGATAATCTACTCTTGCTGTCGATGCTATAATTGTCATCTCTGAATACAATTTTTCGTTTTTCATCTTTAATTTTGCTCATCTTAATTTCTTGTTTTGTAACAATATTTTTACGACCTGTTCCCTCCAGATTAATAGTTCTATCAATGCAAGCAATACCAATAACATGGAATTTCGTTTTAAATCCTTCGAAAATTCTTTGAGAAATATCAGTCGAAAGGACAGAATATTCCTCCTGAGTTAACGGATCGACCTTATTTCTCATTTTTACATGTCCAGTAAACCAAGTATTCACGCCAACCTTTTTAAGTTCCCATACTCTATCAAGAGCTAATTCTACAAGTTTGTCGTCTGCTTTCCCAAATCCAGACCATGCAGCATTCATTGTTTTTGCAGGTTCAAAACCTTTTTTCCCCATATTTTCTGTATTCCACAGTTTAATTACGTAAGGACACATAATCTCTACAAACTGATCCAGTGTATCAATAACAAGGATTTTTAGATCTGGATAATCTGTTTTCTTATTTCTAATAATATCTTTTGTTACATCATCAAACTTTTTCCAATTTTCACATGTCTCGTATGTATAACCTTCAAGAGCCTCCATTCCCTGTTCTTTACCCATATCAAGAATCATATATCCATCTGGGCCAAACTCTGTTTCACACGCTTTGGCAATAGTTGAAGTCTTTCCAATTCCTGCTTCACCAAGTAAACAAATTGTAAAGTCGTTTAAATTTTCGCTAATTGTACTTCTTTTACCGTATTTTCCCATTTTCAAAATCTCCTTTTATTTTAAATTCATCCGCAATTTTTATTGAATTATCATAAGACCACTCTCGACACAATTTTTCTTCAGCTTCTTTCCTTGCTTTAATTGCATTCTCTTTTTCAACATAAGATCCAAGTTCATAACGTAAGCCGTTTCTTATTAACACCGATCGCCATTTCCCAGTGTCTTTTCTATAACTAACACCTTTGCATTTGGATGTATTATTTTTTGCTAACTTTGCATTAGATTGATTATTAAATCTATTGGCCTTTCTTAAGTTGATTTTTCTGTTATCCGAAACATTATGATTAATATGGTCTATCTCGATTCGTGAATCATCTTCATTCATAATCAATCTATGTTGTTTTATGCCGTTTCTATCTACGACATAGCCATCTTTATCATACATCCAACAATAATTTTTGATCTTTTCATAATCTTCTAAGTCAAAATAAAATAGTTCGTTCTTTGATGTATAACCAATCCCATAATCATTGGTTAAATCGTATTTGTTATATTTCTTTTTTGTTAAATGATTACGAACAATAATCGCTTCTCTATTCAAACATCCGCAGGATCTTGTATGGCCATTCCTCAAACTGTAACCCCTTACTTTAACATTCTTGGTTCCACAATCGCAATCACATAACCAATAAATAATTTTTTGACCATCTTCTAAAGGAAGCTTACTTTTTGCAGTAAGCCTCCCGAATTTTTGTCCCGTCAGATCAATAAACTTACCCATTATAATTCATCATCATCGTCAAAAAGATCCTCAGTTCCTTCTGGCAGTTCTTGCTCGATACTATGAATCACCATGTCGTCTGCGGTGTACACCGTGTCCTGGCGGCCTTTCGTGAACCCTCTGGCTGGTTTTACAAACTGATACTCCTTGATTCTGTCACCATAAACTCCTTTGCTATATTCAGCACGGATATCATCCATAGTGATAAGTCCACAATCAAGGTCATTTTTCTGCTCATCGGTCAGCATATCTTCTGTAATTTCAATTCTCTGTGCGCCATTCAGCATATTAACGATTACGCCATATTCCTTAAAACCATCATCCTCGACGATAAATTTATGTTTAATTGCTTCGATTCTTTTCTTAGCTTTTTCATCTGCATCTTCTGCTGCTACTGGAATTGCGACCGTAACCGGCACTGGAATATTGGCTTTTCTATTGTTGTCATACTCCATCATGTAACCATTAACATAATATTTGCCCTTTTCTTCAACGCTCATATCATCAAAGCTTTCGGAATTGAATAGAATATTAAATGTTGCCATCGAAGATTCTTCTGCATCTTCTGCTGCTAGATAAATTCTATTTGGCATATAAGATTCATAAACAGTTCCTTTATTGTCGGAATACTGATATTCTCCATTTCCTCGAATAAAGAATTTTTTATCAGCATATTTTCCACTGTCAATTACTTTCTTAATGAAATCGATATAATCCCATTCAGAAATAAACTCATGACGTTTTTTAATACTCTTCTCAAGCGCGTCGGATACCTCATCTGGAGATGTCAGTCCAACTTCTTTTAGTTCTTCATCCGTTAGCTCACTACCCTCATGAAGCTTATCTGCCATATTCTGAAGTTTGTATCTTCGTCCAGGTTTTTCAAGATCAAAGATGAATTTTTTAAATTCAGCAACTTCTGCTAGTTTCGGAGAAGTCAGACGTTCTTTAAACGGAATCTGAATACTTTCGCCTTTAGTTTTTTTACCATTTTCATCTGTACCACCTTTACTGAAGGTATATACAAATCCGTGTTCATCACCGAAGGCTCCCGCATTGACGGTAAGCATATGACGATTGTCCCCGCATGTCGCATTGAAAAGAAGTTGTTTTCTCACCCAACCAGATTCATACTTATTTTCCGAATATGGATGAAATTTTTCTGTATCTTTTCCAATACTTAGTTTTCCTGTCATTTCAAAATTCATTAATTTTTGTCCTCCTAAAATTAAAATTTATATTATTGTTAAATAAAACAATCTATTTTAACGCCCAATACATGGACGGAACACAGAATTAAATCTATGTTTAACTATGTAAACAGTGATTCAGGGCGCATAAACCCAAGGTATGCTGTTAGCCACCTCAAAATTTATCTATTCTGTTTTCGAAAATATTTGGAATTTATTGGCTGAATAGCCGAGATTAATTATTTAAGAAATTTCTGATATCATCCATCATTTTGTCTGCTTCATTAAGACAATATCTATATGTATCTTCCCCATCGTAATACTCAAAGTATGGGATTGGTTTTTCTTCTTCATCACACACATAACCTAATTCTGAATATCCATCAAAATATACAGATACATGCTTATTCTTATAATCAATGGTAAATCTAATAATTGCCCCAGCAAATGGTGGAATAATTTTTACATCCCATTCCTTATCGAAATGAAATGTTGGTAATCTATTAGCCCATCCTCTGAAATCATGAATCTGTTCTGCTTTTGACAGAATTAATACCTTATTTAGATACTCTTCCATGTTTATTTCTCTCTCTTTCTTCATCTAATTCTTGCGCTGCATCCAATTTGTATGCAAAGCGCTTAGTAACAAAATGATCGCGATGATGAATATCACATGACAAATGGTACTCATCGAACTGCAAATTTGTTATTTTTGCATCTGATGGAATATCTGCTCCAGGCATACTGCTCGCAGTACCATAATGAACACGAAGTCCACTATAATTTTGATATTTTTTACAGTAATCTTTCCAATCGTTAATTAATATCCATCTTGCTTGATGATCTTTAATATTATTCTCTCCATCGACTGAAAGATTTGTTTCGATAATTTTTACCATTTTTAATTACCTGCCGTCATAAGTTTTGGAACCGCATCAAAATCTCTTTTCGTTGTTGTTGTTATCCAACTTGGCTGTCTTAATTCTTTCTGTCCATCCTGATAACCAGCTTCATATGTTTTGTTCAAAAGCTCTTCGAGATCAGTTTTCTTAATAACGATCTTATTATTCGGATCATCCTTATCTGGTTTGAAATCGTAAAATACAATTGGTTTCATTTTTCTTATTCTCCTTTAACTCTTGAAATATTTTAGTTTTCTGCTATAATACCCATACAGGTCATAGCAGCCAAGTTTACCGCATACTGACTCAATAGCACGGCTATACCTGGGTTATATCAAATAACTCATGCGGTAGCACAATTGTAAGTTGTGCGACAAGAATAAGTGAAAAACATATCTAGCCCGTTCTGGGCAAATACTTTTCCTGTTTTGAAAATATCTTACAGGAAGGAGGGTAGAATTTAGATTGTACGATTTTGTAATTTTATGTGCAATCATTGGTATTGTGCTTTGCTATGTAGCAAAAATCATCACAGTATATTGGATCTGCAAGCATCCAAAACTGTCTGATGAAAAAGTTAAATACTTAACCAGCATGATCTCCAAACCACACGATTTATCATTTCTAAAAGATCTGATTAAGCGTTCATAATTTCATATCCACCTATTGTATTCATACTAGACTTGTTTGTATATTCATTTATTCTCCTTTTAATTCAATATTCTTTATCGTGGTCGAGTCTTGTGTATCCACTCACAGGATTCGACCTTTTTGCACTTCCACATGAGGTTATTTTCTTAATCTAAAATCACATCTCCTGCAGAGATAAGTCCATATGCTTTTTTGATTGAGTTTTCGTCTAATACATATCTTTCACCTGCCATTTTCATTTCTTCATTAATACTATTAACAGAAAGTATTAGTTTTTCTTTTGCTACTTCCTTATTCTCTGCACAAACAACGATTTTTTTAATTAACGGACTTTTCTTCCATCTACCGTCAAGGTCATGCCATTCCATGTTTGCAATTCCAGTATAAAAGTCTATTGCCGCTGAATCTTCTTCCTCTTCATCGTATTCTCCATATTCACATGTATCGCAAGTAGAAAAATATTTGTCATGGACTTTGCAGCATTCTGGTCTATTATCTTCAAAATCATCAAAATCAATTTTGGGAACATGCTTCTTTCAGTTACAACAATTGTATCCACAATAGGCTGGCACAAAATCACTCGATCAAATCTTGTTCTATCCTTTTCAGATAAATTATTCCACTTCTCTAAAAGCGAATCTGCATCTATTAATCTCATATTGCTGCTCCTTTTATATAAAATAAGTTTTATTTAATGACAATGTTTGGATAAACACCAACGCCACTATCATAAATTCTGTTTAATTCGTAAACTTCAACAATCCTGTACCATAAAAACGGTGAACCAATTTCTTTTTCTTGAAACAAATCCGGTAATCGTTCTTGTAATTCATCTGTTACAAATCCGCCAATTCCTAAAGTGTTGCCAATTTCAATTAACTCATCTAATGATACTGTTTCAATATTTTTTAACTCATCTGAAGGATCAGGATCATAACAAAAATCTATTCGATCTTTCTCTAGCTCAACTACTCCAAATCGATTATGTTCAGTTCTTACTATCATCCCAGTTTTTAAGTCTGATTTTTTCAATGACGTCTCTCCTTTCATAAATTTGTGAAGCAATTTCAAATTTGCATCAATTAATTCACATATAACAAGGCTTAATTTCTCACTTTTATATGTGTAATATTTTTTAATTTACGGATGAAATTAACTTTTCATTAAGTCAAATGATACAATCATCCATCATATTCCTTCAGAAAAGTAAAGTGGATCATACTGGACTTGAACCAGTGACTTCCCAGTTATGAGCTGGGCGTTCTAACCTACTGAACTAATGATCCTGGTTGCACCATAAAGCGAAGCCATGCACGACCTCCAATGAATTAGCCTTTCATAATACCTTTTCGCTGCATTTAGTTACACAAAACATACGATTTTTGTGTTGCGATATTCTTTTACTTCCAACTAAACAAAGTTGCATACTTCATGGTGCTAAATACTGACGGTGGGGCTCGAACCCACATATCTGTGATCCTGGTATTTGAAGCCAGTGCGTATACCAATTCCGCCACGCCAGCATGTGTGCGATAGTTGCTTCATCCGTTTAGGACGTTCCCTAACAAGGATGCTGATCCCAACCCATCGCGTAAGTGATCAGTTATTACAAGGGAGGTTTGTACATGATAAGTTTTATGTCTTTCATGCTTGGACAATTATTGATTCTCTAACAAAAAATCACAGCTAATGTAATAAGTAAGAAAAGTAAAATGATTCCACATGATACTCCAAAACTCACATCTTCTCCCCATCGTTTTTCAACATAAGCAATAATTTTATCATATGATTTTGCGATAAATGTCATTCCAAATACAGACACAACTGCAATCGCAACAATTTCCAATACTAAAGTTAAAAATAACATTAACCAATATTCATTCATATGTACATTCTCCTTCTAATACTGTCTAAAAGTAAAACCCTCACCACACTCAGTACAGACAACCGATCCAATTTCAACTTCTGCAAATTCTTGAAATTCATACTTGAATTGACCGTTTTTGCAATTAAATCTTTTATGTTTATTTACAACGTGCGAATCCATCCATAAATTAATTGTTGATTTTTCATCTTCTGAAATCGGAAATCCTCTCCGTAAATCTTCCTGCATAGCTTCGCATTTACTTTTCATCATCTGCAGTTCTGAGTCTTTATAAGATTCTTCCATTAATCTTTTATTCTCTTCTCGCAGTCGAGCAATTTCTTCGTCACGTTTTTTCAATCCATCTTCAACGTTTTTAACAATGTATGAAGTCTGATTTTCTTTATTTACAAGCTGATCTAGAATTTCGTTAATATTCTTACCCATGATCTTATTCTCCAATCTCTTCATTTAGCCATTTAACACAGTCGTTGATCGCATCAGACCTGTAAATAAATTTCTGTCCAGATGGTGACTCCCATACAAAAGATGATTCAAAAATAAAATAATTAGTTGGAATACCTGCTTTATATTGTGTCTTTGTAACTAAATATTCAGCTAAATCCTCGACCGGCATAATTCTCAACCTATCCAAATTTCGCATCCTCACACCTCCATATTCTCTCTTGCTGTATAGTATTATTTCTGTCAATACTCTGTATGGCTATTACACCATACAGAGCAAAATATATTATTTTTTCTTAGCTGCTTTTAATGAATCTAATTTCTTCTGGAGTTCTTCATCTTTCATCTTTTTATCCAGCCGCTTCATCTGAATATCAGTGGAATTCTCATAAGCGATTCTTGTACCGTCAGCCTGTTCTTTTGTTTTTTGAACGCCTTCACGAACCTTTTCAAGCATTCTATCTTCTTCTTGACTTGAAGTGCTTGTGGCAGATTGTAAAGATTTTACGGTTTCTGCAGCCTCTAGTGTGAATACTGCTTTATCCTTTTCTGCTTTTAAAGATTTAATTTCTTCCTGCAGAGCTGTTAAATTTTCTTTCTGTACATCTCTATTCTCTTTTAATTCTTTCAGAGTTGTCTTAATCGTTTCAATTTTGTCCGTGATTTCCTGCTGTCTTGCAAGATATACTTTTGCACCTTCGTCATCATTTCTATCAATACAGGATGCAACACTAAGATCCATCTGCATATTCTCTTTCTGCAACTGTCTTAATTGTGTTTCATAATTCTGGATTTTACCCTCGACCTGGGTATATAAAGAGTTTGTTTTGGCGTAAGTATCTTCCTTCTTCCAAATAATAGAATTATAGTAGGCTTTTGCTCCATCTGGCGTAGATGCATCATTGCCAATGATTTCATCTGCAGTTCCTGATGCTCTCATTTTTAGTCTCTTACCCGTTTTAGTTGTTGTAAAAAATACAACTGCCGCAATCACAAGAATTACGATAATCAATACTGTCATAGTTAATCCCTACCTTCGTCAATATCAAGTCCAAAGTTTTTGAATAGTTCTGTCATACCACCCATATAACCAGATCCAAGAGCCTGGAATTTGAATCCATCACCATATTTATAAAGCCTACCCATCTCAACGGCATTGAGCTTTTCAAAATTCTCATTTTCAGAAAGATCATATTCCCATTTTGTTGTCGGATTGTCATAATCACAGATCATCATAGTTGCGTTATTAACCATTCCAAAATTCTGTAGTCTCTGTACAGCTCTGAAAATAGTAAGGCAAATTGTGAAGTCTGTTCTATCTGATGGAAATGTATCTGCATGAATAATAAAATATTCATCATAATGGTGTCCGTCAAAAGTAATTCCCTGAGAATCGTCGCCAGTAAGATTGTCTCCAGAATATTCTACCCACGGATATCCACTACCATCACCATATGTATTATAGTTTACAATATCTTTTGGATAAGCTACTTTTCGATCTGAATTTGTAAGAAATCCGTTAATATCAAAATCAATATCTGATTCACCTGCATAACGATTCTGATCCCAATTCACACCAATAAAAAAGTTTTTGATTGCAGTTCCATCTTCTTTTGTCATACTAATTTTCTGATTTTTACTCATATTAATTACGTTTGCCATAATTATGTATTCTCCTTTTTTTACTATTATTTATTATTTAACCAATCTTTATATTGTCTTAGAAGTTCTGTATACAATTCTTCATCTGTCATTTTGTTCATGTTTTCTACTGCAACAAATCCGGTATTATCGCATTTTCTACTCTTCATATTATCTAGAGATTTTAGATAACTAAAGTTTTCATTGCCAATTCCAACAAACTGTACAAACATATTGTAATTAGAAAGCTCTTTCACAATTTTATTTGTTTCGTCTGTATCCCAATTTTCACCATCTGTAATAAAAATGATAAATGCTGGAATTGTACTTGGCTCAATGTCCTTATAATAGGAAACAATATCTTTCAAGACTGGAGCATAATTAGTTCCACCCATGCTCATACGAGAATTCATCATAATTTTTCGAACATAGTTCTTATAATTATCAATTGTCACTGGTTTCAGAGAATCAAAATCATTTGAAAATAGCCAAGATTCTAACTTACCATCATCATCAAATTTAAGAGCGATTGGCAAAAGTCTTGTAATTACATCTTGTACAGATCCATTTCTAAAAAGATTACCCATACTTCCAGAATAATCCATAGCGAGCGCAACCCTTGCTTGATGCTTAGTCATATCAATTTTGCTTGATTTCGACATATTAATTAGCACATTATTTAGATTTTCTGCTGACTTAGACATGTCAATTACAACTGGCTGCGCTGCATTTTCTTCATGTACCACAGCGGATGTATTATCCGCCATAGTATTTGTTGTTGAAGTCTTTTTTCCAAAAAGTTTGTCAAATAGTCCCATGATTTTTATTCTCTCCTTTGATAAATAATTTTCGAATAACATCAACCACGATTACCGTGAGTGATAGTCCAATGATTGCGATCCACTGACTCATATTCATTGCTGTTACCTGGATAAGTCCACCGAGTACATTGCATAAGGCAATAGTTCCAAGTACAATACCTGCTGCAATATATACAAATGTTTTATTGTTTTTCAGTCCATTGAGCAAATTAATATGTTCTGTACGAATACCAAATCCATTGCATACAGACATGATGCAAAGCATTGCAAATCTTGCAGTCATAGCTTCGACATCTGTTGTAAATAATTTTGATACTGGTGAAAACATAAGAATTCCATATAGTACAATAAATGTTACTGTGCTAATAGTAATTCGTTTCTTTGCACCTCGAATAAACAATCCAGAACCCTTCTTAATTGGATTCTCTGTCATATATTCAGCTTTCGGAGGTTCACCGCCAAATGATAATGAATTAAGTGAGTCCATGATAATATTGATAATCAGAATCTGAACGGAAGCTAGTAATACTCCGCCAGATAAAATAGGAAATAGAATACTTAAAATAAGAAGTGAAAAGTTAATTGGCAACTGAAACTCCAAAAACATCATGATATCGTGCATAAATGTTCTGCCAAGTTCCACACCTCTAATAATACTTGCGAAGTTATTGTCTGTTAGAATAATATCGGATGCTTCTTTTGCTACATCAGATCCAGCATTCATACCGAAACCTACATCAGCTCGTTTTAATGCTGGACTATCATTAACCCCGTCACCTGTCATAGCTACTGATCTACCAAGCTCCTGTGCTAATGTTACAAGTCTCAGTTTTGTATTAGGTGAGCATCTGGAAATTACTCGAAGTACAGGAATAATTTTCTTGACTTCATCGTCAGACATCGCTTCAAACTGTGCGTTTGTAAGGGCAAGATCACCTTCTTTATAAATGCCAGCTTCCGTAGCAACGGCTACTGCAGTTTCATGACAATCACCGGTAATCTCGATAACCTGAATGCCAGCTTCATGAGCGACCTGCACAGCCTTTGGAACCTCTTTTCTTACTGGGTCAATGACACCGATGATTCCGAGAAGTACCATGTTGTCTGGTAATGTATTCTCCACCAGCGGTGAATTAGAAAATGTAAGAGCGATACAACGCATAGACTTTTCAGTTAAAGCCTTAATTTTGTCATACAGCTTTTTCTTGTCATCCCCACCAAATGGAATGGCTTCTAAATCTAGCCAATGCGTACAATGCTCGATCAGTTTTTCAGGTGCTCCTTTATAATATGTAAACGATTCGCCCCAGTTATATTTGCTCTCAAAAGCAGAATATTTATTTTCACTACTAAAAGTTTGCTTCTGAACTAATGGATACTTTCCAAAAATATCTTCACATTCTTTTGGATTAACAAGACTTAAAACTGCTCTGTCAATGGAATTTCCACCTGTGATATTATTCTCTGAATCATATGTAGCACTGTTGTTTAAGCAAATATTATTTACAATATTTTTCCAAAGATCAGAACCATGATCTACTTCATTACCTTGTCCATCAATAATAGTTACAGGCGTCATAACACCAGTCGTAAGCGTCCCTGTTTTATCAGTACAAATAAGATCAACGTATGCTAACTCAGGAATCTTATTAGGATTTTTAGCAAGAATGTTGAACTGTTCCATTGTCTTAACATTCTGTTTTGTAACAAGCTTGATAATTAATGGGAGTCCTTCTGGAACAGCAGCTACAATGATTGTTAGAGCAACCGAAATGTTCTGTGCAATCTTTTGGATAACTTCTAGCACACCACCATTGATATATTCTCTGAATCCAATATGCGCAATATCCGTTACCATCAGTGCAATAAACGTGACGACTGCAGCAATCGTTCCATATCTCGAAATTGTATCACAAAGTTTATCGATCGCAATCTGAAGTGCTGTTTTAGGCGGCTCAAGTGTCTGCATTTTTACAAGTGTGTCACCATTTATGGTGTTTACGCCAACTTCGCCTACGATCATCTTTCCTTCGCCAGACAGAATCGTTGTTCCAGCAAATAAACTATTTTGATTCGTAAAATCATCGGTGGATGTTGATTTTTTGTATACATAACCATTAATTGGAATTTTCTGACATTCTTTACTTTCTCCGTTGATAGCAGCATTGCTTACAGAAATTTTACCCTCAATAATATATCCATCCGCGTAAATTTCCTGTCCAGTTCCAATACAAACCACATCACCAACAACTAAATTATCTTTGTTGATTGTCTGAACTTGCCCATCTCTGATAACATCACAATACCTAGTTGATGTCTTTGCTCTTAGTTCTTGTGTTGCTTTTTGAATACCAAGCGCCATTTTTACACCAATATATGTACATAATGAAATAACTAAAATCACCATGATTGGTTCTGAAAATGATGCCAATCCAAATACTGCAGCGAAAATCTCATATGCAGATAATGCTAATAACAGCATTAGCGTTTTATCACCAAAGATATTTTCAATCGCAAATTCATACCACTTTTTAAGTTTTGGTTCTGGTAGTTTGTTTGAGCCATATTTTTCCCGACTCATTTTTACTTGTTCGTTTGTTAGTCCTTTCAATTTTACACTCCTTTTCTATTTGTTTTAGAACATTTATAACAAAGATAGTCCAAAAATAATAATGACCATCTCAGTCATCTAAATTGTTATTCTCTATCGAGCAATGTCACATTCGTGAAAATTTAACAACATCTGATATTTATATTCTCCAAATCTTTTCTTCCAACGTTCTTTAGATTTTTCTGTTGTCCAATTAAAAGGCGCCATATGATAGTTAATTAGAAAACACATATCTGCAACGTCTTTATAAAATATTTCTGCAAAATTTTCTAAAATCATATATGAACCAATTGAATCATGCCCGTAATAATGCGCAACTCCATCATCATCTAATTCTTTACAGTACAATTTCCCATAATCATGCAATAACGCTGCCAGATTATATTTTGACGGATAACCATATCTTGAAAATAATTCATGTGTATTCTTACAATGGTCTGCAAGTGTCGAAGTATGATGTAGATTTTGCTGATTGAATCCTTCCATATTATCAAACATTTTCAACACATCTAATCTGTTCTTATTTTTCATATAATAGTGAATAATTCCTTCGTCAAAACCCTCTTCCATGAACGGAATCTGGAATTTTCTAAGTTGTCCATCTAACACTTCTTCAGGCACAGGATGTTGCCTGCCCAGGTTATCAATTTTACATTGCCTAAATGGTTTTGGAATTAGATAAACAATTTTATGACAATTAATACCTTTAATATTTTCAATAATTGCTCGTCTCGACTTCATGGTAATATTGGTTGCATCAGCAATTACATTTTTATTATTCTCTAAGTTCTCACGAATTTTTTTATGAAATATTTTAAATACTTCTTCATTGTGATCCTGATTTTCATAATCGCCAGTTAATTCTTCTCTGACAGAATCTGATGATACGATAACTGTATTTTCGTGCTCCTGTGCTAATTGCTTGGCAATGGTAGATTTTCCGCTTCCACTCAGCCCGCACATAACCCAAAGCGTAGGTTTATTCATTCAGTTCTCCTATCCATTGTGTTTTAATAAATATTCTCGACTGACATTTTTAAAACTCTGCTGTCCGTCCTGAGATCTATAGACGTATCCTTCTCTTCGAACTTTTGGATTAATCTCACTATATCCATCAGCTTCGAGTTTCATTTCTTCCATTGTTTTAGGTAAATAATATTCTGTAGAAATAATCGGCACATGTAACAGATTATTACCATCACAAAAATCTGCCATCTCTTTCGTCCCTACACGATTACCTTCAATAATAAGATTAAATACATATAACCTATTCTCTTTAAATTTATATGGATTACCCTGTACGTCTCCAACTCCTTCACCCTGTAGCACAACTCGATCATAATTATTCTCAATTGCCAATTTTGTTAATACGCTTTCAATACCGTATTTATCAGCAAGCTCCCAATAAATATTAGAGTCGTGATAGCATTCCTGATTTTTATCTGCTTGTCTGACATTTCTGCTACAAACAATAAATTCGAATTTATCCTTACCTTTCTTCTGCCGGTTTATAGCGAATGTACAGGAAGTACCATCCAATTTTTCTGTCTTAATCCATGGATTTTTATTCTGCAAGTAAAAAGGAGCATTTTCAATTCTCGTTTCGTCGGTTTTAACAATCCATTTTGGAAACTCCTTTGGATTATCACGTTTCTTTCCAAGAAAGAAGAATAATAATTTCTTTCCCCACTCACGTTTCATTAACCATCTAAACCATTTTTTCTTTGCGAGATTTTTATGGCGAGCTGCCATAGATTTGAATTTTGCATTTGGATCAATAGAATTGCTTTTTCGTTTGACATCTTCTTCAGAAGAATATGTAATTTTTAGATCTTTGCTGACATCATCACCAATATTTTTTCCATCTAGTTCTGGAAATAGAGATAATGGAAGTGCTAATCCTTGACTAATTACTTTAAACTTTCCAAGTTTCATCGTCTTGACTTTATATTTCTTGTTTGTCAGAAACTCGAAACGTTCATCATTTTCAGGACACTTGCTATCAATTTCAATATAAATTGCTAAATCACCAGTCTGAAACTCACCTTTCTTTGCTACACAAACCCATCCTAACACTCCAATGAGTTCAATATTATTTGCTCCTTCAATTGGTTTTACCCATTCAATTTTTTCAATATGGGCTAATGCTCTTTCCTTATTCTCCAAGTCCCTCTTACCATTAGTAAGTAGTGCGCACTTTATCCTATAGGAACTTTTCTATTTTGTCCTTTCTATTTATATATCATTAATTTTTTCTCTTATCCAGACTCCAATAATTATAAGTCTGTTAACAAGTTCTACAACTAAATCGCTAGTTCCTCATTAACATAATTCCCACCAGAAATCATATAATTTATGAGCCATATTACCTTTATGTAATTCGCCCTTATGTCTACGAATCTTTCTATTTGATTGCTGCTTAAAATATTTACTACGTTTTCCACGATACCATCTTTTATAATATGGTTTAGTGTTCTGAACATAGCCATATCCATTAATCCAAATTTTATCCATATATCCAACTGGCGCAGGATAATAACCGCCAGCAATTTCATATAGGTGCTTAAGATTATTTTGATGCTTCAAATATCGCTCGCGTTTATTTCTTCTCTTTTTATTTGATTGAGTTTTAACAACATTTCCCATTCGAGAATATTCATTGCAGTATCCCATATATCCTACTTTTCCACCAATCTTATCACACCAAATAGCTCGACAAATTTCCTCTTGTGACAAATCATCAAATATTTCAGACACTTTCATATAATCTTCATATCCATAAGGACAATCATGGCACAACATTTTATTCTCCATCATACTTTTCTGGCAAAGGCATCCATGCAACGACTTTATTTCTTACAGCCATTCTTCGTCCACCTGTACCATAGGAATACCATGTTTCTTCATCTATATTCCATTTAAAATCTCTTGTTCTTACACATTCTGCAATGAAATAAGCTCCATTTTTTGTTTGAACAAGAACTTTTTCAGATAACCATCCTCTTGAATGTTGCGAACAATACGTCTCTTTCATATCAGGATATTTTTCTTTTAATGAAATCCAATCATTTTTATCCATAATGATCCCCTTTAAATTTGTATTTTTGTATAATTACTTATTCTCCGAAAGAATCTGGACAAGCTTACAAAATTTCAAATATTGCATCTTTCATAGAAGATGGAATCATAAATATATTTTTCTTATGCGTAACCTCGTACTCTTCCTTGCCATCTTCATTTGTTACAACTCTTGCTGTAAGAATCTTTCCTTTTTTAATTTTTACACTGTCTTCTTTTTGATCTTTGAAGACTACATCTTTAATAAATTTAATTGTCATAATGTTTATTCTCTCCTTCTATTGAAAGAAATGTCGGTTTCATTACTAATCAAATTGCGGAGATTTAATTTCCTCTTTAGAAACATATCCTAAGCAATATCTCTGTTCTTCTCTCATGGCATCACAGATTCTCATAATCTGTGAATATCCATCTGACTGACTTTCTGTGCATTTTGCTGCAATTTGTTCAATTCTCTTAATATATTCTTCCATTGATTTATTCTCCCATACTACTTCAATAAATTTGCAATCTCATCAATCTCAAGTTCCGTTTTCTTATCATCAGATAGCAGCTTATCCAACTTACTCTCCATCTTCTTTAAATCTGCTTCCTCTCTCTTTAGACCGGACACTTCTAACTTTCTTTTAATATCCTTAATCCAAGCCGTTACGCTGTATCCTGAAATTTCAAAATCAGACATTCCAAGGTCAACTGCCGACATAAGATATGAATTAAGTCTGATAAGTAACAACACTAATGCATCATCTGAACATACATTAAGGTTGATAGTCATTCCATCCATATTGAGAATACAATTTGTCTCAGGAACAAATCTAATCTTCTTCTCAGAGATAGCTTTTCTCTTATCCTCAATCTGTTTCTTTAATTCTAAAATTCTATCATCATTTTTACTCATTAAATTGTATACTCCTTTTCATATTCTCTTCCATTTGCTAAATACTTTTGTATATACATAGGTTTCATTGTTTCAAAAATTTGTTCTATCGTAACAGGGATCATATGTTTTTCTTCTATGTCGTTATATGGATATCGGTTTGACTTAACCGTTTTAGATGTAATAGGAAATATGTCAGTTACTTTAACACGTTCTTCATATGGACCGTAATGCATATATTCCATTTGTATTTTATAGATAATATATAAATTATCATCCCGTTTATAAGTCTCAAATACATATTTATTCCCACTATAATATTCGCTTATAAAACGAATGCTTCCCCAGTAATCGTCTTTTTTAAATTCATCAAGTGTAAAGTATTTATATTCGTCTTTGCTACTATCATATGGAGAATACTCAGATTCTCCTTCCAATTTATCAAAAATGTCTGCATACTTTTCATTGCACTTATCATCAATACATTTGATAAATTTATTCTTTGGCATCGACCTATAATGCTCAAAATAACTACCTTTCCAAAACCAAAAATGTTTACCTTTATTTTTCCAATTTTCATATCTATCATAGACATCAAATTTACCCATATAAATCCAATTCTCATTATCCTTGGTTAAATATGTGGCACCTATAATTAAGTCTTTTGCTTTAACACATTCATTATTATGGATAATCTTATTAAACTCACTAATCTCTTTATAATCAGGTGATTCTACTGACATAAGAACTAAATCTTTGCCGTCCCATCCATATACAAATTCTCCTTCAAGCCCCTTACCCTTGATACAATTTGCGTTTTCAAGAATGTATAATAAATTCTCGATAGTAATCTCAAATTCAAAGCCTCGTGGATCGTACACTCTACAATAAGCATGTCTGTGATCCCAACCTGTAGAATAATCACCTGCTTTTTTATTAAGCACAAATCCTTCGGTTGGAATATTATCATATTCATTATTTGGAATATTCTCATCTCGCCAACCATTCCATGAAGCCTCTTTTCGCAACTTACCCTTTTCGTCATAGTAAATTACATAAGCAAGCTTTCCTGTATATGTTCCTGAACGATTCTGATAACCAACATTAATTGTTTTAGGGATAAAAATACTACTTCTCAATCGTTTTCCTCCTTTAGTTATTCTCTATTACAAAGTTACCCTACCAATATAATTCTTCATATCTCGGATCAACAAACAACTCTTCTTTAGGTCTTGGGTCTTTTAAATTATCATTGCCAATCTTAAACTCACCACCGTAATAACCATTCCAAGAACCACAACCCCAAAGTTCTAATCGTCCTTTATGAGTAATAGAAACAATTCTATAAGCTGGCTTGTCACAACATTGCCAGTAACTAACGACAAAGCAATTATCTTTTGTTACATTCTTTAGATATTTCGGCACTTCGGGCCACAAGTGACATTCATTGTTAATTCCTTCCAATGTTTTACCTTCATCCAGCATCATGTTGGCTTTTTCTGATCTCTTGTGTGCCTTTTCATGTTCCAGGCACCATTCTTCTGAACTGAATAGTTCACCACAATAATCACACTTATATCTAATTACTTTCTCCATAATTACTCCTAAGTCTTATCTAAACACACAATATATCCATTCATTACTTCATAATAATACCAAGCATAAGGACTAATTCCTTCATTCATAATTTCTGCCAGTTCATCTGCTTTTTCTTGATGGTTATGTGCTTCATTTATTATAACTGTTTTTTGAGAATCAAAATAAAGATTATCAACTTTACGCATACAATATGCACATAATTCCAACTCACTGATATATTCCTTTATAACTTTTAGCATCTTTGGAATGTTGTCTTTAAGGATCTGTTCATTTGCTAATTCTGATGGATACAAAACATACAAGTCTTTTTCACATGGAGATGAAAGGATTCTTTCATACACTAGGTCTGATCGTAGACAATATTCACGTATTCTTTCTTCAAACACCAATTCGCTTTACTACTTTGTAATCATATCCCAAAATAACAATTCATCTCTCTTCAATGTAATGTCATAATCTTTCCACTTCTCCATAAGTTTTCTTGTGTCAAAACCATGTGAAACTACAATTGCATAACCATGCGGAGTTTTGTAAGTTTCAATATATTTCCACGGAATATAAGTATTATAAATATCAGCAACAAATTTCTCCATTAGAGTTCTATCGTCCACATCGAAATCAAACAACCATTTACTCTCATCCCGATTCTCTACTTGCTGCGCAACAGAAGCTAATGTACGATTCAGCTTTGTCACACTTGGTTTATCTCTAAGCAATCTAATAATAAGTTCTTTCATTATCTTTTCTTCATTCCTAGAATTTACAGACCGATACAATCTTGTCTGTTCGCCTGGAACTCCATCTGCTGCAAATTTATGAAATTCTTCTACTACTTTATTTTCGTTTTCTTTGTATTCCAAGATAGTCTTTGCACGTTCTTTGAAATTAAGAACATCTTTATTGTCCTTATTTCTTGAACGAATTAGATATACATATAAATCAGACATTATTATTCACCTTTCTATTTAGTTAATCTCAAACTGCTTTAGTTTTTTGAACAATTTTCTTTCTTGCAAACGAATAGACTGTCTAATCTCACATAATTTAATCTTGTTCTCCTGTATTTTTGATAATATACAATCTACGTCTTTGTCATATTTTTCAACATCGATTACTGCATCAGGAAATTTGTAATTAGATGAAACAAGCGTTTCTATGATGTTGTATTTATAACAATCTAATTCTTTTATAAATGTAAAACTATTCAATTCGTCATCGTCAAAATAATAATTTCTAATATGTTCTCTGTTAAGTGTTATATTACCAATTTTAAATACAATCCCTTCAGAATTAGCTCCTAGCAAACAAACATCAAGATAACTTGGGTTTAAAATTTCTCCACAAATACCATAAATAAGACCATCTTCTTTTTTCGCAGATAAAACCAAATAATATGTGTTTCTTGCATTATTATAATAAATACATTTTTCTTTAATTTTCATAATTTTCACCGCTCAAACACGAATTATCAGCAAAATTATTACCATCCATAATTTCACAGATATTCTTAATCATATCCATCACTTCACCATAATCACCACCAAAGGCATTACCTGTGGTTTTGATCTCGTAAATATAATTCTCTGGTTTAATTGTATATTCTACTGGATAGCCATGATACAGAACTGTACCTTTAGGAATTGTTACTGTTGCATATGTGTCAAGATAATCTCTTTTTAACTCTTTCAGATAAGACTGACATCCTTTATTGTATGTTTTACAATTGTCTCTTCCGATGTTATTAACTTCTACGATACGTTTAGTTTTCTTAGAATAGTCCTTATATAAGAATTTATTTACAATAAGTAGCACACCATCTACAATTCTGTAAACATCTTGATACTCTGTGTTTGCTAATACTTCCATTTATTCTTCACCATCTTTCCACACATAATACTTATTCTCCATCTTCTAAAATCTCAACATCGACACATAACATATCATGCAGATTCTTAATCTGTTCTTCGGTCGGTTTCTTCCATGGCATCATATCTGTAACATCAAAAACCATCACTCCACACAGTTTGATTCTTGCAATTGTTTTTGGTGGGCAATATTCTACGACTTTTGGCATCGGAATATCGCAACTTGTTTTTGGTAATTGCGATTTCTGTGAATGCTCAAATGCTCTCAATTCATCTTTTCCAAGCCATTTTATCCAAGCACCGCAATCATCACAATATAATCCGGTATTATTGCCTTTTACTTCTGTATGTAATGATGTGCTTCCACACTTTCTACAACAATTTTGATACATAATCTTCACCTCGCGTCAAATCAATTTATTCTCTACCAATTCGCCAATGTAATAATATCTGTCAATTGATTCCTTATCTCCAAGAATCCATCTGTCGCACTCAACTTCTTCCATTTCATCAATCCAACTATCCCAATTATCTGCAATGAGCTGACAGAATTTTTCACCACTTCCACGCAAGAAACATCTGCCAATCCACTCTGCTTTCATGCTTCTATCTGGATAAACCAATGTAAAATAGATTCCATTTTCAATTAAAGCATCTCTTACTTCTTTGTGGCTACTTACAAAGATATAATCAACTTTTCCAATATTCTCTTTAATGTACTTAATATAATTTTTTGGAAATTCAGGATTGCGATACTTTTCAATTTTATCTGAATTGGTTGGATCATAATCATAACACCAACTGAACTGACTGCTATCGCTATCAAGAATCTTATATCCTTTTTCATTTAATTTTTCAAAGGCATATGTCTTGCCACAAGCAGGAAATGCACTAATAATTTTTGTTTTCTTCATAATATTCTCCTTCCTAAGAAATCATTTCAGGATAGAAATCATATAAATAATCTCCAAATTCTCCGCCAGTATCAGAACCAATTATCTTCTGCCAATGATTTATCCATTCCTTACCTTCTTTTGTTAGTATGAATTTTTCGTATTCCTCTTTAAGTTCTTTTTCTTTTGTAGTCATTATTTATTTTTTATCCTCCAAATGAAACAAAACTTTCATATATTAATTATTGTTATCTATAACACAATTTCATTTTCATTTTCGCACTGTGGACAAACAATAATTTCATAAACTTCTATTCCGTATATACCAATTTTAGTACGAATATTTACATCTTCATTGTCAAAAGAAAATAAACATCCACAATCTTTACAACGTATTTTGCGCTTTGTTCCTTTTTCAATAATTTTAATCATAATTTATTTCCTATATTTGTATTATCGACAATAATCCATCTTGTTAATTACCTTCTGCAAAGCATCACAACATTTCTTGTCAATTTCAAATGACTCTAAAATGTTGATACCGGCTTCTTCAATCCCAAGATCCATACCACCAGCTCCACTAAAATAACTCTTTGCTGTAATTTCCATATTTAATTTTCCTATTCTGTGAAATTATTTGAGCGAACACTCATGAATTATTTATTTCTATCTAAGACCTGTGTAATATCATAACATATTAACGAATTTATATCCCAAGCACAATTTGTGCATAAATCTACTTCCGTTGGTTTTACCACATCAAAACACAAGATTGTATTGCCGCCAGATTTATCATTCGCTTTTTCTTTGTACTGAAAAGGTAGTACGTACTTCGTGGTTTTCGCTTTTTTACCGCAAATATCACAATATTCTTTGATCATATTTTCTCCTATGAAAGTGCAAATTCTTAGTTAAAATTTTTCATCTGAATTGAAATTCAAATTCTTCTTTGTGTATTTCATTTCAGCTTCTTTATAAGAAATATGTTTTTTCATAAAATATCTGATACATTCAGCACAAAAATCCACATCTGCTTCCTCAAAATCCGAATGCTGCGTTGTCTCATCATATATCAATTTTTGACATCTATCACATGTTTCTCTCCATACCCACCAATTCCCATTCGTGTTTGGAGTTCCATCGTAATTTACTTTATGTATATTGGTTTTCATTGTTAAAATATATCTCCAAGCGTCTTACTTAAAGCTTCCTTCGCAGCTTTCGTTCTTGATAATTTTTCTGCTAACTGATTCACTGCTTCTTTAATAATAGTTTCCTTATTTTCTTCTAAAAATGACTTGATGTTATCATTTACCATGTCTTTAATTTTCTGAGAATATTGATAAGCACTTACATTGTCATTTCCAATTAATTGTTTCATACAATCTTTTTTAATTTCTGCTACAACTTGAGATCTAACATTGTTCTCTATCGTTTTCTTAATTTGATCATCATCAATACTGATCCCAAACTGAACTATATGTTCCATAATTACCTCCACTCTTTTCTACAACCACAATCTGGAAAGAAGTTTTCTACATCTACAATGAATTCATCGTAAAAACACATTCCGTGTTCTAAATCATTCATCCAGTTAATTAATTCTCTTAGAACCTGTATAAAGTTTTCTTCTCTGCAATAGTAAATTTGTCCAATATCATAATCATCTTGATCGCAAATAGTCACGGTAATTGTATATGGTTTATGCCAATCATCACCTTTACTTGCAGTCAGAAGAATCCATGGTCTACCACAGAACCACTCATTGCAATCAAAATAAACTGCTCCATACACATTTAGATATTCAATATAATATTTCTCACTCTTATGATAATGTCTCTCAAATTCCATACTCACCTCTTAATTGGATACGCTGCATAACATGCTTGTTTGATATCAAAAGAATCATTATCATTCATACTTCTTTTATCCTTTCTTTGACAGCATCCCATGTTTCGTAATTATATTCTCCATCCATAGCAAATGTTCTCGGCATTATTCGTGCGTATACCAGCACTTCTTTTAATTCCTGTGGCATTTCTTTGTCGATGATACATCCATTGCATTTGTATCCTCGATTAGTTTTTAGATCGGATAAATTGAAAATTCTTAGGATACTTGAATTTGAAAAGAATAAAACAGATGTGTTATCACGACGGGAAAGAAGCAAATGCGATTCTTCTGGTAAATCTTCTATGATTTTATTTAATAATTCTTCTACAATTGTCTTTTTCTCCTGATCAAAACAGAAAACAGCGCTATGAAAATGTTCCATCTTTACACAATAATCAATTTGTTCTCTCAATGCCTCTTCCAACTGATTCATGATTCTTCTCCGACATAAACTAATTTTTCAATATATTCTCTGCCATCGCCTTTGAAGATTGGAATATTTTTATCAACAATCCACTCATTTTCAGATTTAGAAGCGTCTCTTAATTGTGTTGTTTCCATAATACCATTGGACTCAACAACTATCTTATTTCTTATACAACAACTTCCTCTCTTCTGGTATGTAGGGAAATCATTCCAATTGATACCTTTTTTCAACATTAACATATCCTGAATATCATTACTGGACTTCTCCTGTAATTCTCTATGCGAAAAATTAGCCTGTCCTACCATTTGAATTGAATTCCGCGAAGCATCTAGTTGCCTCCAGTAGAAACAATTGGTTACTTCTTCTTTCGGAATATTAAAACATCTGCAGTCGAACATTGCTCCTTTTATGATCGCATCCATATATCGGCTATTTAATTCATCTTCATTAGACCAAATAGTTTCGTAGAATTTTTTTTCAAAACATTTATTAAATACCATTGTAGCCATAGATGCCAGAATGCTGCAAAGTTTATCAACTCGATAGTTGAAGAAACAATCCGTATCTAATTTATCATAATCAACTAATAGCAGCGTAATTTCGTCACTCTGCTGGTAACTCATTTTACAACCCTGTACATTTTCGCAGAGATACTTTGCTGTTTCCTGCATAGATTTGATAAAAACTTCATCAAATGGTCTTTTAAATCCTTTCGTGAATGAATGTCCAGCTCTCATGTCAAGACGGCAAATTACTGGCGTTCTACGCTGAAGATAATACCTGTTCCTACTTTCATATTCTTTCATTCTATTACCTAAATCGTCTCGTACCATATTAATCCTCCGTATTATTATATTCTCTCATTCCATTTTCGAATTGCTTCGCATTTTGTTTTATCGTGTTCCTCTTCTTTTCTATAAGTATCTACACTACACGTTCCGCCTCTAGCATGACACTTATTGCAAATCACAAAATATGCAACTTTCGAATATCTTGTCTTTTGACCAATTCTTAATTTAGTCCACCCGCAGAACGGGCATGGTTTTAATTCTTTTTCTTTGATATTAATCATGTTTATCACTCCTATCAATTATTAAACACTATAACGTATTCATATTTTTTTGATTCATATTTATCTCTTTTTATATTTTTCGATATCTTCTTCTCTGGCAAATTTGATATAATTCCAATCTTCAGTATAATTGTTTCCGTCATTTGACCAAGATGTCTTGCCGTCTATGAATACCGTAATGGATTTATAATTGCGACACGCAAAATATCTTTTTGTCCATTCTTCATCAGGATAATTTCTAACAAACACCGGCGTATCTACAGGTACCATGCTCCAGTCAATTTCTGGTTCCTTATATCCAGAATTTGCCCATTTTTGAAAATCCATATCGCAATGATCTGAACTATAAAAATCACATTCATAACAATTTAATTCTCCACATGAACGCACTTCTCCATTTTTAACTCCACATGTATCATGATTAACAGCGATCTCAAAAATCGTTTCTGCTAAAACTAACTACCATATTTTATTCTCCATCAAAATAAACATTAACTGAATAGAACATTATAATCTTCCCTCTTCTAGTAACTTAATTAACCATTTAGAAAATGGATACGTTGAAAACAACATAACAATCGCTAAGATAAAGAACCATTCATGTATCACTGGAATCAGCGCAACAGATATAATAATAGGAATAAAATATACTGATAATGTTATTTTGACCACATTGCCCGTTTTTCTAGCTGCATTCTTAAATTGTTTTGATTCTATAATCTTATTTAATCTCTCAAGCATAATTCTCCTAACAGATTCCAGCTTCTTCAGCTTTAAATTTTGCGACCGCATCATATACGATTTTCTTTACAACATCTTTATCTTTAAAAATATTTCTATTAGATAACGGCAATGTACCATCGTAACTTTTTGAATAGTTATGTTTAAATCTATTAATATTTGTTTCAATAGGTTTGTTGTCGTATACAATATCAAAAAAGTTGATTCCATTTTCACGCATAATAAAATAAATACCGTAATGAACTTTTACATTTTTTAATTCTGCATTTTTGTAAATATCATATTCTTCTACACGCATATCCAAATAACTGTCATTGTCGTGTAAACAAATATATCTTTCTGCATCTTCACGATTGTCAAACACTTCTTCAATTGCATAATCTGAATACGTTCCAGATGTAACAATATATACTTTATTCATTTCGCCCTTCAACCTTTCTTATAAATATTTGATCCTTAATTTCTTCCCACGTTCTAGGACAATAATCAATCCAATCCATCATTGCACCAACATTATAAGCATAAGGAAGATTCCTAAACTTTTCCTCTTCTTTATTCTCTGTATTTAATTCTCTTACTTTATATCTGAGTTTTTCCAGGGATTCCTGATAGATAATGTCGTCGAAGTTGCCATGTGTATGACCATAGAGAAGGACTGTATCTTTATAACAACCATTCCATGAAAAGATAGGATAATGCGAAAGCACGATTTTTTGATTAATTCCGTTATGATTATCCATAAGTTCGAAATAATCTACGACTGATTCAAATAGCTGTTTTACTCTATAATCTTGTAAACCTTTTTCGTCATGATTCCCAACCACTAAAATTTTTTTAGATTTAAGTCTTGACATAACAGAACACAAATATTCATTGTCTTTGTTAGTTCCACATCTTCCAATATCACCTAGAATGAATGTTGTATCATTATTATTAACAACAGAATTCCAGTTCTTAATAAGAATCTCATCATGCTCTAAAACACGATGTTCAAAAAAATTCGTACATCCTATGTGTAAATCTGCAATATATCTATACATTACTTTTCTCCATTAATTCTTTGCAGACATGTATTAAAACCCGCTGTCCAACCACGATCGAAACTACATAAATCTTCATCTCCGTTTTCTTCTTTTGGTAGCTCCTTTAATGGACACCCTTTCATTAACTCATCCCACGAATCACCGGCATTGAAATTTGCATCATCATCTTGTACTATGCATTTATCTTCACTATTTAATAATAGACAATGTATGCATTTCTCTGGTGTGTCCATGACTAATACTGATTTATCCATATTATGTTCTCCCTCAATTCAATAATTCTTTGTCAATAATCTGGAAATTAGCTCTGTGAATATACAATGCTTTTCCGTCAATCATTAATTTTGTCGTTTTCGGCAGATCTTCGCATACCTCATAATACACACTATCACCAGAATAAGCACAAATCGGATCACCAAGCTGAGATTGAATTACGACCACACGAGCCTTGCCAAAATAATTCTTAAATCTATTGACAACGCTTGCAATGATAACATTCTCTCCAAGACTACCATCAGTTTGACTATTAATTACTTCTGGACTTTGAAAATCCACATCAGGATTTAGTCCTTTTTCCGCAAAGATCATTGTAGTACCGCAGTTCTCCACTTCCTTACCATCAATTGTAACCGTAACTACGCTAGACAATTTTTTCGTATAACTACCATCTGAATACGTTTCTTCTTCTACAATATTGGAATCCAGGTCAATTTTCTGTCCAGTCATATCCATGAATTTTTCACCTTCATTCGTATAGAACGAAGCATTATATGTATTACCCGTAATAGACCCATTGAGATCGTTTACTTCGCTATTCAACCCTTCACATCCAGTAAGACATGATACCGCAAGTGCCGCCATTATAATTCCTGCTACTAATTTTTTCTTCATATGTATTTTCTCCTTTATTTTTTTTATAAATGTCACCCGTAGCTATGACACCACGGATGACAAAATATTATTCTCCAATACTTACGATAGGAGTATTACTTCCCTGTACCTGCGGAACATCACCGCTCCACTTTTCAATCTTCTGCTTTTCGATAAGCTCTGGTGTAAGAGACTCTGCAATCTTTTTATTCGCTTCGGCTTCCGCCTCTGCTTTGATTCTTGTAGCTTCCGCTTCACCTTCAGCCTGGATCTTCTTCTGTTCGGCTTCAATTGTGGCTTTTTCTTTTTCCTGTTCTGCAGCAATAAGTGCTACTTCTTTATCCTTATCAGCCTGTACTTTTGCAGTCTTCGCTTCAATGTTAGCCAGTTCAAGTTCCTGCTGTGCTGTTACTTTCTTCTGGATTGCAGCTGCAGTCTCAGAATCGGTTACAATATTGGTAAAATTAACCGTATCAATAATAATGCCATATGGCTCAAATTTCTGTTTCAGATATACGTCAAGAGCTTCATTAAGTTCCTGACGCTTGTCTCCAAATACATCCGTAACAGGGAATTTTGCAGTAACTTCCTGTGTCCAAGCTCTCATTTTAGGCTTGATAAACGTATTCTTCACTGTCTCACCAGACTGGCCTTTAAACATTGTAAAAGTTTTAGTAATTCTATCTGGATCAAATTTGTAAGAGAACTCAAGATCCACAATAAGAGACTTACCATCAGATGTTGGTGTAGAAAAGCTCTCGTCTTTAGGTGAATCACCCTTATCTCCAGAAGTAAGATAAGACTGTTCAATTCCAATAGAATATGTAGTTACTTTCTTTGTTGGTGTAACAAAATGCCACCCCTGTGTCAGAACCTGATCAGAAATACCGTTGGAAAAATTGTACACGACCCCTACATATCCTGCTGGCACTCTCTCCATACATTTGATGCCTACGATTAGTCCTGCGGCCAATACTACTCCTAAAACAATTCCGCCTAATTTACCGTTTTTCATTTTTCTTCTTCTCCTTTTCTTTATGTTTTTCATCGTCTTCCATTGCTTCTAATGTATCGTCTATGATACGAAGTAGGAATTTTCCCAATGGCTGGAACAGAAAAGTCAACAGAAACCATAAAATTACTGTAACTAATACTGCTCCAAGAATCAAAATTGGATTCACATCATCACCTCCTCAAAGATTTATTCTCTCTTGCGAAAGACATATTTCATTCTACATTTTCAGTAACAGGATGCGCCTTATTATATTCATCCTGCTTCTTTAAACATTTTCTATAGTAATCCGTCGATTTTAAACTTTGATCTTTACTGTTTTTCAAATTATTACAATACAAACATCTGTAACGTTTATGTTCTTCAAGATCTCCTGCATCATACAACTCTACTACCATATCTTTTGTGCATAATCTATTGCAATCACAGCACGTAACAATATCTTCATATTTAATACCAAGTTGTTGTTCGATGATATCAGCAAAATATCCTAAAATAAAATGCTTTTCAATAAGCATATCTGTGATTTCACCGTCAAATAAATCTGCATCATACCATGGTAATGTTCTACTATAATTATAAAGTTCCTCAGATCCTGTTAGCATACAAGCCTTAAAGAATGCTGCTGAATAACCACCTGTTCCTGTATTCACTGGAACACTATATTCTGCAAATGCATCAAGTTTATAGTATCCATGAATTCTAAAAAGTTGATCACGAAATTCTTTTAAAAATTCATCTGTAACAAGCTTTTTGATGTTTTCTGGCATGTGATATTCCACATGGACATCTTTTCCTTCTCCTACTATGGGCATAATCATTTCCTCCTCTTCATCCAGCTGCTCCGAACACAGTCATATCTATATATACCGGTTCTTCAGGATGATAACCATTAGATACGTCATCCTCATATTTTTCTTTTAATATTGTATTTTTCTTTTCTGCGTACTCACGCATTTCTGAAATCGTAGCATCATCATATTCTACATGATTGTAGATATAATTATTGAGTTTCTGCCCTAACGAACGATTTTTATTTGCTGCATCAGTGCGTAAACCTTTTTCTGTTACTTCATATTTATATCCATGTTGCTCTTCTGCAAATTCCTGGGCGAGTTTTCTATCTTTCCAACGACTATATGTATTTGGGATTTCTCTGATCTCACTAGATCCATTTTGAAATTTACTTTGATAAAAGTCTTTATGCCTAATTACGAAAAGCAATTCATTTTGCTCTAAGATGCGATTGAAAGAAATGACCGTAGATTTATTAATCGGAATTAATTTTTCGAAATAATCTATACTGATTCCTCCAATTTTTCCTTTATATCTTCTCATATCATCACTACGGTTAAATGTCCCTACTTGACATGCAAAATACCTTAATAATTTATATTTATCGCATTTGCTATCAATATTCATAATCTTATGCATTTCTTCTCTTGTAATATCCGAGAAAAATTCGTTTCCATTATAAAACAATGCAGATAAGTCAACTATAAAATCTGTTGTATTGCACGATGTAATTACATTGATATATTCTTTTTTTGTAAGTTCATTAAATCCTTTTTTAATTGCATTTGTCTCGTATCTATTAACTTGACGGTCAAATATTTCAAAGCCAATAGAACTGTAAGATACAAAATATTTTTCTCTATCTTTTTGTAAAATATTTCGTAATCCACACCATACGGTAAACGCTTCGTCTGATAAATTCATATCTTCTAAAATCCTTTTGATAATGAATAAATTTTTCACTCAGTCTCTCTGTCTCTCCAGTCTCTCCTAAAAATTTCTTTCTTATTTTCCATAGTTGATAGCAACACATTTTGATGTTGTTGTATCGAGTCGATCTCGAAAAGTACCACACATTTCTGTGGTTGCGCCGAGAGGATAATTATAGATAATAATATCAGTAAAGATAATATATATCACTCTAACTAAAGTTAGAGCGTCTGTTCAAAGATGTATTTTTTCTTTTTAATTTGAGAATAATAATTTTCTATTTCATTTCTTAATTCTGGTGTGTTATCAAATAGCCAACATTTATAATTTGGGTTATATCTATCCGGAACTTCTTTTTTATATTTAAATCCTTTTTCTAGCAAAAACGTGCAAAGTCTCATTTTTCTACATATATACATTTGTTTCGTCTCTCTTTCGTTCTAAAAATATATTCTCTCCTGAAAACATTATCTATTCTTTTTAATCCATTCGTTAAAACTTAAATCATACATATTATTCATCCTGTATCCATTTTTAAGATAATCCAATAAATCTTGAATGAATTGTGATATTCCTCCAAGAGTACTAACCTTGTATTTATAGTTTCCTACACAGAATCCAATATATTCTAATGCTTTGTTGTACCCATATTTTCTCTGGTTATAAATCAGTTCGTGATATTCGTCTTCTGTAAAAGTATAAGTCTTGACTGTTTGAGTAACTTTTTCTTCTTTAATTTCCACGCTGCATCCTTCCTCAATTTAATACGCATAGTCATAAGATAAATAATATCCTTGATCAGATAGCTTTTTAAACAATTCAATGCGAGATCTCATATCGACCTTATCAACTTCATCTCCATCTAAAATTCTCTGGCAAATCTCAGTCATCTCTGCTGGATCAATCAGATGTAAATCTTGATCTTCTGAATCAAACCATTCTCCTTGTATAATAGGTATTCTCTTTCCACTATATTTTTCGATCAAATCTTGTACCAAGCCAATATTATATCCAGAATGTGATGTGCTGCCTCCGCCAATATATTCGATGTCTGAATCATCATAGTCAAACATCGTGGTTCCTTTATGGATGTGTATTTTGTACGATTTAAACCAATTGAACCCTACGGACATCTTTATACCACTTTACTTATTTTCCCACATATATGTAAGAAAATTATTCTTATTATCATCTTTTTTAAATTCCATATTATAATTTAAACATTCAATAGATATTTTCTTTTTCATTTCATTCCTCATTTTTTTTGATATTCAATTCTTCCCATTTATCTATAGTAATTGCTGCATCATGACAATTTGTAATATCAATTTGTATTTCACTTTCTTCACCTGTTTTAACGTCTTTTATAGTTGTGTATAATACAATTTTATCTATATCTTTAATTATCAAATTTTCTAATTCTTCTTTATTTGCGACCGTTTTTAACATATAATTAACCCTCTAATACTTCTTTAGGACAATACACAATCTGTTTACCAGCCTTTTGCGCTTTGCGAATCGTAGACCATACACCACCAGATTTTTTACCATCCCAAATTGCCAACAATACATCACAGTGGTCAACCATATATTGATCTCTTGCATTGTCGCAACCTTTGTAAAATTCATCGGATAATTCAATCCATTCGTCTGCATATTTTTTCATGTCATCATATAATGCATGTGACGAATTATAATCTTTACATGGTAGAACACAATGCAATCGCAACGGAATGATTTCATACACCTTCACTAACATAGCTACTGTTCCAAATGCAAAATCGATTCCTGAAGCCATACCACAATAGGTATCTAAATTCTCTCTCTCCAAATAACAAACTTCATACATTTTAAAGAGCTGTTTTACAATCCATTCTTCAATCTTTTCCCAAGCATCATCCGCTTCGTTTTCTGGAAGTCCAAGTCTTTCAGGTCTATGTCCTGTTAATGCTACTCTCATACTGTTTCTCCAATTTTTCTATATTCTGTATATACTTTATTTTCACAATAATAAAGATTGTAGTCGTTCTGTTCAATATACCACCATAATTTCTGATGCCCCGATCTTAGATAATCTCTGCAGTAATCTGTCGCCTGATAATGATCATCTACCATCTGGCGAAAGCTTAACTCGTCAATATTATCTGAATTGTAACAGTAAACAGCAATTTTATTGATTAGATCTTCCGTAAAATCTTTCGTTACCACAAAGACAACTCTAATAATTTCATTGCCAATTCTTTTGATGGAACGGAGCTGTTTAAGACTATGCAGATGATACACTACTCTGTTGAAGCGATTATATGAAACATTACTTAGATTAGGAATACTTGTATGTAATTCGATTTTTACCCTTAGTGCGTTAACAATATCAAAAAATTTGTTATACCAATCTTTATGATTTTCATAATCCCAAATTGGATCTCCGCCACCCGACAAAGAAACCCAATTGCAATTGTTCCTCTTAATCTCATCTGCTAGGGAATCAATCCCTTCCAATGTACTTTTAGGAATCTGCAGATTATTATTCTTGACAATACAATATGGACACGCATAGTGGCAGCCAAAGTTTGTAATCACGCTCAAATATTTATCCATCTCTACCTCCTATAAAAACAAACAGTTCATAATCTTATTTTCGATTTTCCAACGGAATACTCATATCAATATTCATAAGAATTTGTAGGATGTTCCATGGTTGTCCATTGAATTCCTTATCAATCTCGACCATTCTTTCTACCAACTCTGCAACAGGAATTGTTTTATTGTCGTTAAGCATGTTTTTAACATATAACAATGCAGTTTTACTGTCATCATACAATCCTGTCGATTTTAAATAATCCAAAATTTCCTGTTTTGTCATATATTTTTATCCTCCAGTGTTTGCTATTAATACGGTTTTTCTTGGTCTAAATTTATTTTCTCTACTACAATTCCTACAGCTTTTTTAAAATCATCAGAACTCCATCTTGCTTTTCTTTCTGCATGTTTATCATATTCTGCTATGATCATCATGGCATAATCCTGGCACCATTTTTCGGTTTATTTTCTTCTTCAATCTTCTTATATAATTCTCTTTCCAGATCTACAACGCCTTTAATATAACCGGCAATTTCATCATTCGATGATTCGTCTGTAATATCAGACACTTTCTGTCTAATCTGACGAAACGCTTCCATCTGCAATTCTTCTACTGTCATAATTACTCCTTTCCATCTTTAAATCCATCTCTATATCCTTTTTGATATCCTTCCATAAATCCTCTTTTATAAGCATCATCATACGTATAGTACTTTGTCTCTATTTGTTGTCTTTGATATTCTTTTATTCTTTGTGTAGCTTCTTCTGCATGTTTATCATATTCTGGCGATGTAATATGCTCGCATTTTTTAATATTTTGTGGCAACGACGTAGTATTGAATAGATTCATACGAATATCCTTTCTTTAAGATTTACATTTTATATTTTCTTACACACAATATTCTTTCACTTCTTCTCTCAGTTCAATATATTCGTCCATAAGATCAAGGATTTTATCCAGACTCTTCTGTTGAATACCACCGCATAAATGAGCGTCTAAGTATTTTGTTACAGCAACATTGTCATCTGACCCATATGTCATATTTACTTAACCCTATTTACCCATTTTTTGAATCGACGAAAATCTTCTTTTGTCATACAGATATCCGCATAGTAAAAATCTTTGTTACGAATAATAGCCCAGATCTTTCTCAGCTTTTCAAAAAATGTATGCCCCTGTTCTTTGTAAAAATTACCATTGGTAAATGCCATAAATGCGTAATCGTCAAAGTCTTTGTTATAGTCCAATTTAATATGGACACCCTCGTTACAACCACAGCTGCAACTTACAACCAATTCGTCGTTTTCAAAGTTTGTTAATACTGCCATAATTTTATTCTCCTTAGTTTGATTTATATCTTTTCTCTATACCACATTTTTTACAGCGATATGTTTTTTCATGATATTTTGGCATCGATTCTGGTCTCCTCCAGAAATCATAACCATAAACATTGGTATCAAATATCAATTCCCATTCATGTTTACAAAAACGGGATCGAATATAATTGATTAACCGTCGCATTTTATTATTCTCCTAATGTTTTCGATATAATTTTAAAATCGTCCTCTTGCATAATGATTTCAAAAACTTTCTGTAGAACTTCTAAAGCTTCATAATTCGTATACATTAAGTCTCATTCATCATTTAAAATCTTTGAAGGTGTCTCAGATAATTCATCTAAAAATAATTCAAGCAAATTATTTTCGAATTCTTCTGTAATATCATCTTTTGTAAAATTCATGACTCATATCCACCAATATTTTTAGGATATGGTGGAGATTCCCATTTAGCACCGCATGTATGACATTCAAATTTTTTATACTTCCAAATTGTATTTTTCTCCCAAAATCTCAACCACGAAAATTTATTGTTATTTTTATCATGTTTTCCATACCAAGTAGTCTCCCAATCCCAGACACCTTTAGAACTATGGCTATTATCACAACCAAACCTTTCTTTTTCTCCACAAAAACGGGAAAATGCCATATTTTTCAAGAATTTTATCTTCTGCTACAACAACCATAGTGTAGTCCTGACACCAACTTTTTCGCTTAATACTTACTAGATATACATTCAAAGTTTATATCCCCTTTCCTTACGATCAAAGATACGCTTTTGTTCACAACTTCCGTTTGGATATCTTGCAGGATTTTCTACCGTTTTCATACATCTGCAAAAATATTTACATGTATCACATTCGCAATTTTTATCGAACTTATGTTTTTTGTAATAATTATTACCCCAATTATTCTCGTTTAAAGGCAAACTCAATTCTTTAGAATATAAGCGATCAAATTTTTCCATAAATTCCTGAACTTCTTTGTTAAATTCAACTCTATGCGTATAATAATAATGGATATAATTGTCATCGTTCAAGATATCTGGCACCCAATGAGGGGATGACAATTTGTATTTACTTAGAACTTTAATGCCACAATTTATTCTAGTTTTGTCATTCAGTGACATTTTTTCCCCTCTCATATACCTCTCAATTGCTTCTTCATTAACACCAACTATTTTCATGAATTGATCTATATCAATATTTTTGTCCCTTAAATATCCAGGCAAACTATTATATATGTCAGTCATAAAACCCTCCTTGTCTTAAACAAATGCTATAACAATTTTTCGAGCCACAATATTTTCAAACTCTTGCGGAAACATTGATTTCCCATAGATGCTGTTTAGAAATCGATTTAATGACTTTGAATCTTTAAATTTATGACATGTTCTAAATTCATCCATGAAATACAGCGTTCCTACAGAGTCATTTCTTGTATGCAAGAATTCTCCATCTTTATTTTGTAATACAAAATACTACTCTCTAATTTCCATCTTCTTGCTAACCTTCACAAACTTCACCTCTATCTATATTTTCTCTTATCTTTCTTTTCTCTAGTACGAAGGATAAATTTCTTATAATCTTCATAGGATGCAAACTGAATATATTTTCCTTCCATAACATCAAAACACTTACTCTCGTGTGCAAGTTCGTATTCATTAGAAGAAATCACAATATATAATTCGATGCCAAATTCTTTTGCGTCCTTAATAACAAGATCAAAAAAATCCTTCATCTCAATTACATTATCAATTGAATAGCCAGAGTCCATTGCATCAAGTAGAATCCAGCGTTCATTCGATACGTTATTCTCTTCGTTATCATCTTTTAACGCGAGCGTCTTTGCCAACGCATTGAATCTATCTCCAGTATCACCAGTTTCAACAAATTTTCTTAACTTTGATGCAATCTTAGAAAGATTTAAAGAAATATTTTCCCCTTCAGAAGAACACAATGCTGTAGCCGTAAAAGAAAAATTTCCATAAAATATACTTTCACTAATAGAATTATTCCCACCGTCTTTTTCATTATCATAATAAAATACTGGTATATCTTCTTTTTTAAGCTCAGATTTAATATTATGTAGAAGTGTTGTCTTGCCAGATCCGTTACAGCCAACCAGGACTGTTAATCCTTGTTGAATCTCAATCTGCTTTTTACGACATGTTGAAAATCCTGCGTCATATGGATCACGCCATGTTTTGATTATTCTGCTCATTTACATTCCTCTCTATTCAAAAATACAAATTATACCATTATTATCGACACCTGCAGTCTCATCAAAATAAATATAGGGCCATGTAATCCCTGAAATAACGTCAAAATTCATATCATGTGTAGCAATTTCTTTATCGCCATATTTCTCCATCGCTTTCTGTAGTAGTTCGATAAAGTCCGAAATTTTATATACATTGTCTTTATCGAATGTCAACGCTTTTGTTATATGTCCATCAAGACATTCGAAATCTTCCTCGATAATCTTATTCATCCATATCTCCTCTACAAATTTTATTAGCATTTTCTTTACCGTACACAACTTCATCAGCCAGTTTGCGAGAAACACGGCTAACCTGTTTTAATCCCTCTCTGATAATTGTTCCGCTTGGCTGCTGATGATCTTTGATAAATCCGATCCACTGATCTTCGTTTAGAATGTTTCTTTCACTTTCATATACTACTGCATAGCCTAGTTCCCGTTTTGCAAGGCAAAGTGTGTTGATCATGCAGTCGATATCATCTAATACATCTTTAATCGGCATTGGTTTTTGTCCTCTCTTTATGTAAATAGTTATATGTTTCTATGTAAGATTATTCTCCTATGATCCGTTTATAAAAAGCGTTCTACAATTTATATTCTTAATAGGTTAGAATTGATTGTAGAACGCTCATGATGGTGAATTATTGTGGTTATTTTAGAATGCAAATCAGTCTAAATATGATTTCAGACCACTTTCAAAATATGGAATTGGTCTTCTCTTGAATCTGTATTTTTCAACCCTTGCATCGATAATAGCTTTTACTGTAACGTCATCAATTTCACCTGTTCTTGCATACCGATCGAATACAGAATATTTAAATCCAAGAGCGCTTTCATCAGAAGATCCACATAATCCATCTGACGGCGTTTTGTCAACCATCTTTTTCAGTAGAATCGTCTCATATCCAATAGCTTTTACTTCCTGTACTGTGAAATCCTTTAATGGTGCAAAGTCTCCTACTGCATCGCCCCAGCGAGTTTCCCAAGATAAGAGTGTTTCCGAAAGATTGCATGTATTAGCAACTCGTCCATTCATACTCTGTGAAATTGCATAAAGTGTTGCCATTCTGATTCGAGGAGGCAGATTAATTGATGTCTGTTTTGACCAATGATCACCAATTTGTGGTCTGATTTCGTGCTTTAGCGCAAGAATTGCTGGATGAATATCTACAGTACAGTATTCAATACCTAAATGTTTAGCAACTTCATAGGCATCTTCAATATCTGTCTGTTCTCCGTCTGGCATGAGCACACCTAAAACTCTATTCTTTCCAAGAGCTTCCACACAGAGAGCCGCAACAATGCTTGAATCTTTACCCCCTGAAAGACCTACTGTGGCAATACAATCTTTCCCATTCTGCTCAAAGAACATTTTAATCCACTCGACAATCTTATTTTTTGTTTCTTTTGCATCAAAAGTATACATATCTATTCTCCTCTCTCCTTTACTGATTTAATTTCCACAGTTCAACATGAGTATCAAGTTCATTAAAAATCTTCTGCATCATTGAATATACTTCGTCCCAATCTGCTCCACCACGATCACAGCCGATCTTATATGGCATAGCAATTGTTGCACTAAAATTATTGTTCCTTTCATGTGCTTTCCGACACATAGTTCTAAAACACTTTTCTAATGCTTCCAGAGAAGTATATTGTTTTCCGTCATATCCATAGTTATCTTGTGCAAAGAAATTACAAATCCACTGTTCATTACTTGGAATCGCAATCGATCCACAGTCGTATCCAATATATTTTGGCTTGACTGGTACAATTTGTACTTTCCCCAGCATATCCGATGATGCTACCTTTTTATATTCTTCGTATACATGTGGAAATCGCTGTCTGACCTGCAAAGCCACGCCAGATCCCATCTTTCCCATACAATTTACCTGATGACAAATAAATTTTGCATCCGTATCAAATAAATTTCCTTCGATAATTTCAATCATGATTTTCTCCATTCAGTCTTTCTCTGATTTCTCCAAAGGTCTGCTCTTTTACTAATTCTCCATTTTTAAAGATAAGTTTTAATTCATTTTCTTCTGGAATCGTATCTTCTGTATATCCATCATGGCATACAAAATTATTACCTTCTTTCACAACACGGCAAAGACCTTTATGTGATTTCTTTAAATTATTTCTATCCGTTTTTGGATTTTTCTGAATGGTATATTCTTTTCCATCAATTACACAATAGGTACTTTTCATAGCAAATCCAAATGTGTCTCTAGTTAGGCAAACCATTCCATCTTCCGGAGTACACATTGCTGAAAATGAGAATGCACCTACTCCAAAAAGGATCGTATCTGCAGCAAATCCAAGTTTTTCAAGCTGTGTCCAAATTTCTTTGATTTTACTGTACTGACAGCCATCTCCATAAATAATACCAATCTTTGGATTCAGCTCTTTATACCCTTTGGAATTTACACTTCCGCCAAAAATCTCGTACAGTTTCTGAACTGTTTTTACTGAAATTTCAACAATATCTCCACTATCAGGGCGTACAAGGAATTTACCATTATGCTCCTCAATTTCTTTCTTGAGTTTTGGAAGCGCTTCTTCAATAAGTTTCCAATAATCGAAAGTGTCAGAGACATAGCTGAAAGAAGTATTCTTGTACGTATCTGTCAACAGTCTTTTTAATAAATTCTCCTCGGTTTCACATACTGCCAAATTACTGCATACTGTTGCATGTTCCAGGCTAACTGCTCCGATTCCAATATGATTTTTGACGCAATCTGCATTGTACATCTTATCAATATACTGGGTTGCTGGAATTGTAGAGGTTTTGTCAAATGACAGAAGCCATGAAGAGCTGGCGTGGATACCGTTCTCGATGCCAAGCCCTCTGAATCCAAAATCTGCCATTGCCATTGCTGGATTTTTATTATCGGTTGTTTTTTCATAAAACTCGTTTGCGAGTGTTCTATATTTATGACCTACAGTTGCCCAGTTGCATGTCCCAAAAATAAAAGACTGCATAATGCATTCCAGCCATTGTACCGTCCATGCGAAATCCGGATGTGCGTTACTCATCTCGATACACGGGACTCCCATTGTTACAACAGATCCTTCTGGAAGAGCTTTGATCTCTACAGGTAAATACTGCAGATCCCATAATTTTTCGATACGTCCAAGATCATAACTCTGAGAACCGATCTGATTATCCAGATATTCTTTATATTCTGCAACAACCTCTTCTTTTGGTCTTTTGAAGAACGTTTCGTTTGCTAATTCAATCATATATTCCTTAATAAAGCACTGTAATCCAAAGAACACTACTTCATTCAGATTTTTAAACATTGACTTTCTTGGAGTAATATAGGAAGTTAATTTTGTAAGACCTGCCGGAAGAGCATCTGGATTTGTATTTTTATATGTGTCTGCCATCAGCATAAAAGAAATGTTTCTCATATTAGACCTCCATAACTGTGATTTTATCGTGTTTTCCTGTGAAAAGACTGTCTGTTGTAAATAATCTTTCAACTGTTCCATCTTCAAGTGATTTGATTAATGTTCCTTTTTCTCTATCAAGAACTGAATTTTCGGTATGTGATGCATAAGCATAAATTCTATCTACACAACGTTCTTTCAACGCTTTTGCACTATAATATAAAGAACCGCCATATGAAATGATGTCATCAATCATCAAAACTTTTTTACCTTTAAGATCAATACCGTTATCTCTGATTTTGAGTCCAAGAATTTTTCCTGTATTCCAATCTCGATTTTTCTCACCATAGCAATACGGAATGTCAGAAAACAATCCAGAATATCTTTTCGAACTACCGGCATCCGGAAAATAAAGAATAAGATTTTCTTTACTAATCTGCTCAATTACTTCATCAATATATTCTCTTGGATTAAAGACATATACTCTATTCAAAAGCGCTGCTCCAACATTACTATGAACATCAAGTACCTCTACTCTATCAAATTCGAGCCAATTAATAACATCAGCGAACCATTTTAATGTAAAAACCTCGCCCTGATCATGGATTCTGTCCATTCTGGCATTCGGAAGATAAAACATTGTAAGATCAATTGATTTAATATATGGAAAATTTTTTAAATGTTTTGTAATATAAATCAGCGTTGAAAGTTCTTCTTCTTTTTCATACTTCCATGTAATGTTGTTATATTTCTGATAAAAACAATCATCTAGTACGATTCTCTGTGTTCCATCTGGAAAGTGTTCTACTTTTACTTCTTTACTATTTAAAGTAATCATATCTCTATTCTCCAATCACATTAATCTGGCAACTTTTCATAACTTCGAGTGCTGCCTTATGTCTCTCTGGTGTAGATCCCGCGCAACAGCCTGCGTCTACTGTAATTTCCGTATTTGGAAACATAGCTTTAAGGACTAATGCATTTGAAATTACACATATATCCGTACACAAACCGACCAGATCGATATCACCATCTCCAATCCATGTCATATTTCTCCACTGCAAAATTCCAAAAGTACTTTTGTTTACATATCTGCAGTTAGGAACCTCAAGGTCGCTCACAACCTTCCATCCATTTGTTCCAAAAATACAATGTTTTACTGGAAGTTTTCTTCCCTCCGGAGTATTTAAGTAATCGTCATAATGCGTATCTCTTGTAAAGATAATTTGATCTCCACGATTATAATACTCTTCAATTTTCTTTTTCACATTCGGAATAATCGCCTGTGCTTCTTCCGATCCAAGGCTACCATTTACGAAATCATTCTGCACATCTACTACAATTAAAGTTCTCATTGTTTATTCTCCTCTCTTACTTCGTCAAATCTCTTTACCCAGTCCTCAAATGACACATCGTCTCCCACTGTGCCATCGTATTTACACATCCAATATAGAGTTTCCTTTCTCTCGTATTCCAAGTCATCTCTTAAATTATGAATAATTGACTGAGCAAAATCTTTCATGTGATTGTATTCGCTTTTTAAGACTAATCCAAACATTAAATTTCCTCTTTATCTTCTGCAAGTTTATTCCAGACACTTGCAATTTCTGACATCACTTCTTCTACGGTTTTGCCATCCGTTGAAATTCCTAATCTATCAAGATATTCCTTTAATTCAGACATCGTGTTTTCCATTATTTTTTCCTCACTTTCCAAAATTTTAGTAATCGTTACTAATTTCTAATTTCGATTCTTTTTCGAATCTGTCTACATATTCTCTGACACGTTCGTATGCTGCAGGAACACTAATATGTTCTTTCAGTAAAAGTTCTTCTACAGCTGCTCGTTCAATAAGAATTTTTCGATCGTGTTCTTCTTGCGTCATAATAATCACCTTATAAGTTTGGCTGACCAGTTTTATACCAGCCAGCCATTTTTTTAGTCTAATTCATCAAGCATTTTCTGCAGATCTTCAACGGACGCATTTCGAAGTGCTTCATCCTGTTTTGTAGCAATAATCTGCATAATCTTCTGTTTCTTCTCTTTACGTTCTGCAGCTTCCTGCCGATTCTTTTTCTCTTCCAGTTTCTCATTAAAGATATATTTTACAATCTCAATCTTAGTCGCAAGAATATCATCTTCCTCGGATTTAGTCTGAAGCAGACTTTCTTCATCCGTCTTCTTTACTTCTGCATTCAGCGTCTTAAACACTGTATCCAGCGATCCAAGCGGAAGATCATATAAATCTTCTACTGCAATCTGTCCCTTATACGGGAACCGATATTTACCTTTTACTGCTTTTTCAAACATATTACTCATAATTCATATTCTCCTTTATTAAAATTTAATTTTAATGATTCTTTCTGTTGCACCTTTTACTTTAACGATAAGCTCATTGCGCTGCGTCAGACTAAAACCAACACCAGAGAGCTGATCATCGACGTCTGTTACACTACACTTTGCGCCAAGTGCTTCAAATACTTTACGATGTGGAACTAATTCATTCTTAAGATATTCCACAAAGAAACCATTCGGCTGTTCTGGATTTACGCATCCATTCAGGAAGAAGAAAAGATGTTTATTCCCGATCCCATTCTGCTCATCAAAATAGTTCGGGCTGTAACTGATTACAGATACAGGTGTAAACTGATTTGTCTTTACTCCCCATACTTCTCTACTAGAAGTAACCGAGTGACCAAAAAGTTTTTCTTTGATGGTAAAGTTTCCGTTCTTATCCATAATTACTTCTGCGACGTCTACGTCTCCACGCACTGGGTTATTGTATTCAAACGAATAGATCTCGCCATCGAATTCAATTTCTGCTTTAAATCCTTTACTTCCTCGGTTGGTATACTGATTTACAAAGAATCTGTATGCGCCAGGAATCATTCTCGATTTGTCCTGCCATGTAATATTTTCCACTGCTGGCTTCCCTGGCATACTGCTATATGGCTCAATCACATCAATATCAAGCTGACCACCAAGTTTCGACATAGATGGTTTTCTATCACTACCAAAATAGATTTCATGACCATTTGGTTCAATACAGTGAGCATCAAGATCACTGTTGTCATTCTGATCCTCGTTCCACATAATAGAGAATCTAAGCACTCCATCTACATTTCCACCAGCATTCTTTACATTCTGTTTGATATCAGAATCGGTAATGTTTCCTGTATATGCCCAGCTCAGACCATTGTTCCATTTGAACATTGTGTTGGCATTCGAATTTTCTGGGGCAATTAAAGAAACAAAGTTTTTCTCATGTTTATTCTCTACAAATACTTCAACCTCTTTCGCGGTCGGAAGAACCTTTTCTACGAAATCCTGTGCTGTCACTTCTTCTACTCTAGAAAATTTCTTTGGATTAACTGCTACAGATTTTGACATCTCTGTAAAAATGTCTCCTCTACCAGAAATTCTCTTCGCTGCATCTTTATTAGAAAATAGAATATTATTTACTGTGATATCATCCAGATTTGCAAAGCGACGCTTCAGAGAATCCATATACCCAAGTTCCATCAGCGTTTTCTTTGCATCGTCCAGCATTCTCTGAGTATAAATTGGCTTACTTCTTTTATAGTTGCTGGGTGCTACGATCTGCTCATATTTTTTAACTGCAGTATCAAGATCCATTCCTTCGCTTACATTTACAAGTAGTGTTCCAATAGAATGATTTCTGATTTTACCAATAACAGCTCCTGCTTTCAGAGATTTCTCCCAAACATACAAATCTTTTTCTTCTTCTGGAAGTTTATCATATTCTGTTTTATACTTCTTGAATTCTACAAGTGGAACTTTCCATTCTGTTCCACGATACAGTGTATTAGAATTGATCAACTCTAAAACTGTCTCTACAGAGTCAATAGTAATCTCGTCAAGAGAACGTTTGAACACATTCCGGATATCCCTATATTCACCTTGAATTTCTCCAACAGATCTATAAGAATCAAAAACAAATTTCATAGGAAGTTCCATATAGAAATGATCCCACCGATGTGATTTACCATTAATCATTTCAAAATTCTTATCTGTACCAATTTTCTTGAAATGGCTTACAAATACATCAACAACTTTCGATTCGTGAATGAGTGTTGAAAGTGCTCTAACTACTGGATCATAGATTGTTCCAGACATATCAACATCCCAGATACTCTCCATTTTATTATTTTTAATTACAACTGCAGCACCAATAGTACGGATAAACTGTTTACAGCAGCTACAATCGTGTTCTCTTCTTTTACGAAAGATATTATTCGTTCCTGGCGCAAAGCTATCAAGATATGTATCCCAAAGTTTATCCTTATCTACATTTACTTCGAATAACTTATCTGCGTCCTTGGTCATCTCCACAAAATGTTTCTGAAGTTTTTCTTTGAAAATTACGAACTGATCTAACATGATATTTCTCCTTCTTTATGTTTTTTTCTATTATTTTTACTTTGAAACCCATGCTCTATCGGATTATAAAAGCCGTTTATAGTAAATCACACAACTTACGCTGCATTTATAACTATAGGCGTTAGAACAGCCTCTATCCCATATCGACTAATCGCATTTGGGAATACTTTCTTCATAATCTGAAACGAACCATTTATATCACTATTAACAAGTAAACCAGAATTACTTCTAAACAATCCTCTTTGGATTCGTCTGCTTTTATCATAGTTTTGCTTTACAGGTTCTTCGTCATCCAAAAAACTTGTCCCAGATGTATAACTTTCATTGGTTTCAATATACTCGATCCTAGCGTTTTCACATTTATATTTAAGTTGTCGTAATAACATTTCGTATGGGATAAATATAAAATTCTGCATACGTTTCTTTTCTTGTTTCCACTCATCGTTTTTGCCAATAATCAATGTATCAATGTTATTCTCAATACACCAATTGACAATATAACAACTCGTATTATGCATGTAATTCTTTATTCTCTGGAATCTTTTAAAAGTTATTGTATTAAGTTTTCTCGACCAGTCTTTACCATTTCTGATCTTTAGCGACGATTTTTCTTTTGCAAGTCGTTTATTATAATATTGATTTATACTTTTGATTCCCTTACCGTTAATAATAATTGGTTTTAACCCGATATTATTTGTCATAGTTATAAGATTATCTACGCCTAAATCAATAGCTGCTATATTCTTTGATTCTCTGTTTATATCAGGAACTTCTATTTCATATACAATTTCCATTACATAACATGATCCTCTTGGAACAAATCTGACTTGAATTAATCGTCCCAAACATCTACATTTCCATTCATAATCATTTACTAACCTATTACTTAAGTGAACTGCACCTTTTTCATAATCATAATGACATTGATTATTTGGAATCATCCATAAATATCTTCCATCTTTTTTTTAGATATTTTGGAAGTTTTGGCATCCCAAGATACTTCTCAGGATGCTGCTTCCAATCTTTTATTGCTTTAAAATAAGATTTCCAATTCTTATCAAGTAATCTTAGTGTACAATTCGCTGGTTGACTAAATGTAAGCTTATAATTTTCATGAGTTTTAAAATCTCGATTCATATCATAATAATTGATATAATTTTTATTTTTTATAAACTCTTGACGAATTATATAATTAGCTTCATTGTATAGGTTCTTTGAATGAAAACATTGCTGATCAATTACTTTAAATTTAGGATGAGTTTTTCTTATTATTATCTGTTCACATCTTTGTACTTTAATATATTCACTCCTCCACTTCTTTTTCCATTTTGTTTATATTGTTATTAGCTCTCATTTTGTTGTATTTCATCATTGTTTCTATTGCTTGTTCACAAAACAATGCTCTTTTGTCAAATTCTTTATATTCACATATCCATACACCCATCTGACCAGTAGGTATTGAATATGCACAAAAATTGCATTTATTCATATCAGCTCCCTTCTTTCTGTTTATATATTCTCCGCAATATAAGTTCTTTACAGTACTTCATCCACGATTCCATGCTCAATCGCCTTATCAGAATGAATATAGAAGTCCTTCTTCTTTTCACGAATGTCAGCAATATCTTCTTTCGTCAGATTTGTTCTTTCCAAAACATAGTCCTCAATCTGTTTATTGAGATTGTCCATCTCAACCCTATCCTCAAGCAGATCTTGATACTTTCCGCTTCTTTTACAATGTATCTGATGATACATGAAAGTCGAATGCTTGTAACAATATCTCTTATGTCCTGCTAAGAAGATATTAAATGCTGCGCTCATGGCATATCCCATACAGTATGTATAAATCGGCGTTTTGCTATTCTGGATAACATCAATCAGCGCCCACATATCATAAATAGTTCCACCACAGGAATTGATGTACAATTTAATTGGATCGCGCTTGTAATCCTTTTCTTTTTTATCTTTTTCATTGTCTTCATTAATCTGATAAAGCATCTCCCAAATCAGCTTCCCAACCGATTCATTGTCAACATCATCTGACAGAAAAAATGTTCTTGTATTTGTGTTTGTGTATGTATTGTCTTTTGAACTCATAACTACTCCTCTTTATTATTTTCCTGAAATGTGCCTTTCATCTCGTTTTATATTTCAGTCATGCGATTTGAAATGCCTAAAAATGGATGGACGGCGTATCCATCATCTCAGGTACTCTTTGCAGAGTGCGTCTGGAACCATTTCCAACCTCATTTTTAGACATGTTAAATCGCATGACCTAATATTCTCCCTTAGTATATTCCGAAAAAGTTATACACTAGCTCAACTACAGTAGTTACAATAATAGTGATCCATAAAACCTTTTCACTTTTTCGTTCTGGCTTCTCTTCAATTAGATTTAACCAGGCGAAGATAATTAGAATGATTCTTAAAATTGTAAGTAGCATACTTTTATTTCACCTCTTTTCTTTTAGGCTTTTATGTATAATAATTAATATAAGCAATATATGATATGTAATTTAGTAGATATCTCAAACGTTTGAATGTTTCACTTTCTTCCTTCGTCGGTTTCGTTACCATGTAATTTAGTAGATATCTCAAACCCCAAAGTTCTTTTACACAGTATTTAGTGAGTAGTCATACCCTCACTCTTCGGGGGCAAAATCACCCGCAGCATTTTTATAAATACTGATTATAATAGGTTCGTGGAATTTTGGCTTGAATTAGCCACTCAGATGTGATATCCTAAAATTGAGGATAAGTTCCTTTACCTATTAATTTCTCTTTTTGAAGATCATCGTGATCTGGTCGCCAAACTTTCTCACAATGGTCTTTCAAGTATACTATATATAGTGGTTTTATTTTCACTCGACCACTATATATAGTATTTATTTTCCCATGAAATCAGTCTTTCATTCAGAAGAAACTCTTCGATGTCGGACAACCAAGACATAACATACATTGTGTTAAATCGCACATATGATGTGCCTTAATAAAATCCTTATCAGCAGCCTGTTCATCTGTGATTACGGTTCCACATTCGTCCATATTCTGGATCTCGTTTTCTTCATAAACCTTTCCTGAATATTTTCCTAACCTTTTCATTTGTCTCACCTCCTTTTTATTTCGTTTTAATTTCGATCTTTTTGTTGATCAGCACCTTACTGTATTCTCTCCCGTCAATAATATTCTCTGTTTGAATTTCTGTAACTTTGACTGGTTTTACACCTTTTTTCGTAACACATAATACTGCGTCACCAATCTGCAGATTATTGATGAATTTTCTCCATCCTTTAACTCTTGGCACTCGCCAAATGTATTCTTTCGTACCAATACCATCGTAATTGATATGAACACCTTTGATCAGCGCACCTGGCTGACCTTTATATACTGTCCGAATTGTTTTGGCACCATTTCTTTTCATGATAAGATATCGGATATATCCATCTACGAGATAACCATTCTTATCCAAAATAATTGGCTTGTCTTGATGATTTGTACGAAGCCAATATTTTTCAAATCGTTCCATCTTTTCTTGAGATGGATGAGAATCAAGAAACTGATCTGAAATTTTGATGTCATCAATATTCATCTGCATTATTTTATTCTCCTTTCTTTACGCTGCGTTTCCTTTCCCAACAAGAAAGTTTTCGAAATCTCGTTTCATGAATCTGAAATTAATACCCTGATTGGAACTATATTCATCATCTGCATTCTGATATTCTCCAATCCACTGTTCAAATTCCTGATCCTGATTATTCTGCGCTGCATAAACCATCAATGCAATTAACGCTGTTTTACACTGCTGATAAACATTTGCAGACACTTTTGTATCCTGAAGACACTCGTTGTAAAATTCGATGTCGTCTGGATCTACTTTCTCATTTACATGAGTATGTACAAAATCAATATCATTCTGATCAATACGATCATCAACACCAATGATTGCAGATTCTTCACCCTCTGAATTTTCTGATGAGTCTTTGATACTTTCGCTCTCTGCATCTTCATTTGGTTTATTCTCTTTAATATGTAAAAAATCCACTAATAAAGTATGTAAATAATCAATCTTCTGCTGAATTACTTTTTTGTCCTTCGTGTGTTTATCCTGTTCTATTTCAATCCAATCAGTATCATTGACTTTGATTTCTTTCATGTCATTAAATGCAATCAGGAATTTTCCAAAATTTTCTGGTGAAACTCCTTCATCTAAGGCTCTTTTCATAAGAGTCATCCATGCCATAAAATCTTTTGACACAAATAATTCAGCTACTTCTGTATGATCGAGTTTATCTGCGTAAGGAATTAACATATTAAAGTATTTGTTCAGTGTATCAAATTCTTCTTCTGTTCCGTTCTCATTAAGATACTTGCAGATATCCCTTGGCGCCTTTTTCCATTCTTCTAAATGAAACATCGCCATAACGCATTCGATGATCACTCTTTCCCAGATGCCTTTTTTCTTGTCTAACTCATTCAGCATCGTACAATCTTTAAGAAAACGATTATTATCTTTAATCCGTTTAATTTTATCCGCAAATGTACCAATGTAAGTAAACGCCTTCTGGCTTACATTCATTGGAATAGTAGAGTTATATAACATGACAAGATCGCAGGTATCTTCTGGAGTACATTCCTGATAAATTGCAGCAGACAACTGACATGATCTCATTCTCTTTTTCAGTTCTGGTGGGAAATCATTATAAGTTTTATTAACCAGATCAAATGTTTTGATTTCTTTGATCAGTTTTCCATTTTCATCTCTCATAGGTTTTCCATTTTTATCCAGTTTGTTTCCTTGATAAGTCACATATCTATTCCGGATTGATTTAGAGATCTTATGCCCATCAAACACAAAACGTCTGAGCGCTTCTGTTCTCTGACCACCATCCACTACGTATGTAATAGTAAGCCCATCTTCTCTTTTTTCTTCTGCAAGAATAATGTTGGGAATGTAAATCCGTTTTGGAGATACAGTACTATAAATCAAATTATTGATCATTTCATTTGACCAACAAAACGCTCTCTGGACTGCCTGATCAACAGTAATAACTTCCTCATCAATACTATCAACATAAGCTCCTACGCCCATCTGTTCGATTCTGTATTCATCTAACATTAATAATCCCTCCTAAGTATTCTTGTATTTGAGTTGTTCCGGATAGCTTTTAAGCTATCGTTATAGAGTGACTTAGAAATATGTAAATTTTGAAGAATTTCTTCTTCATTAAATCCATCTGCAAGCATATGTAAAATTACACTCTGTACTCGTGATAATTTACTTGTATATTCTCTCATTAATGAAGACATTTCTTGATCATTTTGAAAGACGACATCTTCCACGGTTTTCCCAGATACAAATGTCTCCCAGAGCTGCATTCCATCTTCGTCAATTTGAGAATAAATGGAAATATCAAATACAGGTTTCTCTTTAGGATTACCATCTTTATCGAATTTCTGCTTTCCAGTCTCTTCGTCAATATCTGGAACAAAAACACAGCGTTTTTTACGTTCGATATCTCTTGTATATGTCCAATATTTTCTCCAAATATTTCCATATAAATACGTTTTAAAAGTGCATTTGACATCCGAATTGTATTTAAGTAAACTCGACAGAAAAACTTCTACTGCTAAACTTTCAAGTTCTGCATCATGAAGTGTCGGTAAATCTTGAGATGACTTTTTCTTTTTGTAAATCAAAGTTTTGCAGATTTTTTTAAGCTCGCGCATGTCGTTGTCTAAATACGTTTGCTGGATCTCATCTGCTTCTTCTGGTGTAAGAAATTCTAATTTTTCTCTTTGAGTCTCTGTCAAATATTTGTATCTCATTTTTGCTCACCCTACCCTTCCAATATTTTCATCGCTTCGTCAAATTTTGCAGTTCTTGGTTTATAGTTTTCATATTCTCCATTGCCAGTTTTATTTAATTCAGTTTGCAGTTTTCCAAGAGAGTAATGGTACGTCAATGCATTTTTCATTGTCTGAAGTTTATAGATACATGCTTTCACATGTGCTCGATCAATAAGAATCCGCAAGAACAGATATCCGATTTTAGCAATTCTATGTGCTTGTGGTAATTTTCCATCATGTTTATATGTATAAATAACGAGTGCATGTTTAATGTCACTCTCTTCTGAATCAAGCTTAGACAAATATGTACTAAGAGATTCCAACATGTTGCTCAATTCAGATTCATCCCATGCAGCCAAACTTAAAAACTTTGTACACTCATCTTCAATCTGATCGAGTAAGCTCAGATCAACTACAATGTCATTTTCATTTAAAAATACACCTCCATTCCCTTTTGCTTTAGGAGAAACTGTTGGCTTGTTTCCATCCTCTCCAACCATGGAATATCCATTCCGAATCCAACCTAGTTTTTTGCTACGTGCATTCAACAGATTTTTAGCCTGTTTGAATGTAAACTGTTTTGCATTGGATGATTTTGTGGATTCCATGTACTCGCCAGGACGTATTGGATTTTCAATCACCCAATATTTTCCATTTGTGATAATGTAGTACATTTTCTGATCACTCCTTCTTTATTTAATTTTAAAAATAGGTAAACTTAATACAGGTTCTTATCGTTCATCAAATGAATAAGTACCTTTACGTATTGGTTATTCGCCTATTCTGTTTGTGTAAAATTGTGAAATAATAGCGAACTGCTCAAGATAGACTTGCAGAATTGCAAATTAATATGTATAATGAAACTTAAGCAGGACATTGTGCTATTATTCATCTGGACTGCTCCAACAGTTCAGATTCATATGAATATCGCTTGTTTTGCTTGTTATGTACAGGAAGGGATTCACACCATATGCGCTCCAACGCAGGTATGATTCCCTTCTTTTATTTTGTTCAACAAAATTATAATACATCGAACTAATGTTCTTGTCAATATGTTTTCGAACATTTGTTTGCGCTATTATAATTTTGTCTTTCCTTATATTTCCATTTTATACCTCTTGACATGTATATTCTAGCGGTAAATATTTCCATTTCATTCCTTTAAATGTGGTAAAATAATGTCATGCATAATACCTTCTCGATTGATGTGTTCGATATCTTGTATCGTAGAATATAATTGCATATGTTCGATTATTTCATCTCTGTTAAGGAAAATAGTTTTTGCTTTTTTAATTAACTTACACCCTTCTGCAGGTGTAGTTATTTTTTTACTTTCTTCATTTTGATCATAATCAATTGTATAAATAAGAATTTTGTACTTCTTGTTCTTTTTTTCAAGTTCTTTCATTTTCTGCATCGCTTGGTTGTAATCAGAGTATTCATATGTTTCTATCATCTTGTCATCCCTCCATTAATAATGTCTGCAAACTAATCTGCATTGCTCTGTTCACTTCTTTTTGTTTTTTGGGACTAATCTCTCCGATCTTATCCAACAATCTAGCTTTATCTATTGTTTTAATTTGTTCACATGTTACTAACGAATCGGAACTTAATCCATTCAACGCATCTTTTTCCAAAATGACATGAGTAGGAAGATTGGGCTTCCTTTTTGATGTTATTGCCACGACTATGGTTGTTGGAGAATGTTTATTCCCAATGTTATTTTGGACAACAAGTGCTGGGCGTTTTCCGCCTTGTTCAGATCCTTTCGTTTTCCCGAAATCTACCCAATAGATTTCACCACGTTTAATTTCGCCACAATGTACATCCACACCCGGTTCCTCCTTTCTCTCTTGTTTTCTTACGTTGAACTCATTATATCAACATATCTTTAATATGTCAATACTTAATATAAATATATCTTTATTATTTTTGCTATTATATCGCAATTTATCTTTATTTGTATAAATATATCTTTATGGATTTTCTTATTTAATTATGTTATAATCATTGACACGGAGGTGCAATATGATTAAATTAGATATTCAACATTTGATATTGAGTAAATATAAAAATCAAGCTGCATTTGCAGAAGCTACTGATCTCTCTTTGCCATCAGTGTCAAAAATTTGTTCTGGTAATATGGCAAGCATTCGCTTTGAAACTCTTGAAAAAATTTGTGAAGCATTAGAATGCACCCCGAACGATCTACTTACTTCCGATAAAAACGAATGGGATACAAAAATTCCATCACATGTTACAGAATATATCGATCGAATGGAACATATCTCGCAAGAAATCCAGGATGCGAATTTCCGTTATAAAGCTGCAGCATATCATAAAAAAAGCGATGACTAAACCAGCCATCGCTTTTTTATTGCTTATATTCAGATCCACTCAAATCCATTCGAAAATTGATTTCTTGTATGCACCACCAATATAATTTTTCTGCGTCCTCATTATTTTTTCGATCTCGATCCGTGAAAATCATTAATTCCATTACATTCTCTTCTGGCATATTTCTTAGATCTGCAGGAGTTACTATATAGTCCAAATATTTTGGAATCATTTTTCTTTCACACCGTTTCGTTTTAAGATTTCTGTTACCTGGGACACAGGAATACAAAATCTTCTGGACACTGCTTTCTTATCATGATATTTCTCGAAATCTTCTAAAATATCTTTATCTGTCCACTCTAACTGAATAGGAGCATTCATATAATTTTCCATCGTTCTCTCCTTTTGAAATGTCTGTTTCATTAATTGAAAACAAATTGAAAATCTTTATCGTTTATTTCACATGTAATGAGTTCTTTGTTGTTGTCAAGAATATCTACAACAGCACTTTCATATCTTGAATAAGCTGCTGTACATTCATATTCTTTACCTTTCGTAAAATGTTCATCGGTTTTTCTACAAATAGCCTTATTGTTCATCTTATCCCTCCGTTTGAAACCATTCCAACATAGTCTTTAAATTCTCCAAAGCTCATTGTAATTACTTTTACATTTTTCATATCGATCACTTTACCTTTCTAAATATTTTGTTGGCACTTCTTTGGTTAACCAAACATTATTCACAGACAAATAAAATTTATATCCATCTCTATGCATCTGGCCAGATGCCACCTGATACACAACTTCTTTTCCGTGTCTTTGTCCGACTTTTTCTGCAGTATCAACGTCACTTGAAAGATGAACATATAACCGGCTTTTTGGAATTAACCCAATCTGATCGATTGACACTACGTATTTTTCGCCAGTTCCATGATATAAAAATTCTGGTGGTTGTTTCTCTTCTAACTCTACATCTACAGGAATCGAATGTCCTTGGTTGCATCTAATCAGTGTTTTATCTTCATTGAAAGAGTATCTTCCCTTCGAATCTGTTTCCACGATCTCGTACAGATGATCCAGATCGAATCCAGGATTGTCTTTCCTAATCCCGTCAATCAGTTCGACGACATTAGCCCACCCATGTTCATCCAAAGTGATGCCAATTGCTTCTGGTTTATGTCTGAGAATCAAACACATGTATTTACTAATATTTTCTAAGTTCATGCTTTTACTTCCTTTTATTTAATTTTATTTTTCAGATGCCAAACAAAATCTTTTGAATCAAGTAATGAACCTTCAAACAATTTTTCGCCTTCAGCTTCATAAATTCTCAACGATCCATCAAAACCAACCACAACATATTTTCCGTTATATTTTTCCATGTCAATCAGTTTCCATTCAAGTGCTTGATACTGAGTTCCATCTTCCATCACATCTGCATATCCATCATATGTAAATAACGGAATGTCAAACATATAAATTATATTATCCATATTTTGTTTCTTCCTTTTGTTGTCTATATTAATTATTATACGGTTTCTATATTTATTACTTCTAATAAATTATCTTCCATCCATTCGCAAATATCTTGTACTACTGCATAAGTATCTTCGTATCCATAGGAGGCATTGCTCCAGGTATAACAATCATTATATTCGTCAAACCAGATTTCTACAGATTCTCCATTTGATAAATCAAGCCTAATGGCAATTTTATCTTCTTGCTCTTCTGCATATCCCATTTCTTCGACAACATATTTGTTAATATCTGCTTCAGTCACAACATTTCACCTGCCTTCTGAAAAACAATCTTTCATCATCTCTCTATAATTGCAAAGATTAGCCAAACATTTTTAATTCTGGCATATGCTTTTGAATAACGTTACTTCCAATATTTTCCCAATCAATTTTATTTTCTGGATTAAATAAAATTTCTCTTAATACAGAAGCTCCTCCTTGGTCATTCATTTTATCTAAAATCTCCACAGCTATAATATTTTTCACCTCTGATTCTCTCATAATCTGCACCTCCTTAGTGAAGTCTTTCATCTACTCTCTAATTGTTTTATAATAACTTCCGAACCAGACATGTACAGGAGGATTTTTCGCCCATGGCATTAAAGAACCACTTACCATTTCCATAACCTGACCAGAATCATTTCATCCGTTTGATTCCATTTCTTTTTTATGCTCCATTCTTTCTTCTTCTGAGTCGTAATAATACTGTTCTATAAGCTCTGTGTACTTATCTACGCAGTTATCTCCATCCCACACAAATTTTGTTGTATTATCTTTCATTTTAATTCTTTTCATATAATCATCTCCATTCTATATTAAAAACAACTTAATCTCATAACATTACCCATAGATTTTTTTCATAATATTCTCTTCTTATATGAGGAATATCATTGTCAATTTTTGATAACTCAATCTTTTCAAAAGTTACATTTTTGCAACCATCCATAGTTCTGTTCCCAAATCTATTTTTAGTACATTCAATTCCATTTGATGATTCCTCAACCATAACAGAAGTCACTTCTCGTAAATGTTTGATTTTTTGTGTTTCTTCATATGTCATATTATTCGCATCCTTTACAATGAAAGCAATTTTTCATTCACCTTGTCATTAATACAACAGTTCCTACATATCCGCCATGCTCATAGTTTGATATTGCATAATCCTCAAAAACTCCAATATTCTCCAAGTCTGATTCATTAGTATAAATCACTATCATTGGAATTGCGCCATCTTTTGTTTTCTCAATCAAATCATGTAGAACAAAACCACAAAACTCTTGTACTGTACCTTCATTTCTATCTACATAATAACACTCTGTAAATGGAGGTAAGTCCTTGCAATATGCATAAATTGGTGCTTTATTATAATGTTGAATTGCGTTTGCGATTTCCGACTTCATTACGTTACCAGTTACTTTAATCATTTATATCACCTGCTTTCCATAATCATGAAATCGTCATTTCTTCTGCTCGTCAATTAAATCCAATACTTCGCATAAAGCCTTATATCTGCCTTCTTCTAAGTCATTCATATTGCGATTTTTTGTTTCATTTTCTAAATCCTCAATAAGCTGCTCGATTTTAATTCTTAATTCGTCCACTGTTATACCTCCAATTCTCTTTCTAATCTCTTCGTTACTTGAACACTTCTGCAACTGATTTATTGAAACATGTCGCTGTTCAATATAACCATCTTCCATTTCAAAATCAACATCTGCTTCCTCGTTTGGATTTTCCCATGCATAATCTACAAATATTCCAAACAATTTTAAATTTTTGTGAAACACTTTATCACCTTTTTTAAATTCCATTAATGTCACCTCTTCCAATCTTCCGAGTAAATCATTTATTTATCCTTAATTTTTCTGCAAATCCATACAGAAATTCAGCCATATTTTTATGACCTGCCTCATCTTGTATTAACTATCAACTTAGTTATTTTTTACATAATCCCACGAGATTTCTTCTGGCGCATTCTCTTCACATTCGAATACCGTAACATAGCAATACCCATCTCCGATAAGCTGCTGCGCATTCTCTTTACATTCATCAAGATTATTAAAATCTCCTAGAATATAAGGCTGACCCATAAAATCGTTTCCATCTTTTTCATTGTATGCAATCAGATATATCATCTAAACTTTTCTCCTTACTTTTTCACTCCGATCGGTCACGTCTAAATAATAATCGGTACATTCTTCAACTTCAAAATCATTACTTCCAGGATTATCCCACTCACTTTTCGGAAGCCATCCGCAGCCTTTGCAACTATTTAAATCTTCATTATTAGAAAGCCAAATTATATCACCAATATTAAATGTACCATCTGAACTTGCCTTTGTCACTTTGTACAATTTCAATTTTTCCATATTATCACCATTTGAAAGTTAAATTTTATTGCCAAACATCATCATTATCGGCGAGTGATGCATCCCACTCAATATTATGACCAGTTTTATTCTTTACCATTTCTATTGCTTCGTCATAATTGTTTGCTTTTACAACATATTTATAAGATGAGTTATCCTCAAGATATTTTGGAACATCTTCAACAATATATAACTCTTTCATTTCACGTTTATTGTGTTCTTTAAACCATCTATCTGCTATTACATGAGTTAACTCAATTTGCAGCATTAATGTTGTCTTTGCTCCAAAATCTTTTTCATATTCCCTCTTAATTTTTGCTAACTCAGTGTTATCAGGGAATGCACCATTTTTTTCTGCTTCAAGAAACTGATTATATAGCAATATCAGCTCTTCGTCTGTTTTTGTATCAAAGATATTCACATGCATAACATTATTCCTCCATTTCAAATATTAATTTTGATGCTGTTTTACATAATCCCAATCAATACACTCTGGAACCGATTCATCATAGTTAAAAACAGTTACATTCTTATAACCAGATATGATCAACTCATTCGCTTTCTTTATACATTCCTTTCGGTTATCAAAATCATCTAAAATCCATGGCTCTGTTTTGGTGAATCCATTTCCAGATTTATCATTATATGCGATTGCATATTCCATAACATCACCTCGATCTTTCATAACTTTCTTCCGCACTTAGGGCAGTAGTTAATATTTGCAACTGCTTCACTTTCTCCACCTGCGTATAACCAAAATTTATTTGTTTTAGAATTCCACAACATGGACAAACGTGTATAATCGTCTTCTTCTATTGGTTGTTCCATATCAAAGGCTGCGTCTCCATAATATTCTTCTTTGTATAGTTCTGTATTGCACCATTTACATTTATCCATTAAATACCTCCTGAAACTTAGATTTCCTCGTATCCTAAAACTTTTAGACAATGTATAAATCCATCAATTTCATCTTCTTGAACCATTTCTTTTTGTTCATATCCATCATCATTTATATAAACTGTATAATAATCGCAAATTTTCATTCCAATATAAAAAGTTTGTTCCATATCAACTATTCCTTCCGTAGTAAACCTAGATTTCCTCTTGTTTTTTACAAATTTTATCCAACGATTCATATATTTTTCCATTAATATATATGTTTTCAGTAATCATTTTCAAGATTTGTTTTGCTTCGTCTAAAGTATTTATTTTGTCAATTGCATCTGGCTTATTTTTTATTATCTGTTTGTATAAACCATATATATTGTTTTTATTATTCCAATCGGCAGAATATCCACCTAAAATATTTATATTTCGTATTCCAATTTGTTCATTAACTCTTACTTGTTCTTTTCTTTCGATATTCCATATAGAATACCCTTTTTCTCTAAACATTTCTATTACCTTAACAATATCATCCGATACACAAGTACCGCTAAATAATGAGCCGTCCATTTGAAAAACTCCATATACGCTATATTTATGCTTTGTCATTTTTAATTATCCTTTCCGTCCAAAGAAAACTTGGTTTCATTTTTTTAATTCTTTTCTGCATTGCGGACATAATACTCTATAATTATCATCATGCGTCCAATCTTTTGACATCGCTTTCAGTTTTTTAATCCAATCTGGCGAATAGTAATCTCCAATTGCTTCCCCACATCTTCCACAAGATATTTCACACCAAATCACATTCATATTGTTTTCCTTTCTTTTTATTATTGAAGTGCTTAATTCATCGTTTTAATGTGTAGGCTGGCGTACCGTCTACAGCAGTAAAGTGATACCAACGTGTTACTTCGTCTTTGCACCAACCCATGTTTTCGACATCATAGCAAGCGCAGATACCGTAGTCTTTCGGATAACCATATGTTTTACGCGCCTGTTTCAAGGCTAACCATAATGGAATATATACTCTTTTCTCCATATAATATTCTCCATCTACATGAATCTATTATTTCATTATTTCTTTTTCAATAAATTCTTTCGAAAATATCTCTATTTCTGGATCTGCTTCAAAAGCTACTATCGCCCTGGCTATTCTTTCTTGTGTTTCTATATCATCCATCATTTTTGCACCAGAGTAACTGTTTTCTAGGTATTCCAAAATACTTTTTTGATTGTCTGTCATTATATTTTTCTCCATTTAATCTACAAATTTACCGAACAGTGTTGCTGACCAAAATCCTTTTTCATTTTGCCAGATACGTTCACCTCTCTGACGAGCTGCGTCAACACCAGTCAGCCATGATAGTTTATTTAAATCCCATGGCTGAGATTCTCCTTTTAGACCAACAACTTTTTCTTCTGTAATTTTCTTTATATCATCAAATGTATCAAAAACTTCACATTCCCCGTATTTGCCTAATGTATCACTGTAATATTTTCTATTCATCATCATTCCCTCCAATTTTTAGCTCACTTATATGTATTATATCATATTGACATACAATTAGATAGCTTTTCTTATGCAGTTTCACCAAGCAAAATCTTCCTGAAGATGCTTTCAAAAATCGGAACACAAATACTATTTCCGGCTTGTTTATATAGTGCCATTCTGTATCTGCCACGCTTTGGCTGTACCGAAGCAGCTGCAGCATAATCCTCATCTGTATATCCCATAAGTCTCCAGCATTCTTTTTCAGTGAGATATCTATATTTTCCATTATGTAAGTCAATTACCTGTGCAGGTGTCCGATCCTGGCGAGTCGTGATTGTATAAGCATATTGGTCAATTACAGTTGCTCTTCGTATTCCGGAAGCACCAATACATTCTAGAATGCTCGGTTGTGTTACCTCATATACTGGATCAACTTTCTGTTCCAAAAACTCATGAATATTCCTCATTGGCGTTCTAATCAGATCAGAAAAATCAAATTCCTTTCCTTTTAAACAGCTTACAGTGAAATAGCGTTCTCTTGCTTGTGGAATACCAAACTCTCTTGCGTCTAATAGTTCATATGTACTTGTATATCCAAGTTTACTTAATTCTTCCATATATCTGTCGTGATTATGTACCATATATTTACTTCTGACATTTTTAACATTTTCCCAAATCACATATTTTGGTTTCCATTCTCCCATCTGTTTAATAATATTAATTGTTTCCCACATAAGACTCGATCTTGTTCCAGACCCTTCTTCTGCGCCAGCTCCATGATTTATTCTTCCATTTCTGGTAGCTGTGCCTTGATGTCCAGCAACAGACATATCCTGGCAAGGAGAACCATGTATTAGAATATCTGGACAAAGATTGTATCCGACCACTGTTTGCGTTTTATACGGAAGATCTTTTGCGAACATTGCATTATATGATCTGACTGCTGCTTCGTCAATTTCAACATAATCAATTGATTTAACAGGAATACCAATATTCCGTAATGCGCACCGTGGACTTCCGATTCCACCAAATAATTCCAAAATTTGTACCATAATAATTTCCTTTCTTATATAAGGCGGTAAACAGGCAGCCTACCGCCTCGTTGATGTTTAGATAATATTTTTCATAATTTCTACAGATTCTTTTTGTGCTTTTTCTTCCATTCCTCTTACATACAATAGCGTTGTATTAATTGATGCATGATGTAAATTTTTCTGCACAAGCACAATATCACCCGTTGCGTTATACAATGTAGTGCCATATGTTGCCCTTAGTTTATGTGGACTAATTGTTTTTCCTTTTATATTACAAGCATATTTTTTTGTAATATCCGAAATTGCACTTGTTGACAATCTCTTTCCGGTTTTCCCAATAAATAAAGCCGGTGTATCGCGTACTGTTACAAGTTGATCTCTGTATGTTAACCATTTCTGCAATTCATCTAAAACTTTTGGAATTAAAATGAATGTATGAACTTTCTTTCCCTTATCTGTTACAATCAGAGTTCCTTTATCCATATTTAAGTTTTCTATATCCATATTGGATAACGCTGCGCAACGTACGCCTGTAGAAAGGAAAAGTTTTATGACTGCAATATCCCTTTGTGACCAAATAGCTGATGGCTTTCTTGTTTTTCCTGTTAACTTATGATCAACATTATAAAGATACGTTTGTGTTTCTTCTGGTGTCAAATAACTTTTTTCTCTTCTTTCTATTGTTCTCTGTTGCTCTCTCTTTTTTGGCTTCGCAATTTCTTCCATATAATTTTTCGAAAAAATTTTATATGCAAACATACATTTTGAAAAAAGTTTTAATGCAGAATAAACTGCAATTTGATAAGAAGAAACTGTTTCCAATCCATTATCTTTATCTTGTATTTTTGCCATATAGGATACAAAATCTCTCAGTTCAAGATATTCTTCTTTTTCTTTTCCTGTGAACTTTAGAAATTTTAATACATCACACATGTAAACATATTTTGTCTTTTCTGATAAATCATGCATATATAAAAGGAAGTCTTGTAGATTCTTAGACTTCCCTTTCATAATGTTTTCGATTTTTCGTTTATATTTAAGTTTTTCTTCCTCTAAGCCTGTCTGGACTTTTTCATTCATTTTATTCCTCCAATTATAAATCGGCAATCGCAGCAATAATTATAATAATAATGACCCCAATTGCAACAAATGTTCCATAGTATCCCACGGCATATTCAAGTGACATAATATCTTCCTCCTAAAATTTAACTACTCAAAAATGTATGACGGAAACATCAGCTCTAACTCCTCTTTTGAAATTTCCATATTTTTGTTTTGGCTTTTAAATTCTTCATCGAATTGATGATTTAATTTCAAAACATTGTAAGCACTTTCAATCACCCACTCCCTGATAAACTCCATATCTGATTCCGACAAATCATATCCATATAGTTCTACATACCTAATCAACTTCTTTCTTATATTTGTTTGTGCTGGGTTCCATTTCTTTTCCAAATTCTCGAACTTACACACATCCGTTTGACAATATTCCTTGAACGTTTTTCTTTTCATATATTCTCCTTTCTTTGCAACAAAAAACCGGCACATTTTTGTACCGGTTAATAACGTTCCTCTTTTTTGATTTTATTCAATTTCTCTTTCTTTTGATTGATGTGTCGGACTTTTGCTCGTGGCCTATATTTATCACAGTGTTGACAATAATGATGGTGATCTGCTTCTCTCCCCTTACTACATTGTCCTGCGCAAATATAGTATAAACATGGTGTTTCTCTTGTCTTACTCATCTTTTATCTACTCCTATCGGCATGATAATATAACCAGAAATACGGAACCCTCTGGACGCAAGTTCTTTTAAATCTGTTGCAATTCTACCTTCTTTCAATAATTTATGCATATTACAATGGATAGTGCCTTTGCTTTTAATTCCAACACCTTTTCCAATCTCGTCATAAGACGGAGCATAACCATGCTCAAAAATGTAGTCTTTGCAAAATTCATAGATTTTATCTGTTGTGTCCTGTATGTTATCATATTTATTTACCATAATTATTCTCCCTTCTTTTTAAAAACATCACTAACCTGCCACGAAATCATCTCATTTCCAAGCTCAATAACTCTATCATTGAAATTTTGAACAAAATCCGCTGTAATAACTTTTGCAATATTTACATTGGTTGGTTCTATATCACCTTCGACCAATGCATTTATAATATCATCTTTTGTCCAGGTAGTGTTCATATCTTTGCATTTTTCTAGTTCAGATATCGAAATTGTTTCTTCGATGGCGTCAAAATCAATACATCCATAACCAATTCTCTCTCCGTTTTCAGCTAAATATAACATATAAAACATTCCTTCATTTTCGCCATTACCCCGTAACTCATCAATGTTGTTGCCATATACAATATCAATTAAATTCCCTTCCCATGGATGATCTGCATAAAAGTCACAATCATAACCATCTTCTGCATCGTATCTGTCATCTTCTTCTGTTACAATCATCATGTACTTCTTATCTGTTCTCATATTCTTTACCTCCATTTGATGAATATTTTTCGGCACATCGTTGGACAAACCTTTACACCATCCTCCATTTTGAATGCCTTCTTGGATTACATAATCAGATTCTAAATTTTCTTTTGATGATTTGCTGGCTTCATACCCCATATTATATAAAGTTTCTTCTAAACTATTGGCTGCAATTTCACTATCTGTGAATGCATATGCTCGTCCATAAGAATCAATACCAGATCCACAGAAGTTATCACCCAAATGTGTTAAAATGTATTTTAGCATTCTTTGCTTTTCATTCATTTATAATCCTCCAATCAAATTCGACTTTCATTTGATCACATTTACGCGATCATAACTATATCCCTTTTTGTTTACATACTCATCAAGCGCGGTAAACATATCTTTTTCAAGTTGTTCTGCCCAATTATCTGCATTCCAGTTTACTTGTAATTGATAGTCTAAGTAATTATCCGATTCCCATTCATCATCGTTCTCTCCGTATTTTATACAAACGAAATAATCAATAACTGGTGTCTTATTTCCTTTTTGATCATCGTAACGGGAAATCTGTTCCTCTGTGAATAAATTCACTTCAACATCAACATATCCAATTATCAGTACGGCAATACCTCTCTGTGGATCTCCATTTTCATACATATTATCCATCCAATTATTTCTTATCTTTTCAATACAATTTTCAATTCCGTTCAACACGTATTTGTAATCATTTCTCTGTTTTGCTTCTTCAAATGTCATTTTATCTTCATCCTTTCATGTTCTTTGATAAGAATATAATTTATATTTAACAAATACCATTCTCTCTAAATTCTACAAGCAGCCCATACATCCGTCCTTTCTTTTCAAAGAAATCGTTCCAATTAGATAATTCTTCGATCGAATAATTCTGATTGTACATATCTGCTTGCCATTCAATTGCTTTATCTCTCCACTTTACTTTTTGTTTTACATAACTTTCATGTCGTGATAACGCTCTATGTTTTGTATAATCTGACTGTCTCATAATCTATTCTCCTTTTCTGTAATCAAAAAGCAGATAACATATCGCCATCTGCTTCTACACATAAAAATTATATTCTGGATAAAGATATTCCAAATTCAAATCTTCCTCGAACCAACAATGATCTGAAATATCCGGAATATCTACAATCACATGATCTGGGTGTATTTCTTTTATTTCTCCATTATGCCATCCACCTGTGTCTGGATCATGATACCTAACTTTTTGTTTTGCCTTGAATAAATGTGCTAAGTCTGCCATAATTTACCTCCTAACGAAATGTGCTTTTCATTGTTTTTTATTCAATATTGCTTTTGCCATGTTCCAATCTTCACTATTGATTAGCTTGACAACTTTTTGAATTATACATGCTAACTCTATATCATAAATTCTATAATGGAAAGCTGCACTAACTTCATTTCTATTACCATGGAAATCTATATATCTATGTATATCTAAATTGCCATAGTACATGTCCTTTGGTGTTGTAAAATGATGTTTTCTTTCAATAATCTCCTTCAACATTTCTAGTGGATTATTATAAAATCCGTTAAACTTAAAATATTTCCCTTCGTTTTCTATCAACTGATTCTTTCTTATTTTGTCCTCTTTTATCTTCCATTCATCGTCAGGCTCTCTTCGATTGAATACAAAGAATTCTTCTCCATCTTTTACCATATATGTAGGGTAATAATAGCAACTTCCTGTATATGGACTATCATCATAATATCTTTCTTTTTCTATAAATTTAATCATAAAATCATCCTCCAATTCTAAATATGAAATTTCCATTGCTATTTTGCTTTGTCCAATCCAAATAAAGCATCAGGAAAACTTCTCTTTATTTCTTCAAAATTTTCAAAGCAATCTGCATATCTATCTGTGCCATCTTCTATGTTCAATACGAGAAAACTTCTATCTCTATCATTCCATAATGTTCTTGCATCATGTTCTGAAATAATATCAAACCATTTTGAAAAATATTCTTCTGTAAACATTTCAATTCCTCCAATCTTTTAATTGATTAGTTTATCAAACCCTATCTTATTATTCTCTGTCTTGTTGTACTAAAAAAGCAGATAACTTTTTCGTCACCTGCTTTCCTTAAATATTACGAAACTGCATCTCCGTATCATTTCATAATCTCTACATCCTTTATAATTATCACACATCCAATTATAAATCTCTGTATCAGACATATTATGAAATTTTAGAATATGTTTTCTGCATTCATCTAAGATATATCCTTCCATATTTTACTCCTCAATTTCTTCAACATCACTTTCATCATAATGAGTATCTGCTATTGGAATACATCTATCAGATTCCAATTTTTCTTCCGCTATTCTAAGTGCTTCAGTTTCATTTTCTGCCTCTACTTCATATTCTTCATATGTTGTAAATGTCACACTATACTTCTTCATAATCATTCCTCCATCATTTCTTTAAATTCTATCCAACTTTCAAAAGACTCTTCCAATCCTCTCGATCGAATGGTTTCCATTTCGTCTTCTGTCATTTCATAATTTTTATCTTCACAATATTGTTGGACTGTATCATGCTCTGCTTCTAACCACTTATCATCGTCTTCAATTTTATCGACTTCTACTAATAATTTATCAAGTTCATTCATAGTAGTCAACCTCCAATTCATGTCAACAATCAATAAAGAAAATCGTTCCGTTAAATATTTATTCTCTCTTTTTTTAATGAAATTTCCGTTTCAATTATATTCCAAACGCCATAAATACAATCGCACACAGCAACATACCAAATGCTGTAAGCGCTAAAGCTCCTTTAATTGTCAAGTTAGATCTTGACATATGGCTTCCCATGTACCAACATGTCAAACTAATTAATGCACATGTAATTCCTCTCATTTTTTTATCTCCTTTGTTCTCAAACATTTCTCTTTATAAGCATATTCTCTGTCATAAACTTCTTTATAGAATTGAATATCCTGTGCTGTTGCTCTTTTTACTTTCTCTATACAATTTTGTAAAAAAGCCAAACTTTCTTCCTTATTCAAATGTTTTCCTCCTATACTTTCCGTTTCACTGTTATCTCCACCCAATATCTTTCGGTGTAATTTCAATATAACAATGTGGTATGCACGATTTACCGAAGTTTACACCAATAAAAATACTTGTGTCTCTTAAAGATATTTCTGTACTTGTAATTTTACAAAATTTTATAATATACCACGGTAATTTATTCTTGATCCATGTCATTCTCATTGAATCACTATCTGAAATTTTCTCATAAAGCGAATACATTTCATTTTTCTTTGTCTCATATTCTCTTCTATCATTAATAATTTCATCCCTACATTCCTGATACATCTTACAATACTGTTCCTCAAGGCTATTTGATAATTCAGACAAGGATGTCTGTATACTCTTCAATCTTTCGTAACTATTTCTCATATAAAATCACTCCTTATTTATAATTTAACTCCATCAGTAGGAAGTCCAAATTCTTTTACAAGTTCGTCAAATACATCATCTGGCATATGACTTAAATTATCTTCAATGTCCTCTTTACTGAAATCATGGTTTGCATATCCGAAAAACTGTTCAATCTGTTCATTGTTTGCCTTATGTAATATAAAGTCCATCATCATTTCTTCAATATCCATATTATTTTCCTCCTAATACTTTCGGCTTCGTTAAAACTCAATATCTACATCTTCTGAAATATAATCACACATATAACCCTCAGATTCTAAATGCTCACATACTACATCAATAATACTGTCAGTATCATACTCTCCGTCATTTTCTTTCTTGTATTTTTCAATTGCATCTTTTGTTCTTTGAATAATTCCATTCGTTAATTCCTGTTTACCTTCAATTTCAATCATTGTTTCTACGTTTGTACCACAACCATCTACGTCTACATCAATAAGTTTAACAATCTGTTTCATAATATTGACCTCACTTTCTCATTTTGAAATCTACGTTTCATTTGTTGTCTTTGTTTTCCTTTTCTCTTCCTCTTTCCCTAATGTGTTCACACATTTCTTCTGATACTCCATGCTGCTTTAACTGTTTTGCAAATCTTTCATAAAAAGGAAGATCTTTCCATCTCGGTTTGCCTTTAGACATTGTTTTTACTCCTTCATATATTCTTTATCTAACCAATCCTTGAATGGTGTCCAATCATTAACGATAAATCCGCTTTCTTTTTCTTTCCATCCACCATACCACTTTCCATCGAAAACTAAATAATAATTCCCAGCTTTACATTCTCCAAAATCTTTTTTACAATAAATAACTTCGCTACCATCAATATAGAAATATGGTTTTAATTCTTCATAGCTATAATCTCTTTTCTTATTGGTAAATCTGTATGAATAACATTTCCAGTTCTTATATCTACCCATAATTATTTCCTCTCTACGTTTCATACTAATCTTATTTCTACTTTTCTTACTCGAGCTCCAATAAATTCTTTTGTAAATTGTTCTGTCACGTATTTACTATTTAAAAAGTTATTGGCAGAGTCTTCAGAATTATATCTCTCACAAAATTCAAAATCATCAGTAAAATACGGATATCCACCAGATAAATTATCTGGTGTAAAGAATTCTCCTTTTTTATCTTGAATCACATAATATATCTTTTCTGTCATATTTGTTTCCTTTCTATATTTGAAATGCGATTTTAATCATGAATAGTTGCACCGTATTTGTTTCCACAAATACATCTAAATTCAAGGGTTATCTTTTCAAGCTTTCCAACCTCCTTATAATGATGTGTTGGAATAATTCGTGCTTCTCTCCCACATTTATTACAAATAATTTTAAATCCATCACTATTTCCATATTCTTCTGTTCCAAAAGCTCTCATATTATTCACCATTTACCTTTCCGAAGGAATATCCATTTACTCCTTATTAAAAATCTCTGCAATCATTTCATTTAGCTGCTTCTATTACAATGGTAGAATCTTGTGTTGTGATATACTTTATTTTCATATCAAGAATACGATCCAATGGTTTATTAAAACCGTCTCTTTTTGTGCAAAAAATCAATTCTGCTCCATCACCATATTGCTTTCCGTCTGAGCAATCATAAATATCATAATTACAATTACAATCAAAATCATCATTATAAACTAAATCGCCAACAACCATTCTTGTATCCTCCGATCATCAATTTCTTGTTTCTCTTTTTCGTGGATCTGTTCAAGCTCTTCATAAGTTACAGTTCGAGAATTATAACCTATACTTCTATAATATTTGGTATAATGATTTGCATTCTCTCTATCACAGCTTGTACATGTTTTTATAAATCCAGTATGCTTTTCTGTTGCAATCACGCAGACAACATTATCTTCCATAATTGTTTCCTCTCTTTTCTCTTTCCGTTTTCGTTTCTGAAATCATCGTTTCTTATGGCTAAATAAATTCTTCAACATATCCCATCGCTAACACATCTTGCATATAATTATAAAAATTTCTAGTTACAATTATTTTTTCAGGCGAATAAATAATATGTCTTTCATCGTATAATCTGTTTAGAATTTCAATTTCTTCTTCATCCATTTTTGAATAGCTCCATCCTTGACATGCATTTTTTATTGAATAGTCTATATACGGATATAATCTAAGTTCCTTTTGTGAAATTGTTCTATTCAAGAATGCCACCGCTTTTTCTTGAATGCTATCTGTTAGTATTCCTCTCATATAAAAACCTCTCTTTCCTAGTAAATCCTCATTTCATTGTCTCAATTTTTATTAATGGTTTTATTCTTCTCCTACCAACATTTTTCCCTTGTCGTTTAAGTAACGATAAAGTTTTATTATATGTTTCAACATCTATAATTGGCTCAAAATTTCCTTTATAAGTTTCTCCACAAAAAATATTGTACCCACAATATTGTGTTCGTGTAAGAATTTTTTGAACACTATAAGCTGTTGGAACTTTGCCTCTCTTACCTTTAAATCCTCTTTCTCTTGCTTCTTTCGCAACTTCTGATAAATTTTTTCTTAACGAATACTCAGAAAAACAAAAACGCACATATTCTGCTTCTTTTTTATTGATTTTAAATGAATCCTTTCCATCTAAATCATATCCTAATATTTCAGAACAAGTACGTTTTCCTTGTGCGGCTCTCTCTGCCATAGCTGCACTAACTCTTTCACTTGTTAATTCTCTTTCTAGCTGTGCGAATACACCAACAATACCAATCATTGCTCTACCCATTGGAGTAGATGTATCAAAAGCTTCAGTATATGAAACCATAGATATATTCCATTGTTGGAATTTTTCCATTGTCGAATATAAATCCGATACACTTCTTGTAAATCTACTAAGTGCCCAAAATAAAACTAAATCAAATTTCCCATTTTTTGCATCATATAATAATCTATTTATATCTGGTCTATGTTCAATATCCTTCCCTGAAATTCCTTTATCTGCATACAAATCATAAACATTATATTTCCGTTCCTCACACCATTTCCTAAGCGTTTTTTCTTGTGCATCTAAAGAATATCCTTCACGGGCTTGATCGAGTGTGCTTACACGTATATATATTGCTACTTGTTTTTTATTCTCCACATACAACACCTCTATTCCTTTTTTATTCCAAATTCAAAACAAGCAGCACATCCCATTTTATCAGGGTACATGCCATCATTGTCAGCCACAATTTCCCATCCATATTCAAAAGATACTATGTTATCATATACTGCTTGTGGATTATCTTCATTACCATCCCAATCCGCAACTGGATTATCTCCATTTTTTAATGCTTCTAAATCACATATTAACCTTCCATGTTTCCCATATTCATATCCGCTATGTAAATAATCGACTTTACCATTTTTATTAAAAACAACTAAAGTTAATCCACCGCCATTATCCTCAATAACTTCATATTTCCTCATAATATTTTTCCCCTCCAATCTTCAAATGAAAATCTTGTTTCATTTACCAACTCAAACTACCAACAAATGATCCAATATGGAGCTTGTAAAACTCCGCCACAAATATCATCTGTGACTCTCTTAAATGTAAATCCATTTTTTATAAAATATTCTTTTAACTCCGCTTCAATCTCGTACAATTTATGATGTTCTTTATTTTCTTCACCATATTTTTTTACGAAATCGTTATATCCGTATGGAAAACTACAAAAGTCAACAATACATTTTCTATATCCTTTTTCTGCACTTCGCTTAATTTTTTCTTCTAAATTTTTAATACCATACTCGATTGCATCTGTTTTATACATGTTTCTATTTGTAATTGACAACGCTTCGCTTGCTAACATAATCATTGCCCCCTTCTAAATCAAATCATCAACCTCAATTACATCTGGGTTATCACTAAACCATGAATCATTCTCTGCAATTTCCTTTAACTCAATAAAATCTCTTTCAGAATCAAAGCAATCGTTGTGTTTCAAATAAGCTGCTTTTACCTTTTCTCTTGCACCTTCATATGACTCTGCCTTTACAATTCCAACAGCCAATTCTTCAATCCTGTAAGCATATAAATTTGTAATATCCAACATTTTAAGCACTCCTTTCCACACTACAGAAGAAATCATCTTCTGTAAAACTATATCCATCATAGTGGTTATAAATAAATTCATCACTTACATATTCATCAATACTTGCAATCATTTCATATGATGGCTCATTGATATTAACTCCCATCACTTCTGCAAAAGTGCCTTCATTTACAAGTTCTGAATAATATGCCTGTTTCAGTTCGTGTAACTGATCTCTATTTAATTCTTTTACTGTCATAATTTATCACTCCATTTCTCTTTAAATACTCTATGTAATCTTCAATATCTGATTTCTTTTTAACCTCAATATCTTCTTGATGATAATATCCATAAAAAGCATTCGTATATACCTTATATGTTTTATTTTCCATATCAACAATGAGATTATAATTATTGGCACAATCACCACGTTTCTTCCAATTCTTATCAAGCCAAAATAGATGTAATATCATATAAATAAACCATCCTCTCTATAATAAATTTCCTAATTCTTTCATCCGTTCATGCTTAAAGCCAATACATACAAGTGCCTGAAGAATACCTTCTGCATATCCTCTGCGATTTTCAGCTTTCATCCGTAAAGTTTCAAAATGCACTCTGTTATCGGTTTCATTTGCTTCTGTAAATTCTTTAATCGCCTGATTTGCATTTCGAATTCCTTCTTCCATAACTCTTTTACAATTTTCACATTCTGTTTTATTCATTTACATCTCTCTCACTTTCTGTTATAATAACTATTCAAGGAATTGGGGACTTACATGGAATTTCCATTGCCCCATTGTTGTTAGCCTTCAATATATTCCCAGGCTTCTCGTTCTGTTGGAAAAGCAATGCTGCATCCTGGGATATACCAGTTTCCGTATTTCATGTACGGCATAGCTACACACCTCCTTGTATGTATTTATAGAAAAAGCAGAGATGGCGTTCTCTGCTTTTATCTATCTCGTTATGTTATTCTCTCTTTTGGAATTGCTATTCTATCCGTAAAAATCTACATTTTTACTCTCCAACCTCAAACAATTCGTCACCGGAAAAATCAACCATATCTTGTAAAACTGCATGAGCAAATTCCTTTGCATAGTCTGTCCATATCTTATATTGTAATTCTTCCGGATTTAATTCATTGAGTCCATAATCTTTGACGAGTACCTTTATAATGTTTTTCATTCTGTATTCATAATCTTCTTCAATAGTGTGAATATGCATATACATAATTTAAACCTCCTCATAATCTTCAAGTAATTCTTTTAAATTTTCCTTTGCGTTTACTATAAATTGTATTTTTTCCAATGTTCTTCCCACTCTTTTCCATACAAATCTTGACATCTGTATTTTAAGAAATCGAGTGTTGTTTGCTTATCAAGTTCATCTCCTTTTACTGAATATGGATCATGTAAACACCCATTATTTACCTTAAAAATTTCAATCAAATCATACTCCAAAGCTCTTTTATGAGCTTCTCTTTCGTCAATTCCATTTTGTCTTGTCCAAAATTTTACACAATCTGCATGATATTTTTCGAGCTTTGTCCGCGAATCATTTGCATTTAACATTAAATCTACCTCCAATCATACTAAGAAATCTTAGTTTCATTTTCGTCCTATTAAATGTAATGCTTTATAACAATCTTTTTCATTGAATACTACAATATCCGTATTATCTCCTGACATATCATCTGGACACCATTCAATGTCACTTGATTCCATAATATCAATTTCTCTTTTTGTAAGATTTTCAATAATATATTCGCTCATCGTTTTCTTTCCTTTACACATTATTTTCACTATCAAATAAAATTAATGGATATTTACCAAAAATTTCTTCTGGATGACTTTTCATATAGTATTCAGTTTCTTTTGGCGTTTTGAATCCATGGATTTCTTTATGATTGTCATCTTTATCATAATAATCTAATCTATACATATTATCTGCCTTTCTAAAGAAATGCTAATTTCACTATACCAATTCTTCGTATCTTGCATCAGCTACTCTTTGTAATCGCTTAATGTCCCAGTCTTCAATAAAAACAGTATCATCATAAAATCCAACAATTTCTCTTACATCATCCCAAAATGTTTTCTTGTTTGTAAGCTTTTTAATTTTTCGTTCCATCGTATATACATTAGTCTTCATTGCTTTCTCCTTTCACTATGAAACACGCATTTTTTACATTATACGTCCATTGTATTATTTGAAATAATTATTCCGTCTTATCTAGCAAAATGTTACCGACTTCTTTCTCTGTAAGTTCTCTGATTATCTTCATTTTTTGTGCCAGGATTATTAGTCTCATTTAAATTAGTCTTAAAAGAAAAATCTCCAAAATACTTATCTTGTGCCTTTTTTCTGCAAATAGTAGCTTCTTCAATTGTATTAAATCTACCCAAGAATATTGTTTTACGGTTTACCTTAATTGTTGCTGCCCATTTTTGTTTTTCATTATCAAAATGAACCCCTGTGACTCCTGATGAATTATTCTTACTTAGTGATGCATTACGGCAATTCTCTGTATTTGTACAGATACGAATCTGAGACTTTCTGTTATCATGTTTTACATGATATATATGATCTACAATTATATCTCTATCTGTTAATCCTAAAATCAATCTATGCATTCTAATTGGATGATTATCCCTGCTATTTGCGACCACGTATCCGCTCTTGTCTATATGCCAATTATAATTTTTTATCAAATCATAATCTTCCAAATCAAAGTAAAATTCTTCTCCTTTTGTGGTATAGCCTATACCAAACGAACCAGTTAAATCATAATTATTAAATTTACGTTTGATTCCAGTATCGTTTATTTTTTGTAAATTTTTTCTACAATGCTCCAAAATAACACAACCACAACTCTTTGTGTGACCACTCTTCAAATCTTTTTGTCTTACTGGAAAAATTTTATCTGAATTGCATTCACAAAACACGTTCCATCCAGCTATCTTCCTTCCACAATCAATAAAATCTTCGGACTGAGAAACTACAGTAAGTCGTCCAAATTTCATACCTACTAAATTTTGTTTAGTTTTGACCATTTTTTACCTCACTTGATTTTAATTTACTTCTAATTCGTTCAGTGTTTTATTATTTTTATGTGTGCCAGCCGCATCTAACCGCAAATCCCTTTGTAGGATAACACTCAGCCTGCATCCATTCATTGATTGGTGTGGAATACGTTTTATGTATAAAAAGAGGATATAAATTCCCATCAGATAATTTTCTCAATAATTTATATGCTTTCATACTTTACTCCTCCATTTCGATTCCGAACTCTTCATGCAGCAGTTTTTCAAATTCCGGATCTCTCTTCACGTATTCATCGAGGAATTCTTCTTCACTGCATGGCGCAAGATCAAAATGCACATCTTCTCGAATATCATCATTCATATATGTGACGATTGCGTCCCAAAGATTTTTGTCTAAATCTAATTTTTCTCCATACCGTAACATCACAAGTTCTCCTTTTCATAAAAAATAAGGAACAAGATTTCTCTTGTCCCTTTGTTATTCTCTTTTTAAATTCGGACATAATCCAAGACCACTATCAATTTCTGATTTGTTCCTCGCTTTCCATTGCTAACTCAATCAACTCATAAACTTCATCCTTGTTGTCTAACATAAACTTTCTAAATCCGTCATCATCGCTTTCTCTTCCGTCAATTAATCTTCCATCATCATCACGAATCCAACGTTCCCACATTGTGTCTTCAACAATTGTTGCATTGATTCGCTTTCCTTTATATTCAATCTCGGGATCGTTCCATTCTCCATGCCATATAAATCCTACACCTGTAAGACCATACCAATCTGGAAGTTCTTTCATTTTTCCAAATAAAATTCCTTCAATGCTATTATCTCTTTCCAATGTACTAATCATATTTTTCACCTTCTAATAGTCTTCATCAATACATTCGTCTGCTTCGCTATAATATTCACCATCATATCCTTTTTCCATTAATTTCTCCCAACAATCATAGCATACCAATCTAAAAGTAATTCCGTGACAGTCTCTTGTAAAATTCATATCATTTCTTTCTACTTCTTTTCCACACACTGGACAAATTCTCATATCCTTTTCTTCCATATTTTTATTCCTTTCTATTTATACATTTCTCCATCTTCTGTTCTTGAAATCGTTCTTTTAACAGGTTGCCAATTCTCCTGGTAAATATCTTCTATGAATCCGATCATTTGGATACCAGCCAATATTCCAAACTTTCACTTCTCCGATTTTCATATCGTTCATTTCTTTTTTAAGGTCAATTCCTTCCATCGCAAATGCTTCTATAATGTTCCTGTTTCCATATCCCATAAACTGACCATCAACTTCATATCCTGCTCCTACTCGTTTAATTAACATACAAATCATAATTATTCCTCCATTATGCTGTTTTGTTTATTTCAATGTATTTTGCAATTTTCTCTTCTGCTTTAAGTTTTTCATCTTTAATACTGACTGGTAAAATCAAGAAACTATATGTGTCTCCTTTAATAATCCATGGGCAAACTTCTTTTGTACCATAGAAAATCGGGTATTCAGAATCTACGATACTCATTACATCCACAAGAAAATTTGGATTAAAGCCAATATAGAAATCTTTTTCAGGTTTTTCTTTAACTTCAATTTCATCAAACGCTTCATATTTTATTGTTCCTGCATATGAGTATAAATTTCCATTTTCTGCATGAAATGTAACTGGCAATTTCGATTCTTTCAAAAGGTCTGCGTCGTACTTCATTGCCTCTAATAGCTCTTTTGCATTTGCAGTAAATTTATAATCCCATTCATCCGACAACATCTGATTTACTTTGAAGTATTCACCATCAATTCTTTTTGTAATATATGTATAGTTTTCACTTTCTACTTTTACATACTTATCGTTTTGAGAGATGATAACCTCCATTTCTGATTTTTTGTCTAATAATTTTTTGAATACTGGAACGCATCTGCAATGCAGTTTTACTGTTTCAAACGGATTTTCTGTTTCTTTAAGGATCGTATTATCTTCCAACTGCCGCATTCCGATCATATATTTCCATAATGCTTCTACACGTTTTTCCTTTGTGTTGAAATTAAATACACTCATCATCTGATTGACTTCTTCTCTATTTGACACGAATACAGACAAGTTAGAAATCGTTTCAGATAACCAGTTCTCTTTTACATCCAAAATATTTTCTGCATTGTCTAATACCGGAAGAAATACATCTGTGTTTTCAAATCGTGGAATAGAAACATTTTTCTTTCCACACTTGATATTGATTTTCTCTTCTTCACCGGTTGTAATATCTTCCATGGTAATTTCTCCTGACATTTTTGAAATAATTTTAATATCTTCAATGTCGATTCCGAACATACCTGGTTCCGTATGATACGCATCTTGTGTTCTTACTTCAATATAATGCTCAATGTCTGTACTAAGAATTTTTAAAACTCCCTTGTTGTCAACCGAAAAGTATAATCTTTTAAGACTCGGGACTGGCACTTTTTTGTTTACTACTGTCACTGCCTTGTCCATCATGGTTTTCAGTTCTTTCGCATTCATTGTAAATTTCATCATATTATTTTACCTTCCCTTCTTTAAACATCTGATAAACTTCATCAATTTGTCCGTTCGCTTTTACGTCAAGATCTTTATTATCTGGATAATTGTCGCTAAACTCCACATAAAATTTCAACTTTTCATTGTTATCAGATTCAAGAGCGTTAAGAATCGCTTCTCTTGCCTTGTCATTCTTAGGCGCAAAAACAATACATTCACCATAGGAACCATAATGTCTTGTATAAAACAGCCAATCTTTATTTTCGCATTCAGCAGAAATGTATTTGATCATATTTTTAATTTCCTTTTCGCGTTCTTCTCTTTTATGTTTATCATCCACCTCTTTCTGCTCTCTTCTCTTATGCTGCTCAATCATATGATTAAATAAAGAATTTGCTTGACATAAAGTGTTGAAAATTCCGTTTTCAAGATCAAACCGATCTGGATTTTCTTTATTTACATGCCAAAGGAAATTGTCAATTGTCCGATCAAAGTTCTCTTTCATGATACAATTGTTACCGAGATGAATTCTGAAAAACTCTTCTCCATTTTTCTCAAGCCGTAAGAAGATGATACAATCTTCATCTGCTTTGTCTGGATAAATCGACCACGAATATTTATTTACTTTTCCATAAACTGTAATTCCATATGCTTTATATAATTTATTTTCTTCTACATTTTCGTTATACATAATTCCCATTTTTTATATCTCTCCTTTTTAGTAGTTAAGGCAGATACATTTCTGCATCTGCCTTATTATTCTCTGCTCATGAAACTAATATTTCATTTAACTACCACTCAGGTTCTTTATCTGCCAAACCCAAGTAAAATGCATCCTTTTCTCTGTTCCAAAAATGTTCTCGCAAATCAGCAAGTGATTTAGTTCCATTCTTCAACGCTTCATAATCTGCAAGTACCATATCATCTGTGTAATTTGCATATTCATTTCTTGCAATACCAAGTCTGAATGTCTCACCTTTTCTTATCCAACCAAATCTACTTGTATTTTTAGCTATCGGATAAGCACCAATTGTATATCCATGCAGATTTATATATTTTTCTGAATTTTCACTATGCCAATCTTCAAGCTGTATCTTTGTTCCATCTGCCATTACTGTTCTATCAATAATCTGCATAACTTTCCACCTCGTCACTTTCTAGTCTTAATACTAAATCAAGCACTTTATCTCTCCATTTGATATTTCGAACTGCCTTCCGTAACGTTTCTTTTTCACCAAGTCCTTCTGGAATGATGTCAATCCCATAATCTACAAGCTGCTTTGTCGCTTCAAGTAATAATTCTCTTGCCTGTGCGTCAGGACAGTATCCCTTTCCTCGAGGATCTGCAATTCCTGCCTTAACATATTCTGGATAACATAAATCAATAAACCGTGGCAACTCCTTATCCAAATCCATCATATAAGTCATGCTTGGCTCAAAAATTCGTTTTGGCTTTCCATCCCCACCTCTTTTCTCCATCATTTCTGCTATATCTTCTGTTTCATAGAACTCATTTTCCGAAAGGATTTTTCTTTCGATTTCTTCCGCATTTTCTTTTACTGTTTCATATAATGCTTTTGCATTGAAATAATTACTTTTTAACTTTGCAAGAAACTTTCTATCGTAACTGATTTTTGGCAACATATTATTTCATCCTCACTTTCATCATTTCTTTTCTGTACTCTTTTATCTGTTCCAAAGTCAACCATTCCGGTTTCTCTTCCAGTGAGTTCCAAATCCGTTCCATTTCGTCACAGATTGCTTCTACACTGCCACCCCACAGATGACCTTCATAACCGTTTCCATTTCCGAGGAAATAGTTACAATCATTTCTCATTCTGTCTAAGAACATGTAATCCCTTTCCCTTGGATGACGAACAAAAGGATCATCGCATTCAACTGGTTCTGTTACTCTATTACATGGTTCACCACAGATTTCATCCCATTCAGTTCTATAAGCACCTGTATAGAGATTGAGTCCGTTTTTACCGTTGTTTTCATCAAAATATAACTTTCCATTTTCATCTTCGTAGCATGGAACTTCCATGTATCCACCAAACCCAACATATTTGACTTTCATATTATCAACCTGCCTTTCTATCCGATCCACTGTTTTTTTACTGTGTCATAAATCGCCCCGTTTGCATCCTGATATTCTTTGTACCTGGAATATGTAAACCGTAAACATTTATGACCGTTCATATAAACAATGGTTTTATTTCCATTATCAACGGCAAATCTTTCACGCCACCCAGCAGCTTCCCATGCTTCTTTCATTTCACCTCTGAATCTTCTTGCCTTCTCCATTTTTACTCCTCCTGTTTTCTCTTCATAATTCCATTTGCTGCCTGTACACATCCGTATAACCAACCATTCAGGTAATCAATGTTGTAGCAATACTGCGTCCAATCTCCGTTTTTTGCCCTTTCTTCACTGGTAAAAACATAAAATCCACCCCCATAATCAGCATCTTCAATTTTAATAAAATCGAAGTTTGCCTTATAAGCCCGTAAATTATCTTTAATAATTTCTTCCTGTCGTTTTGTCATCTTTTTTCCTCCAATTAAATAAGGCAGATAGATTATTATTCTCTACCTGCCTTACTGTATTTTAATCATTATAAGGTTCATAAAGATTCCGAACTGTTGTCATACATTTCATCATCAACCCGAAATCATTAAGTCTATCAAGATCTTTGATGATCGTCGTGTCACCGCACACATTGATAAGAATGCACTTTGCGTTCTCACAGTAGTCTACGGTTACACGTTTGTCATTCGTGTACCTGTTCGCTTCGAACATTTCGTTCATTTTCTCAATCCATTCCTTCATTATGTATAATACCTCCTTACTTTACCTGCATCAGCAGCTTACCAAGCTCATTTGCGTCTTTCACACTACAAATCGCAGTTGCCTTTGTATTTTCAGTTCCATCTTTCCGTGAAAATTTCGTGACCATATATACCTTGTCTGGCATTTCTTTGCCATCAACAGTGTAATGTCCGATTTCCACTGTGTTTTTACCAATAGTTCCAATTTCTCTTGTCTTGCTGTAAATAAATTCTTTTGCCATGATTTAGTCCTCCTTCAGCTCTGCATAGCCACCATCGAAATTCTGTTTCCAACTTCTGTAGTTTCCATCTGTGTCCCAAAATTCTATGTAATATGCATTCCTCCAGTTCCACGGTTCCTGATAATTAATTTTCTTGATTTTGCAAGCAATATTACATCAATGAATAATATCTCCTGGCTTTAAATCTCTCATTGTATTCTCCCTTCTACAATTGCAATATTTCCACTTTCAATCAGGGACAAAAAATCCATCGTGTAATAATCCACTCTACTTGCAACACTGTCATCTGGATTAACTGGAACAAGAGTGATTTTGTAATTCTGTTTTACTTCTCTATTCCAGCTTTCTCTTATCATACATAACGTTTCTTTAAATTTATTTCCATCGAGAAAGAAACCAAATCCACAAGTCGTATTTAATGGAACCATAAATCTTACATTTTCGATTCCATCTGACATAATTGCTTGACATAAATCGTCAGATGTAACACGAATGTTATTTTCGATTTTCCATTTTAATTCTTTTATAGAACTCCGAAGCCAATCATCTAAATAAATTTTCTCACGATCCCATGTAAAAAATTTTCCGAATTTATCTTCTCGAATTGTTCTGTCATATGATTTCTTATTACTTGTAACAGTTACACAATCACATAACTCATTCGAAGAAACAAACACTCTAATCGTTTTATCTTTACATTTGTAGTTATAGTACATTACGTTTCCTTTCTAAAATCTCTCTTTCATGTCTCACTGTTTAATGCTTTCATTCCCCATTCGCTTTTCGAAAATAACTCAAGCATATCATCTCTGTCAGCAAGATTAATTTTCCTTGCACATCTGTCATAGAAATCTTTTTCGTCAGACCCTTCCTCTGCATAATTCCAAAGACTAATTGAAAATTTGCCTTTAAAAAGTTTTCACCACGTTCAACAATTGGCTGCATGTCCTTTTTCAGCGAATGAATTGCACCTAAGTTTTTACAAACCACATCATCGGAACATAAGCTAAACGTCGTTCCTAAACTACTTCCATGCCGAAATAATCTGTGTCTCATTGCTCCATCATAACAATTCATACCAGGGCAATAAACTTCAATACTATTAAAACAATTTCCGTTGTCAAATGTTTCAGCAACAATTACCATATGAGTTTCCATGTCGTATGCAAAGATCATGTGCTCATTAGTGATCCTATCATCACTATAGTTGTATTTAAAATCTTCAATGAAGCCGATTTTAAATCCATTGTATTCGAGAACTTTTAAGAATTCCTCATATGAAATTTCCGGGAAATAATCATACGGGACACGTTCTGCATCTGTTAAGATAACCCGTTCCTTCTCTTCTTCATTATGTAATCTATAATAGCCAGGTTTTACATCATTCCGTGAAAGGATAATCTTACCATCTTCTCTATGTCCTATGATATTTTTCTTTTTCCCTTCTCTAAATCTCACAATCTCGCACGGTAAAATATTTTTCGTTTTCATTATTATGATCTCCTTATGTTTTGATCTTGGTATTGTATAATAATAATGGTATATTATCAATATTTATTACACAATTACCAGAATTTACCGTTTATTTGACTTGCCCACTTCAATCTCATTCCCTTCGTCATCTTCTAGCCAGTATTCCAACCCGAGAAAATCAGTATCACGAAGATTCTGTACCATCATTTTCGCTTTTTGTAACGAAACTGTAGGCTTTAGCTTTCTTATTTGCGTTGTTACATCGTCACTTGCTACAATGTACACATTCCTTTCCCTCCTTCCCTTACAGATTTTCTTGTTGCAAATAATCGACCGTCAAGACTCATATATACATCAACCATTGTATTTTTTGTTCTTACATACAAGACGGTCATATGCCGCAAAGCGTCTTTCTGTACATATAGTACGGGTTCGTACCGATCAAAGATTTTTATCCAAATCACCATAAAATCGCTTTCCTTTCTGTGATTACTAACAGCCCAAATAAAATGAACGTTACCCCTAACGGCCAGGTATCGCTTGCATATCTAATAAGTAGATACCCAACGCCCATAAGCATCACGCAAAAGATTCTTTGTGCTATAAGTTTTTTACGCTGCCGTTCTCTTTTGCGTTTGGCTTTCGCTTTCTGAATTTCCATTTCGCGCTGCTGCTCGATGTGTTGACGGTATTTTTCATAATTGGTTATGTCAATTATGTTGTAATGATCTGGATCAAATACAGCACATTGTTGCGTTCTCAATTCTTTTCGCTCCTTTCACTTTTTTATTCGACACAAGGTTATTCTCTTTAATCAGTCTTGCTTTTACTTCTCTATTCAGCCGTGTATTTACTTCAATTCTCTTGTGAGTAAAACGATTTAAATAATGTAAGTGTGATCCAGTACCATCTCTTCCGTTCACTCTTGTTTCTCTGAATCCATTAGGAAATAAATATTCCCTTTCAAAATCCAGAACTTCCTTTGGCTTTCGTCGTCTCGACATTATTCATCATCTCCTTTTAATAATCCGAAAAATTCTAATTCTGCATCATCCATATCTTGCTCACCGATGAAGTATTCGTTCTGTTCTTCCTCTGTCATCCAGCAATCCTGAATGATTTTGTCTTTCCATTGGGTTGCTAATTCTTCCAGCCGTGACCGTGGGATGTAATCACTTTCCGTTTTATACCGAAATGAATCAATAGCATCCTGCATAACCAGATATTCTTCTCTACCATATTTTCCATACATCCATGAGCAGACAGTGTAAGCCCAACTTCCATCAGCACAGATGTCGGATACGATCTTGTACTCTTCTGTGCTTTCCATTTTGATGAGTGCGTACTCTTTCTTTTGGGCAATGATTTCATAATCAAAGCCAGCTGGATTATGTCGTTTTTCCATTTTATTTTCCTCTCTTTCTTGTGATTTAAGTAATCACATTGGAACGGACAAGTTTCCTTATCCGCTCTGTCTAACTACTTAATTTTCACTTTCGCTTTCGGACAGATATTCTTCTAATCCTGCATATTCGTCATCCGAAAGCAGATTCCGTAAATCATCCATTGACATAATCATTATTCTCCTTTCTCTTTTGCGTTTTTGAGTGAAAGAAAACACCATCAGTTAGCTAGGCTGACGGTGTTTCTTCCTATATATATGTGGAGGGATAAGGTGGTGCTTTCTTATTCCGAACTCCCTATGTAAAATATGTATATGTATTGCTTGATATGTATTATGTAAGATGTGTATTATTTATTGATTTCGCTTGCGACAACTTCTGAAAGTTCATCAAAGATTTTTGCCGATGATCTTGTAATAGCAATATTTGCATTGTAATATACAACGCCTTTGCATTTTCGAATAAGAATACTTTCCATTGCTACCTCATGCCCTTTATATAACGCATAAAGTTTATCAAACGCATACAAAACACATGTGGCATATGGATTTGCCTTTTCTGATCCACACCATTCAAGTTTTCCAAGAAGATCAAAAATTCTTTCGAGAACACTACCTTCTTTTGAAGATAACTGTAACAATCTCCATGAAGCAGATACTACAGCAACCGGATTTTTGATTTTCTCTTTGTCAACCAAAACCTGGATGTTGTTTCTCATTGCCATGTTTCTTAATTCTACATATTGCGGAAGCCCCTTTTCGATTGCAGCTCTCCACATATCATTCTGTGTCATTTTCTTTCTTCCAAGTGACTGCTCCAGAAACGTATCAAGCGCAGTTTCTTCTGACACGTTCTCGAGAATTTCAACAAGAATAAATTTCTTTCCAGCAATAATGAATGAAACTGCACGATGTGCGCCATCGGCAATATAGAATTTTCCATTGTAAATATAAACCTTAACAGGATCATACTTGTTTTCGTCGTAGTGTTCTGCGATTTCCGTTGCTTTTGTGATATTAGTATTTCTCTGCCAGTCAGGAACATTTAATGCTGCAACCTGCACAACGGAATATTTTTTACCAAAGAAATTCTGATATGCCGTCTTTGCCTTTTCGACTTCCTCTTCTGCAAATTTTTCATTATAATTTCTTAATTTTTCAAAAAGCTCCTGTGTTTCCATTGGTGTTAATTCTTTGCTTTTTACATTTCTGAGATCTCTTTTGCCATTAATAATTGCTTTCGCAAGAAGTACCTTCTCGTCGATTTCAAGGTCTTTTGGATCGACCTTAAAAATCACACTCATTTTCCGTAATGTTACGTCAGTTGGGTCTGTTCTTCCTGTCTCATAATTAGAAATTGTGCTTTCTGCAACTCCAATCTGCTTTGCAAGTGTTTTCTGTGACATGCCAGCTTTCTTTCTCATCTCTGTTAATTTTACTCCATTGATTTTACACATAATTTTAATCTCCTTTTTCTATGTTTTATTATTTTGGCTTTCCCTTTTGATTTTGAGCATAAAAATAACAGGTATATTTCAACCTGTTTTTATATGCTCTGTGTTCAGTTTTCGAAACCACATAAAGTATATGGTTCCAATGTACATACCATATAACAATATATAGCATTATCATATAGTATGTCATCTTCGGCAATTCGCTTCCAATTTTCAAGCGTTGCCTTTTCATTTTCTCTTAGTCCTCCACCGTATTCTTTCCAGATCGTATCACGGCTTGCAATGTTTAGTTCTGCAAGTCTACGATCCATTTGCCTTAAAGATTCTATACGGCGGTTTAATGACCATGATTCTATTTTGCGTTGCGTGATTGTGCATCAGCTCCTTTCTATGGTTTTGCCTTACTGGATTTTGTAATAAATTTCATCAATCATTCTTGCTCTTACTGCTCCGTCAAAGATATAGAAAGCTCCTGTTTCCTTGTCAATGAATGCATTTCCGAAATCAACCTTTACAATCTTGCCGCATTCTCTCAGAACTTTGAATCCGGTTTTCGTCACAAGCTCTGTAATTTCTGCTTCTGTCATGAATGGATTTCCGTTTGCCTTTTCCAGAATTTTCTGATAGCAGATTTCCGCCAGTTCCCTTTCTGCTTCTTTCTGTTTGTAAAATGCCTGACGGCTGATGTCACGGAACAGATCGTCTAACGCTTCCTTTACCTGCTGCAAAGTAAGATATTCCTCGTGGAGTTTCTTGTATTTTCCTACAGACTCGTTGAATTTCCGTTCTTCCGCCAGCTTGTTACAATACTGGACTGCTGCGGCGAACTCTGCGTCTGTCATATCGCAAGTGAAAATTACTACGTCCGGTTTCTCTTTTGTTTTGAAGTCGATTCCGGATAATGCAAGATAAGAATAAAAACTTGCGCTACTTGTTACTTTGATTTCAAATACTTTTCTCATGATTTTTAATTTCCCTTTCTTAATTAATTTGATTATGTATATATTATGCATAATTATAAGTGCATAACTTATAATTCATAATTCTTAGTGCGGCGAAATGATCCAGTTTCCGTTGTTCGCTTCGCCAAAAGCTACGACATAAGTAAGACACAGAAGCGATGGAATAATATTCCACATACTAGCTTCCAAACTGAGCATGAACCAGATTGCGCCGATCCATGCCATGATGTAACTTACTTTTAAAATTTTATCTCTCATTTCTTTTTCTCCTTTGCCTTTTTGTTTTTTTTCTCTATTTGCCTTTTCTGTGTAGTTTCTTTTTTTTCTTTATTCTCCGAACACCTGATAGATTGTTCCATCTTTTGTGTAAATTCGGATTTTGCCTTCTGTCTTTTCTACGTCGGTGATGTCATCAAGTGCGACGTATGCCTTGTTGAAATCGTACTCGTCGGCTGATTTATAAGAGTAGAACTCATAACCGTCGGAAGTCATAAGAGACAGTTCTTCTCCGTTTGTATTCCAGTCTACAATGTCACAGACGAACGCATCGGCGTAGCTGTAGTCCTGTTCCTGGCTGTAATCGAGCTTCTGAGTTTCGCTTGTGATTTCCGTTGCGGAGTTCTGCCGTGATACGGTTGTATTGATCGCTGCGATTCCGGAAAAGATAGTTGTTGCTGTTAAGAGTGTGATGACTAATTTTTTGAACATAGTTCTGTTCCTCCTTTTTGGTTTGCGTTTGGATTTGCGTTTTTAGTTTGAAAATCAAAATTAAAAAAGGGCATAAAAAAAGCACCCTAACCAAAAATGGTTAGAGTGCCTGATATACCTATTACAATTTTTCTAATTTCTCTTGCAAAGCTGCAATCTGAGATTGCAATTCTGCTTTTTCTTTTGCGTTGTCAGCGTCATCAAAAATGACGTCAACAATATCATTGGGTGTACAACGAAAATATTCACATAATTTCCCTATTGTTTCCATTGTGACACTTTCATTTTTCCGCAGATGATCAAGTGTACTTCCCCCAACGCCAACTTCTTTTTTTAAATCTAAATGTTTTATATTTTCGCTTTTCATTCTGTCGAAAAGTTTTGAATAATCTAATTTCATTTTCTTTTTCCTCCTCACCTCCATTCTATCATATAATTTTTAATTATACAATACAGTATAAGACTGTGGAAAATCATGCAAGGTTCTTTTTGCGCATTCATAATCCGTGACGGTTCCGCAGAACTTGCCCAGGAACTCGCCACCAGTTCCCTTCTTCTTTGCACGTTCATGGCGCATCATGGCAGAATAGTTCCCGTTGTACTTTTTGCCTTCTGCCTTGCGCCGCTGCCGTGATTCTCGGATCTGGAAATCCCACAACATTTCCGTGTATTTATTTTGTGCGGTCGTGACAATCCAACAGGAACCGTCCCACACTTCTATTCTGATTCTGCCTTTATTGTGCCGTTTGAAAGCATCCGGCAAAGCTACGATCATAGTTCCGTTTGAAGCGGAAAGAATAATCGTGTTCATTGGAAAATCTACCTTGTGAATTTCCTCAGATCTAAATATCTTATACACTTTCATTTCTATTTTACCTCCTGCGGATAATATTTTCCAGTTTCTCTGTTATAGTGATACAGAGTAACTTTGATTTTCTGTTCTCTGCACACATTAAGAACGGCAATGAGCGCAACCGTCAGACCTGTTACGTACAGGTTTAGTGTAAAAACGCCGCGGAGCTGTTCTGTTGCTTCTCTTTCCATTCCGGAGAGATCGAGCGGATCAAGTTCCGTTCCGAAAATAGATCCGTCAATTGCCTGTGGAATCTCGTGTCTACCTTCGCAGAGCGACATGTAGACTTCAGTTACAGGAATCTGCGTCGGTTCTGCGTCCTGCTGATCATTCCATACTGGACATTCTTCTGCATAGAAACATCCCCAGCAATTATTACCACACCGTGAACATGCGTATTCATATCTTTCTTTTCTTGCCATAATTTACCTTCTTTCTACCATTTTTGGCATGGTTACCTTTTTATTTTTTGTAAAACCATTGGGCGGAATTGCACCGCCCTTTTTCTATACTAATGGTCATTATTTGAAATAATGTTTGATCACAATATTTGCAATCGTTACCGCAAGTCCGGAATAGTCATATTCTACCTTGCCTGTTTTCTTGTTGCGTTTTGCCTTAACAAGTGTGTTCACCTGTCTTTTGCTGAAATCCACGTTGCCTGTTTTCTCGTCTACTGAAAACTTGTTAGTGAATCCTTTCACATAACAATCATTCAGTAGTTTCTTATCTTCTGCCGTAAGTTTTACACGGGTTTTTGTCGTGTACGGAGTTTCAAACGGCAGACTGAAAGTTTTCTTAATGATAGTTTCAAGTTCCGCGGAAGCCTTTTTATAGGCTTCCTTTACTTCATTGGACATAACAAGCGCGCCGTCATCACTTGCTTTAGAACTTACATGGATTGCCTCCAGTGCATTGTAGAGTTCTGGAGACTGGAAAGCCGGAATGATTGCGTACTTGATAAGCTTAGAGTTATCCCAGGTTGCCAAAATCCGCAATACAGTGCGCACTACGTCCTTGTCGTTGCCGAAATGATTTTCGTTTTTAACGCTCATTTCAGTTACTACCTGAGTATAGACTGGAAGTGTTTCTGCTGCATCTGTTTTCAATTTCTCAAGCGCCTCCTTCAAATCATCGAGTTTCGCATTGAGCGCTTCCCGTTCCTTTTCTTTCTGATCCTCTGTTTTACTCTCTGCCTTTTCTAGATTAGAAATCTGTTTTTCAGTCCGTGAAATGTCATCCTTGCAAAGCTGAATGCTCATCTCAGTTCCTTCATGATTGATAGCTACATGCAGATTTTTCACCTGTTCTACAGTTGCGGATTCGTTCAGAAAATTAATGTTTAAGTTCATCATAATTGCTCCATTTCTCCTGTTTTACGCACAGGTGCATTATTTTTATTTTTTTAGTTTTTGTTTTAGGTGTGTTATTGCACACTATAAAAGGGCAGACTGGTAGCGCTGCCACTTTATACTATGTAATATTTATTTTTCGTAATGAAAGAGGCGCGGAAGTCATAAGTTAGGTGTTACCCTATACTGAGAACTAAGTGTTACCTTATTTCCTGCTCCCCCGCGCTTTTCATACGCTCTTATGTATTTTCCAGTGTTATAAGTATGGTTATGAATTACACCGGACAGCTTTTTTAAATTAGCTGAGCTGTTTTATTAAGGACTTTTTAAGTCCGGTTGGTATCTTTCAAACGTTGTTGCTCTCCCACTGCCTAGAATATAGGACGCTTGAAAGACCCATTGCCAAGGGTGCTACCCTGTCCCGTATATACCTATAAAGATATATACGTCTCGTTCCCGCCTTCAAAAAGGGGAGAGCTTGCAATGTTTCACACGGCATTGCCAACCGTGCCGCCGTAAAGCGGTTATTTTCTCCCACTATGGGAGTTTGTATAGAGTAAATCCCCATAATATAATGCCGCTGGGTAATCTCTAGCAACCTATGCACTTTTTGATCTTTAGTCGATCCTCTAGGAAGAACGGCTGTACTCAGTCCATGCATAGACTGTTTTTTTGTTCGGACTTTAAAAGTAGTGGACTTTTTGCACGATCTGTGCTAGAATCTAAGAACGGTAAAGAACTTAGATTGCACTATGTGTGCAAAGGGGAAACCACAATTCCCATGCCCTTGTTGGGCTATGTAAAGATATGGGTTTGGTCTTGTAAAAGGTTTTGCCCTTATCTTTAATGCTATTATAACCCTTTTATCGGGGTTTGTCAACCCCTTTTTAGGATTTTTTAAAACTTTTTTGTCGGTCGGTGTCCGACATACAGAAGAAGAAACACCGCGAATAAAACGACCGTTCGCGTACAAGTTTTTGTATTTCCTTAACTTGTAAACATATTATAATCTATTTTTTAGATTATATCAATTGATAAAATGCACAAATATAATCTATTTTTTAGTGCATATTGTAATCTATTATTTAGATTATGTGCAAATTGTACAAGAAAGTAGTGAAAAATATGATTGTTTATAGTAAAAATATTATAGAAGAATTGGGTAAAAAAGGTTATACAACTTATAAAATTAAACAGGAAAAGATATTTAATCAAACACAATTGCAACAACTCAGAGACAATAAACTATTGACGCAAGATAATTTAAACAAATTATGTGAATTATTAGAATGTCAGCCAGGTGATATATTAGAATACAGAAAAGATAGTAAATAATTATAAATAATCTGATAATAGATATGATAGTATACTATTGTGTATATAATTAAAGGAATAGTGTATGAGTACAGAAGCAAAGTTAGAAGCTAACAGAAAATTTAATGCAAAATGTAAAAGTGTCGCAATACGCTACACACCGAAAGAATTATCAGAGTTTGAAAGATTCGAAAGATATATTTCAGAAAATAGTGTGAACAAAGCCGAATATATCAAAAATTTAATAAAAGCAGATCTGGACAAAAAAGGGTATTGATTGCCCGTGGCGGAAATAGAAGGTTGACTAATGGTCAGTTTAGAATGACTAATAGTCAGTTTGTAAAATTAGGAATGATTACTATTATTGATTTTATGGAAATATGCTGTTTAGTATTTGTAAACTTTTTGTTTAGTATTGGTATATGTGGAAATTGTGAATAATGTGGAAAACTTTTGTGGATAACTTGATAATAGTAATCATTACTATTTTCGATATATAAAATTTTTATATATGACCTTACGTCACACTTTGCCGCCTTTTTCGCCTTGTCACCGGAACAATGCGCGCCATGGTCAAAAATTTTTATTTTACCAAACAATAGAAAAAATTTAATCTATTGTCAGAATATTTTGAATTGTATTTAAATTGTGTTATGCCCTATAAAATACCTGTTTTTCGGGGTAAAATGACGTTGTGATCTGTTTATTGTCTGAATGTTCAGACGGGGGTAGTTAAAACTGGTAAATTGTCTGAATTTTCTGAAATCTCACATAGCTGATTCATCCACACTAACTCCAAAATCCATCACTCCACCCAATCTCCCTATCTCATCACCCTCCCCTTCCACCCATCCAAAAAAAATCCCCATTTTACCCAATAATCAAGCCCAAAATCCCATCATTTCACCCTAAAATACCTTATCGTACTCTTTATCGTTAACCCCAATAATCAAGCTTTAAAATCACTTCACCATTCATATTTTATTTCCAACTTTCACACATCCGTTCCAAAATAATCCATATAAATCCCACACTCTAACGATAAGTATTTCACCACGCAAAAATTACTCTCTCCTACATTAACTTTCGCATCACTCTTCCACTCCCACATCCATGCAATCATCCATCTTTACTCATCACTCCTCCCCAATTCCATCCAACACCATCACAAATTATCCCTACTCTTGATCTAAGGACAAAACAGTATTATAATCACCCTAGAATCCATTCAAACACATACACCCTATAAACTGTCCACCAATACAAGAAAAGAGGAAAATCATGTCATTTCGTGATGAATTGTCCAGCCTTACCCCAACACAGAAGCAGATCCAGATCAAAGCAACATCTGAAGCACAAACAAATGCCAGACTTGATTATTCTGGTGTAAAAGATCTTTTACGCTCCAAAGCACAGCATAATGAGTACACAACTATAGGCAATCATAAATATATCTCTTGCTATTATCCGGATTCCTATTCAGGCGAACCAGAAGCTGCAGAATATGTCAGACGAGTCTGTGAAACAAGAACAATCATGCATAGAAGAGGATTATTTTCTGGACAAGTACGAGAAACATCATGCGTAATCTCTTATGTTATTACAAACCAATCTGCATATGATGAATATTTAAAAGAATTACAGAGACTCGCTGCAGAAGATGATATTCGTATATCTGTAGTAGGATATAATAAATTAGAAAAACGCACCGAAATATCAATTCCCTGTTATCTCGGATCAACTTTACTGGCAAACAATTATATGTACAGAATCAAACTTAGTGTCAGCATCACATTTTAAATAGGAAATAACTCAAATAAAATAAGGGTAGATGACCATAAAAATCACCTACCCTATACAAAAAGATACTTCTACAGATTTTAAATCAATTTTATATCCATACCCTAACAACTATCCACTAAGCACATTAAAATTTGTTCTAAACAAATAATCTCACATACTCTCCTACGATCATACCCAAGAAATGATCTGTATCCTCTCATATCAGACACACCATGGGGGGGCTACTTTTAAACTCCAGCATAAAAAGATCTTCTATTTCATATATACCTATATAATATACAGAATTTACCATTTGAATGTTTGTTCGAATTATGCTAAAATTATTAATATCAAAAATATAAAGGACTGTTGGGCATGAATGATTTATATAGCTTTTTCTATTGGGGAGATTACAATGCTCAGATGGCGGAATTAGCAAAAAGAGCACAGTCAGAGCCGTGGTCTTTTGGAAATATAAACGATTATTCAATTTTAAAAAATTATATGAAACACACTTTCCAAAAACTGCAGAGTGAAGGGAAAATCGTTACAGCAAAATATTATTGTATTTTTAATACAGGCCTATATGATAATTATAACGAACCAATTTATGTATATGCAGAACCTAATAATAGATTAGGCTATTCAAGTTGGATATTTAAAGGATTCAAAGATCGTTATGAGCTAGGCGATTTAAAAATCATTGATTTACCAGAAAGAGCTGATTACTTTTCTGATCCAGGCAAACTCATATTCAACTGGCATTATCCCGTTAATGTTCATTATGAACACATCTTAGATGACCTTAATACAGCGCAGCGTTTACCAGAACGTATTCGGACAAGTGATCTTGCATTGGAAACACTAAAAGGAGTAATCGATTCTTCAATTCAAAAGGTTACTGCGAATTATAAGCTTGCTATTCCTCATTACTACAATAACAGGATTCAGCTAATGATTCCATTATATTTCAACAAAAATAATATTCCTGACGTTGCATTGGTGCTTAATGAAATAGATGGAAAGTGTTACCAAGCAAGAACATGTCTTTCCATGAAGATGGCATACATTGATGCAAGGATTATTTCTAAGCCTGATGTGTTCTGGTTATCCTTTGATACAATTAATGCAAGAGAAGAAGAATAAAATAATATATGAAAATACATTCCTATAGCAGATGAGAGAAATCTTGTCTGCTATTTTTTTATGCTCAAAATCAAAAATTGACAAATCATAAAACACAAAAACGATTCAAATAGCATGGAGAATAAACAAATATCAAAGAAAATCATAAATGCGAAGGAGATATTTACTATGGACAATAATTTAAAACTGATCACAACAGAAAAATTTGGAGAACTAGACTGCAGCTTTTACAGAAATATGAATGACGACATTTTATTGACAAGAGAACAAATTGGACAAGCATTGGAATATAAAGATCCTTCTAAAGCAATTCAAAAAATCCATTTGAAACATCAAGATCGTTTGGAATCATTATGCTTGAGGGTGAAGGATTCTACTTTCGATCACCCCCAATCTGGAGGTAGTCGAAATAATTTAACTACAGAACGTGTTTACTATACAGAACGAGGTGTCATGGAAATATGCCGTTGGTCCCATCAAAAGAAAGCTGACGAATTCATGGATTGGGTATGGGACATCGTAGAAAGATATAGAAATAATACTCTTACATCTATAAATTTATAGCCAATTATTAAATCCCTTCAAACTCTTATTCAGGCTCAAAATGATATGAATCAAGCAATTAGCTTATTATAGATATAATACTGATGTTGCACAGCTAAATGAACGGTTGACTACACTAGAAAACAAAATGTCTATACTGGAAACATTACCAAATAAGAAAATGCCTTATTGGACAAGTGTTATGATCCCTAAATTTAAACGGATTATGATGAAGTATGACATTGATGATTACAAAACATTATATAGAAAATTATTTGAAAAATTTGGAGAACAATATCCAAACAAGGATTTAAATCAGATGATAGATGATTATTGTCATAATAATAATCTAAAGAATTGTATGACCATGGATGCACTGGCCTATGACAAAGAATATAGAAGTTTATTTGATGAGATGGTTGATGCAATTTTAGATGAGCGAGAAATCTTATAAAACTATTCAATAACAAATGGAGAAAATATATATAGTAGGAACCACTCTCTTATTATTGAAATTGATCATTAAAAGTGGCTACGGTAGTTTTTGGTTACACGGTTGGATTGACAATAGTGTGCCACGCTACTAGCGCGGAGATGCAGTAGCTCTCCTTGCTCTGGCGTCTGCTAAAGCAGCCACCAGGTACTGAACCATTTATAAAGTATTTATTAAAAGCATGAATAAAGTATAAAATAGAGCAATTTTACCCTTATAAATTATGGGTGAAATTACTGTACCAAAAGTTCCCTATATATAATATATATTAGGAAGAAATGGTACAGTAAAATTTTTTCAGAATATATAAGGTAAAAATGACTCTAAAATTACCATTTTGAAAAGGAGACATTTTTATGGACAAGAATAATTTTGAAGTAGGACTTATTTCTGAACAAGATCTAGTAACTCGTTATGGCAGTCAATCCCAAAAGGATTCATATGAAAAATTGGGTTATATGCAAACAAAAAATAAACAGACTCTTTTAAAAAAAGTAAGTAGATATTGTAAAATCGAACCTCATGGAAAAAAGGAATATATGATAAAAGAAGTATATCCTTATATTTTACCAGCTAATTTTAGCAAAATGAACACATCTTTATATCAGTATATTGTTCCACTGCTACTAGAAAAAATCATTAATGGACATGATAAAAATCGAAAGATTGATATCACGCTTGGTAAATGGGCCAGAGAAATTAATATGGTCAATCAAAATTATAATCTCTGTAAATATAATAAAGAGGAAACTAGCAGAGCTATTAAATACGAATTGGATACTATTAATGAATTTTATAATAAATCAGATGATATGATTGAGTATTATATTATGAATGCTCTGGATTATCTTAAATCCGCAGGTCTTATCATTTGGCGTGATGTGTACAAAATCACTTCTGAAGTATCCGACGAAATGGTTGAAATCGATTCAGATGGAGTTGTTCATGCAAATATTAAATTGGAAACTAGAGAAGCGTCTAAAGAGGATATGGACTTTTATGCTGCTTGTATTAAGGTTGCTGATGAAAAAGCAAATATCACAAATGCATCAGAAAGATATTACAGTAAGAAATCGCAGCGATTCAACGAAGCTCTCAAAGACGAATTATACAAGCGAAAAATCAAACTTGTCTATAAATCATATGAAGCTTATTACATCGATCTTGACAAATGTAGTTTTGTTCTAAATCAATTCCCACATCAATCCAATATTATCAAAAAATTTAACGATACTTTCACAGAGATGATTATTGGCAATGCCCAAAAACGTTTTGATAAATCACCTCGAAAATATACGATCTATGAAAGTAAAGATGATTATTCCCTGTGTTTTAAGGGATTGTGCGAAATGACAATAAACAATGAAACTGAATATCTTGGGAAGAGAATTAATAAACGTAAAGTTGAAGATGAATACACGCTTCAAATTAATTAGCAAAGGAGATATAAAAATGGAATTTAATACAAACCAAAAAGAAGCCATTCACACCATAGACGGAAATATGGTTGTTATTGCTGCAGCTGGATCTGGAAAGACATCTGTACTTACATATAGAATTTTAAACATGGTCAAGAATCATGGAATTGATCCCACTACTATTTTGGCTGTTACGTTCAGTAAAAAGGCAAAAGAAAGCATTGAGCAGAGATTGGGAAAGCTTGGAGTAGCTAATGTAAATGTAGAAACTTTTCACTCTCTCGCTCTTAAAATTATTACTTCTACATATGGATATGGAAAATACAAGGTATGGACTGCATCTTGGGAAAAAGAAAAAGCACTGAAAGAAATTTGTTGTGATTTACTTGGATTATGTAGGAATAAAGATGATGTCCCTTATAATGGAATACTGAGATTTTTGGGAATTCAAAAGACAAATATGTTAGGGTCAACAGATAGTTTGATTTATTCAGATGACGATCCGTATCCTGATGATCGGATGAAAAAGATTTATAAAATGTATGAAGATTATAAAAAGGATAAGTCCTATATTGAATTTGATGATTTCCTGAATATGGCAAATCAGTGTTTTGACAAATTCCCAGATATTTTAAAATTTTATCAGAATAAATATCTGTACGTGTTATCAGATGAGTTTCAGGATGTGTCTATGGCACAGTCTCTTCTTCTTAAAAGAATTAATAATAAAAACACTATGATTGTAGGTGATCCTTTACAGGCAATCTATTCTTTTCGTGGTGGGCGAAGTGAATATATTATGCGGTTTGATCAGGATTATTCTAATGTGAAAATCGTCCATTTAAATACGAATTACAGATGTAGTACAAATATTGTACGCATGGCGAATATGTTAGCACAACATATTCCTGACAGTAAGGATAAAAATTACGTAGAAAGTATTGCTTCTAAAGGAACAAATCAGCTCCCTGAATACAGAAAATTTGTGAGTGAATATGATGAAGCCTCTTGGATTTGTAAAAAGATCACAGAGAAAAGAGAGAACAATGAGTATAGAGATATGGCTGTTCTAGCAAGGACTAATGCCCAGTTGACAATATTGCAAACTGTCATGTCTAAAAATATGATTCCATATGACGTTGTTAATGGGGTCATGTTTACGGAACTACCAGAGATTAAGTTACTGATCTCCTATCTTAAATTGGCATTGCATGAAGGAGATAATTCAGCATTTTCGTATGTGTATAATAAACCAAATCGTTGGTTAGACCAGAAATTTTTCGCTGAAGTCAAGGAAAATGCTACGAGGAAAAACACTTCTTTGTACAATGCAATGTTTACGATTGATCGCAGAAATTGGCGTTTCAAAAATGGAATTGATCAATTATATGAAGTTATTAATACACTACAGAACAGAAAATTCGAGTCGGTTGGTAAGATGATTGAATATTTGAGATTCTATCTTAAAATCGATGATTTTGTTAGTAAGGGTAAACAGGCTGATGATGGTGGATTTTCGGAACAGATTGAAAATATGGATGCTTTTCAGAATATTGCAGACAAATATTTTGATTTAAATGAGTTTATGTTGTACTTAGATGACATCAATAGACAAGTTGAAATGGAGAATAATGATAAAGTACATCTCTCAACAATTCATAGAGCAAAAGGCTTGGAATATCCAATCGTGTTCATTGTTGGATTGAATGATGGACTGCTCCCACATGCAAAAAGTGACAATCTCGATGATGAACGCAGGTTATTATATGTCGGAATTACAAGAGCAGAGAATGAATTATATCTCTCTTCTACTGCATCATACAATGATAATCTTATGACTCCTAGCCCGTTCATTGATGAACTTGGAGATAGCGTTAAAAAGATGAAGTGTTAATGAATGTTTAGAGAATATAAAATTAGGAACTATTAATCATCCCTATAGTCAAGGAGTGATACAAATGTATTTAAAAATTATGAAAGTCAAAGGAGATACTAATTATGAAAGAGAACACAAGATTTTGCACCAGAAGTTTAAGAGATAATACAAGATTTGGAGGAGTAATTCAGTTTACAGAACTTTCTCCATATCCGAATTCTACTACCCTATCACATGGATCGCACTTCGCAGAAAAGATTATTGCAGACAGAACGTTTGACGAACAGTGTCATCGAAATATTATTCAAACACAAAAATTAAAAGCAAAACAGTCCACAGTAAAGGAAGTGGATGAGTTTGTTTACTAAAACTGATCGTAGATATTTATCTAAAGCGAGACAGGCTGCAGATATTTCTGATTATAAAAACGTACATATCGGTTGTGTGGCAGTATACAAAGGAAATATTGTTGGTATTGGTTGTAATACTAATAAAACTCATCCAGTACAGAAATATTATAACAAATATAGAAATACTGACGTTGATCAGGAAACACTTCTTCCTAAAATACATGCAGAAATTAGCTGTATCAATTCCATCCGACATCTGGATATAGATTTTTCCAAAGTAAAATTATATATATATCGAAAACGAAATGATAAACCTTATGGTATGTCTAGGCCATGTCCGTCATGTATGGCTGCCATCAAGGATTTAGGCATAAAACACATTTACTATACTACAAATGAAGGCTTTGCTTATGAATGTATAACACAGGAGGATTTAGTATGAATATTATAGATTTTGTATGGAATTTTAAAAATTTTAAACTTAAGGATTTTGGATTAGATCCTGAATATAACATGTTATGCGCGCCAGTATGTAAATGCGGATGTGGTGAGAAGATGAATGTTTTACTTGAAAGTGATGATGACATCTATGATTTTTGTTATGAGCTTGTAGATACTCAAGATTGCAATTATTGTGTTGCTTTTGCAATCAATGAAAAGAATGAAATGCTTGGTGCAATTAAATATGATGGTGAAATTCATTGTATTAAATTGAAAAACATTTCTGAAGACTATCTTCAAGTTGGTGGTATGTTTAATGATTTAGAGCTACATCAGTATGGAATTATTGTCTGTGTTGGCGATGGAGAATATAAGATTTTGGAGGAATAAAAAATATATGGCAGGTATTAATGTACCTCAGTATGAGATTTTTAAAATTGGAACAGATAAATTAAAATATTCTAAATGGAATTTGAATATTGATAAAAAAGAAGCATTTAAATACCAAGAATCTGTTTCATTATTTGAAGGTCAGCAATTTCGAATTATGGCAAAGAAAATCATGAAGAAAGCAAAATGGAAATGTGATTTTTCGAAACTTTTTATGCAAGTCGTTATTGATCAGAAAACAGATTTTGCAAGAGCGACAAACAGAAAAGGTGTTACTGTAAATGGTATAAATTATAGACGTTTTGTTGGAACAACAGGTGGTTTGAAGAATAATACTCTTCTATTTTGTAATTCGGAATACATAGATAAACTAAATGAATTATGTGAGTGTAGGCGAAACAAAGAAGTGCCATTAGTTCCAGCAAAATATGAAGCATATAAAGCGTTAACTTGCTCTGCATCGCAGCCAATTTGCGAACCACATGGAATTTTAGTTGTAAAAGATTGCATTACTCAATACGAAGATGATGTAATTTCTCTCGATAGTGGAGTTGGAGACGGTGAGCCAATTCGTGAAAAAAAACATAAAGTAATGGAAAATACAGTGTCTGATGGGTTTAATTTATGTACTATTGGATACATGCAAAGAGTTGCTGAATCTCTTGGATTAGATTATACTCCTGCAGGTGTATGTTTGCGAAATGCCTGGTTAAAAGGTATGCTCTATCCTTTCCCAATTATAGAGTTTATTGAAAAATATAATGGTGGGAATTATTTTATCAAGGATATTTGGGGTAATGTGCAGGACATTCGAGAGTGTGAAATGATTCTCACGGAATCTTCATTGAAATTATGGTCGGCATATGAAAGTATTGACGAATATATTGCCGCATATAGAGAGTGTGGATATGAATTTGCAGTTACGAAAATTTCTCCTCGTATTTTAGATGAAGAACGTGAATTAAATTATCAATATTTACAGTCTTATGAATTCACTGATGATGATATTAAAGAATTGTGCAATCCTACCATTCAGCATTTAAAAGATGCGATGTGTGGAGACTACGAATCCACTATTAAATTTCTTGGAATTAATGAAAATACAGACGTGAATTCATGGCAACGCGCATTATATACAAGCCAATATATGCTTGGCGATCCGTATATTATCGATTCAACTCATAGGTATATTAAGAAGAAAATAAATGATGCAAAAATTGGTAAATTAATTGTAAATGGTAATTATCAAATTGCTAGTGGCGATCCGTTTGCGTTAATGCAATCAATTTGTGGCCTAGAAATAACTGGCTTGTTAAAAGCTGATCAATGCTACTCAAAATTCTGGATTGACAAATCTGTAGATTCTGTAGTTATCTTTCGAAGTCCAATGACTTCTCACAATAATATTCGAAAATGCAATGTAATTTCAAATGAAGAGTGTTTGTATTGGTATCAGTATATGGATACTATTATGATTATCAATGCATGGGATTCTTTTTGTGTGGCGGAAAACGGTTGTGATTGGGATGGCGATCTTTTATATTCAACCAATAACAAAGTCTTACTTCGTTGTTTTAGAAAATTATTAGCAATTGAATGTGTTCAAAGAAAAGCTAATAAGATTATTATTAATGAAAAAGAAGTCAAAAAAACAAATAAAAATGGCATGGGAAATCAGGTTGGGCAGATTACAAACCGTGTTACTTCGATGATCGAAGTTTTGTCACGATTTGAAGAGGGGTCTAATGAATATAATGATTTATTATATCGTATTGAATGTGGACAGCTTCACCAACAGGATGAATTGGATAAAATCAAAGGAATTATTGCAAAGCCAATGGCAAAATATTGGTATAATCTTGGTGCTTGTAAAGATAATCATTATTTACAATCAATTTGTGCTTATCGAAAACCGTATTTTATGATCTATATTTATGATGAGATTAAACGTAAGTATAAGAACTATATCAAGGAAAGCGAGATAAAATGCGCTGCATTATATGATTGCAGTATTCAAGATTTATATAGTAAAAGGGATAATTTAACTGACGAACAAAAGGATTTTTTATTTTGGTATGAGTATAAAATGCCGGTTGGCATTGGAGCATGTGCAATGAATAAAATCTGCTGGTATGTTGAAAGTCAATTGGACGGATATAAATCACAATTGCATCATGATTCTAATTTTGATTACAATTGTTTAAAAGTTAAACGTCGATGTACAGAAGAACATCGAAAAGCTTTACATGATCTTGAACAAGAGTATCGTGAATGTATTAAGGAGTATAAAGCAAACAGGTCTTCCGACAAAGAACAATCAAATAATAACAGAAAATATTTATGCGAAAAATTTAGGCAAGCGGCTATTGAACTTTGTCCAAACGATGAAGAGCGCATGAATATTATCCTTGATATTACCTATGGTTATAAGGGGAATCGACAGTTTTGTTGGGACTGTATTGGTGACTTGCTTATTAAACGTTTGGAAGAAATGGAGAATGAAAATGTATATACTGAATGAGAAGGATTATATTAGATCTGTTCTGGCTTCAAAAAAGAAGCCAGAAGATCTATCTATTGGCTATTTGATTGTTTTAACAGCAAAATATTATTATATTAACAATGAAAATATAGAAAAAGAACAGTTAGTTGAAATCGTTACAAATAAGATTTCTGATATGATGATTTATGGTTATCAGGAATATAAATGGATTCGCAAAATTGAGAAAGTATGTGATATTTTTTATGATAACGAGAAAGATAAAAAGTCAAAGAAAAAGGAAGAAATTAACGAAAAGGACAAACAACTCAGAGAATTAAAATATGTTCCAATTTATCAAGAAGAAATTGATCTTATTAACTCACTTCCTAATGACAGACAAAAGAAATTTATGTTTACTTTATATGCCGTAGCTCGTTATATGGATTCTGATGGATGGATTAATAAAAAGGATCTTAGAGGATTGTCTGAAATTTTTAAATTGGCAAATATTACTCTTACGTCGGATAAAAAAAACGAACTGCTTCATGAGTTATATAAAAATGGTTATATTTATTTTGGTAAACAAATAGATAACCTGAATATTAGAGTTAATTTAGCTGAATCTGATAATGTAGTATATAAGATAAAAGAATTTTCTAATTTAGGGAATCAATATATCGGTAACTTTAAAAAAGGATATAGACAATGTGCAAATCCATCATGTGGAAAAAGAGTTAAAATGACTGCACCAAATAGGATTTATTGTAGTAAGTGTGCCGAAGAAATTGATCGAGAAAAAGCAAAAGATCGCATGAAGAAATTGAGAAACCATAAAATGTTCGAAGCTGACAGTATGAAAAATGCCTAATTTTGTTGGGATTTTTGTTTCTTTTTCAAAAAAAATTGTTTTTCTTTGAAGGGAATAAATAATCATTTTTTATTTCTGACTATACCGGAAGAAACAAAACCTGTAGTCTATTCAACGGGCGGTTACTCTCTGCCGCCCTTTCAAAAGGTTAATTCTTTATGTTAATTTCATAATTATCTCCTCTTTCTTTTATGTTTTATTTTTTACTGGCAGATATAATAGTTTGCCAGTATTATCGCGGGATATGCTGGATCGGTTCCACGAGAGATTCATGTTCTCTAAAGCTACGTTCGACTCGTAGTCCCGCAACTCGTGGCATAGCACAGATAGATGCGTGTGAGCGTATTAAAGGCGAATTTACAACTCGTCGCCATGAAAATTGGTCAATCTATGCAAAACTAACATCCCAGGCACTCAAAAAGTGCTGTTTCATACCGGTAAAACGAGTAAGTCCTGTGTGGAAATAGTGTCAGGAAATAGGGAGTAACAAGGTGATTCAGGGGCAACCGCTGAGAATCATTTTTCTGCGCAACAGAATAGCTCACGCGAACCTATGAAGATATGATGAGGAATTAGGAGGATATATAGTGCGAGTCCTTATTAGACAAGTGCGATGTCCATTTGGGTAAGTGAATTGGTAGAGATGCCAAATTAGCTTATGCAGGATGCGAGTAGGGATTATAACCGAAAGCTACGAAGGCGTGATGGATTTTGTTATCCAAAAGATAACGAAACATCTGGTGCAGCGCGTCTTCTGTATTCAATTTCGTTTCTATTAATTAGTATATTCAGGAAGAATGTAAAAATTGGTTTGATGCAAAAGGTAAACAAATTATAAAGCGAAAGTCTGTACCTCTGTATGGTGTAAGCAGCCAAAATGTGTAATCTCTTTTGAGGTAATACACACACTGAAAGATACGCAATATCTGGATGTGTTAAGCGGATTCTGCACAGTTCTCTTAGCGGAGATTTATAGCACGGCAGTGTTAATGGAACGATGAAACTTGAGTAGTCATACAGCAAAGAAGATAAGCCTCTTCTCAAAAGGCGGTTGTGGAAGATACTATATGTGTGCGCAAGCAACATATAGTGGATAACCGAAGAAAAAATAATGTCGGTAAAGGTTTCTGAAAATACGTATAATCTCAGCGTATTTATTTTGCTACTTCTGTAGCATTATTGCGGTGTAGCTCAGTTGGTGAGAGCATTCGGCTTATATCCGAACGGTCGTGGGTTCGAGTCCTACCACCCCAACTATTTATCTTTGTGGCAAATGCAAAGAAATTTAAAACGAAAGGTGTGTATTAATATAGTACTCATTACTAAACAAGAGAAAGAATATTTAGTAAAGCATGGAGTTCCTTATGCGGAAGGCGGCGTATCCCATTCGGAATCATGTCATAAACGTAAAAAATTCTATTTGTGTGAGACTCCTCATAATATGAGACTACTCGAAAATTATAGAAAAAAATTATATCATCGCTAATGCGAAATTTAATGAGAAAGGTGGTTTGGAGCCATCAAAACTAAATTTTATGATACCAACGCTCTTCTATTACTACAGGATAAGATTTTAGAAGATAATTTTTATATTAGTTCCACTACATTGGAAGAATTAGAGAACATTAAAACAAGTTCTCGAAAAGATGAAGAAACAAAATATAAAGCAAGAAAATTATTACATATCCTAGATGAAAATAGCGATAAATATAAAGTTGTTATTACGACCAAAAACATCATTTCAATTATAGATGATTTTGGATTAGAAAATACGCCTGATAATCAAATTTGCGCATGTGCATATTCTATTCCTGATATTTTATTTATCACAAATGATATTTCTTGCAAAACCATTGCAAAATGGATTTTTGGATTAGATATTTCTAGTATTTCTACTATCCAGGAAGATTTATATAAGGGGTACAGAGATATTACATTATCTGAGAATGATATGGCATATTTCTATGAACATTTAAATGAAAATGTTTTCAATTTATTAACCAATGAATATGTTATTATTCGAAATGCAGACAATGGAGTTGTAGATAAATTAAAATGGGATGGAGAAATGTATCAAACTATTAGAAATAAGCCATTTAAATCTAATATGTTTGGCACATTAAAACCATTAGACGACATTCAATCATTCGCTATGGATTCGATTAACACAAATGATATTACCGTATTGTATGGTAAAGCCGGTAGTGGCAAAACCACTCTTCCACTTAATTATATCATGCAAGAAATTGAAAAAGGAAGATATAAAAAATGCTATATGGTTTACTCTTATGAACCATTAAAAGGAGCGAAAACTCTCGGATACGAAAAGGGTGATCATGTCACAAAATTGATCTATTCTGCATCTATCGGAAATATTTTAGCATCAAAATTTGGCGATTTGCAGCAGGTTGAGTATATGCTTGATCGTGGAATGCTAGATATTATTCCAACTGCAAATATTCGAGGTGTCGAATTTGAATCTGATAGCATCTGTATGGTTACAGAAAGTCAGAATTTGGATGTTTATACTCTAAAAACAATTATTCAACGTTGTAAATCTGGATGTAAACAAATATATGAGGGTGACATTATTGAACAAAAGGATACAAACATCCAAAATGTTGGTATTAATAGACTGATTGACATATTCAAAGGACATAAAAGCTTTGGGTGTGTCAAGCTTAAAAATAATTATAGATCTGAACTGAGCGAATTAGCAGATTTAATGTAAGAAAGGATTTATATATTAGTGATCAAAAAATTTGATAAAGAATACAGTACTCAATACGTACCTGAGATGAAATACCTTCAATCAAAAGGTATCGAATATTCTTTTGTAAAGGATGTTCAAGGAGTAACAACATATAAATACACGAAGACACCAGAGTTGTTTTTAGCTTTGGTGTCTTTTTATATGGAGAATAAATAAAAATACGAAAGGATAAATAATAGGTGATAAATAATGCTACTAACCAAAGAAGTTGAAATGACATGGACACATGCAAATAAAAGATATTTTATTGAAAAAGGATATTGTTTTACAGAATATAATGATAAGTTCATGTGTCGGATTGAAGATTTAAACGATACATCCGAAAAGAAAATTCTATATATTTGTGATTACTGCGGTGAAGAAAATCAAACATCTTATAAGCATTATAAAAGGGGTAAATTACAAGTTGATAAAGACGCTTGTCCGCATTGCGCCGTGAGAAAAGCACATGAAATTCGAAAAATAACTGGGAAAACAACAATGGCTAAAAGCAGATATAATAAGTTAAAACTATAAATGAGCAAATCCAAAATATTGCACAAAAGAAAGACACCCTCTGTAGAAGGATGTATAATTGAAGTACCAACAAACAACATACTCACTCAAACAAGGGGGTGTCCGTTGC